ACGCTTAATGATAGTGTGTACGTGGAAGATAAAAAGAACTGATGGCCAATAGGCCCTAGATATGGTAAGTTTCAGTAATAGAAACCCCTACACTGGTGACCCTCACAAGACTCAAGACTTGTATAGAAGGGAGCAAGATTACAATAGTAGGTTAAGAGAACAAGTAAGAATTTTAGAAAAGAAAATCAAAGAACTTGAAAAGGAGAATTACAACTTAAAGCATGGTAATCAAGAAGTAGCATACTGGAAAGATGTAGCAATATTTCTTCAAGACTATATTGACATATTGGAGGAATAGCCTCCTTAGACATGACTATGCCAAAGGCAAAGTGTGACCGTTGCGGTATAACCCGTGGCGGATTTAGAATGTCCATGTTCAATCAAGATTGGTGTTGTGAACTTTGTATCACTATTGAACGTCGCCATCCAAAGTGGCTAGATGCTAGAGATAGAGAATCAAATGAAGTAAACAATGGAAACCTAAACTACGAAGGCATAGGTCTTCCACCAAAGTACGATGAATGGGCAAAATTAGAATTAAAGTACGACCCTGAACTACGGGAATTGGAACAATTCTTAACAATTGAGGAATAACACCTCTTAGTATGGCTAGACGAAAATCTAGACAATTCAAGAAGAAAAAGAAACCTTCTACACCTAAAGTTGAATACTTTGGTGATGCGAAGGGTGGGATAGAACATCTGGAAGGCATGATTGCTGATATGGAAGCAAAAATGACCTTTGATGAACGCTTTGATTACTACTTTGATACAAAACTTGCAGAACACAAAAAGGATGCAGGGTATCGGTGGGTAAATGGAATGAACAAATGGAACGGACAAGGGTCTTACCACGTATTTTCAAGCAAGACAAGCAGAAAAGAACGTAAGATGATTATGAGATGGTTTGAAGACCATTTTAGAAAGATGGCCCGATTATCCTTATGGCAGATGGAAAACGGTATCACATATATCGTAAACAAAACTACCAAAACTGTTTATTGCATCAAAATACATCCCTATATATTCAATGTATACTTAAGAAAATACCCTCACGGAAGAGGGAATTATATTTCAAGAGTATGGAGAGAAGGTGAAGATAATGAGTATGCATCTGGAGGTCACAAGACATTTTTCCATGAAGCAAATCTTTTCTTTTTCAAAGAACTTGGATACGAATACGAACTAGTTGATATCGCACCGGGATGGTGGTACAATTCGGGAGCAGGTAAAATAGCAGACGATGTACATGCAAGGTATTTCGGAGGCGAAGAATATATTGTTAATCAAGTCAAACGGTTAATGGAAAACAATGACAGTATGGCAACATCAAGTGAAACAAATGCAATACTGCAAGTTGTAGCGTTAATGAAACTTGATTACCGAGAGGCTGAATCAAACCGAATCGCTGACCAGTTTGAACGTATAGTAAATCTTGAGTTTAGCGACCCAAGAGATGCTGTACTGACTACTGACTCTAACGGTATTGCTTGGAGTCTGAAGCAAATGAATGGTAATCCATTACTGCATCAGACCAACCACATGGCAACCGACGGTAAATTAGCAGATTTTCACCAAAGAAATGCAATAGAGGGGTTCTTGAAGAAGAACCCTCATTTGCTAACCGACGATATGAAAGAACTACTAGAACTAAACCCTGACAAATTTTACGATGAAGTTAAATCACGATATATGTCAGGAAATTTGGAGCAAGAGTAATCTGTTCCTTAGTATGACCCTACATCTTGTAAGGGGTCCATCAGGTTGTGGCAAATCTACGTTTGCTGAGAAACTACGGGATGAAATAATTTTTACCATGGGTGTAGACCTTATTTTGAATCCTGCTATACACTCAACAGACGACTGGTTCACAACTAAAGATGGCGAATACAAGTTTGACAAACGGTTTCTAAGCCGTGCGCACACCGAAACAACAACAAGAGTAATGGAAGACTTATACCTTGGTAAAGATGTAATCGTGGCTAACACGTTCATCAATTACTGGGAAATCGCTCCTTACATCTGGTTGGCTAAGTTAGCAGGTGTAGATTGTATTATCTATGAACCTGATTTAATCGGGTACTGTCACAACCTTGGCGAGGATGCAACACAAGAAGTGGCACATAAATTGCTTGAAAGATGCATTCATGGAGTGCCGTACTCAACAATTGATAGCCATATTGATAACTTTCATTACTTGGAAGCAAATCAGTTAATCAAAGAAGTCAAACAATACACAACTGGGCTACTTGAGTAGTCCTTAGAGTAGATTAAATACTACAGTTACGGGGGCCTGCTTAAGAGGCCTCATAGATGAATGACCATCAAGACAGCGAACATTTCTCCTACAATACCACGTGGGAGCAAATAGAAAATATGTTAGATAAGGCTGAACGCAAACAAAATCAACACTTCTTGCAAATGCAGAAGAAGGGAATACCGAAGAAAGTTCGTATTTCTCATATGCGTAATTACAAAGCCTTGGAGGGTGTGATTAAATCACTGCGATGGGTTCTTGGAGATAAGAACGTTACCCATCCACTAGAATGAGCCAGAGGCTCTTAGACATGGATAAACGAATGAAGAAACTCCGTGAAGGCATTATCAAACTGAAAGAATACCTAATTACTGAAGATTACTATTTCAAAGATTATAAAGATTTGAAGAACCTAGTGGCGGCTCTTGATGAAACTTGTTTAGATGACAAGTACATTTCTAGAAGTGAAATGGCAAGGCGTACAAGAGTAGCAATGGATAAACTGAAAGACAGTGGACAAATATTCACTAGCAGTATATTTGGTTGGGATAATGTTGTTGATGGTACTGTTAAACCTAATTGGGAAGAACAGGACCTTATTGATTACATGAGATATTTGTATTACAAAGATGAGCGAAGTGCATCTTATGTTGCAAAGAAAATGAATAAATCTGGAACTTTAGGTAAAAGAGGTGGTAAATGGACCGCCGCTTCTGTATTAAGGGTAATTAGAAATGAATACCATATTAACAGAAACCGATACAAGACACCAGAATGGTGGGGAGATTCCCACTACCATGTAGACATACTAATGTTGGGCTGAAAGGCCCTTAGATGACGCATCCAAAGATGAAACGTAGGATATTGGTTCCTATAGAACCAAAGGCAATTAGTCCTTTGGTGTCAGAATTAAAACGAGCAATGAATAAATCCATGGGAGAAGTATTAGATTCGCATGGTCCGTATTGGCAACTTGAATTACAACACCATGAATCACCTCCTATGGGAGATGACACAAAAGGTGGATTTTTTGAGTTCGGTACTAGGACCCAATCACAAATACTTACTTTCTTTGAAGAATTAATTGATGGCCTTCATCGTATGAATGATAACATTGATTGTGAACACGTAGCACAAGGTATTGTATTACAATACCCTATTGGCCGATGGCCAAATGGTGCTGATGATGGATTTAACTGGGATTGCTTACTAATAACGCAAGAGTGTCCTATCATAAAGATACTCTTCAAGAATATTAAAAAGGGAAATAAGGACGACTTCTTCTTATTGAAGCCGATACCTCACCCTTTCCCTTGAAAGGCCGAGAGGCCCTAGTAATGGACGTATGATGTAGTTTGGATATCATCTCGGCCTTCTAAGCCGATTACCGGGGTTCAAATCCCTGTACGTCCGCCAAAAAATAGGCCACATGGCCATAGATGGATGAACTATCCAAAGAAACAACCAACTGGCTGTATTACATACATCTATTGGCACACCCCGGGGGCGAAATTCTCTCAACGAAGTATTACTTACGAGAAGAGAAAAGTAGGCTGGAATGGGGAAAATCTGTCGGTGAGAAAAATATCATTGACGAACTACGCACCTTGCGAAGAACTATTGGAAAAGAAGCATATTGCTATCGCAAAAAGTTCACGTATTGGATAAAGCACCTTGAAGAAGGTGGAACGTGGCTATGCCAACCAAGAGAAGATGGGACATGGTGTCCCATTTGTAGGAAAGAGCAAGAGCAATAATGGCCTAATGGCCCTAGTATGGAATGGCTTTATGCTGTTACAGTTATCCGTAAAATGTCGTCTTTAGACGACGGGCATTTATGGAACGATATGATGCCTGATGAACTACATCAGAAGAAATACAATTTTGATGGTTGGGAAGTAGAAGTACGCACTGACAAACCTCCAAACGTAAAGGACCTAAAGTGGTCGGAAACCAATGAAGTACAGGGTAGGGTAACTACCTACGAACTTTTCTGGTATCCAAAGACGTTTGAACTAGCGACTGAATTACTTGAGTTGCTACATAGTATGCGTGAGCATACCTTGTTTGAAGGATGCGACTACAAACTAACTATCATGCCAAAAACATGGTAAAAGGCCTTACGGCCCTAGATGGACCAAAAATTTTGGTTAGCCGTGCTTTTACTATTTATTGTAATGGATGGATTAAAAATAATTGACCACCTTTCGTACTACCTACGAAGGAAGTTGTCAAGAGAACCAATAGCGTCGGTAATATTTGTAGCCGCTATCGGACTAATACTGGTCTAAGGACCCTAGATGACTAGCGAAAGCGAAATCATATACGAAACACAAACCGTATACAAGAAAACCAGTACAGGCAAAATCCAACAATGGAGGGCTTGGGTGGAGAAGACGGCAACAGGATATCTGTTGAAAGTTGAATCTGGACAAACTGACGGTAAACTAAAACAAACCGCAGGACAGGTAATTGATGTAGGCAAACAAAAGCGTACAGCACAAGAGCAAGCAATCTTTGAATCTAATTCAAAGTTGAAAAAGAAAAGAGATGAAGCGTACTTTGATACTATTGAAGAAGCGCAAACTCAAGTAAAGTTGCTCCCTATGCTAGCGCACCCGTTTAACAAGCGTAAGCATAACATCAACTATCCGGCATTTGTACAGAGAAAGTTTGACGGTGTTAGATGCCTTGCAGTATTGAAAGGCAAAGATGTAACACTAATGTCAAGAAAAGGAAAGGAGTTTCCTCATCTAGAACATATCAAGAAAGACGTGCTTGCAAACAACAAGGACCAATCTTTGATATTAGATGGTGAACTATATTCTGATACTTTGACATTTCAAGAACTTGTAGGACTTGTAAAACGTGTAACGCTAAAACCGGGGAATGACGAGCAAATGCTCCAAGTTTCCTTGCGTGTATACGACTGTGTTCATTTGATGAAGGCTAGTGCGGACTTTACAGAGAGATACGACTTAATCACCAAAGTTACTGACGGTGCTGAGTATTTGACTCTTGTAGAGAACATTACGGTGAATAACGAATTAGAAATTCACCAAGCACAAGCAAGATTTGTAGAAGAAGGTTACGAAGGTGCCATGGTTAGAAACCAGAAAGGTGCCTACGCAATCGGAAAGCGAAGTGCTGACTTACAGAAGGTGAAGACCTTCTTGGACGGTGAGTACAAGATTGTTGGCTTTACTGAGGCAACAGGAAATGATGCGGGTACTGTTATTTGGGAATGTGAAACTCCTAAAGGACAGACCTTCCGTGTCAGACCACGTGGAACACATGAGTACAGAACAGAACTCTTCCAAAACGGTAATGAATACATCGGAAAGCAATTGACTGTCCGATATCAAGAACTTACTGATGATGGAGTTCCAAGATTCCCAGTGGGAATCACAATCCGTGACTACGAATAAACAGGCCAATTGGCCCTAGGTATGAAAGACGACAATTTAGACGATGCTCTATACAATCTAAAGGTACAAGCAGTAAATCTAGTTACAGATGCACTACCATGGCTTTTATTCGGTATAGGTGCAGTAGTTGTTATTCAATTACTGGCTTAACGGCCTTAGATGCTACAAGTATCACCAATAAAATGTAATGGTGGCAGTATTCCTGTCCCTTTGCAATTAGAAAGGTATAACGGAAATGGCTTATTTATGAAGCCTTGGCGTAAAAATCAGGACAAATCTTGTAAAGAAACTACTGTTACACCTATGATAATACATAGGTTAGAACCTACAGGAGATATTGTCAAACATAAGATAATGTTCTATTGTTCAAAGGAATGTTACAATAGAAGTATTTTACGAAAATACCCTGTAACAAGTGGTATATGGGATGAGGACTCTGGTGAATTAAATCCAGAACTCTTTATCCAGAAAGTGATGTACGCCCAAGAATTAAACGGTTTTGGAGTTTGGTTTAGGCCAGACAATGAAGACCATATGAACTTCTTAAAAGAAGAAGTTCAGCGTATGCAAGGAAGCCCTATGCACGGTCTAGGAAATTGGCCAGAGGGCGCACTTGCTGATACCATGCACGATGAATACCGAAAATTAGTGACTGACCTTCTTAATGCACTAACGCATAAAGAAGAAGAGTAACGGCCTTAGACGGCCTTAGACAACTATGGGAAGAGATTTAGTTGAAACAGGAAGAGGATGGTGCTTCAAAGAAACAGTGAGCGATGCGTATGGGCGTATCTCTAAGTTTTTCAAAACCAAAGAAGATGCATTACAGTGTCTTATTGATAATGGTTATCATCCTCAATTAGTTGAAATGCTTCGTGAGACAGAACACGTACCTAGTTTGATTGGTACATCACAAGGTATGTATCCTTGCGGCCTAGCACTAGACCGGTGTATAAAGGAAGCAGGTATGCAAATAGGTGGAAGACACGGTGAGATGATGGACATGGTTCAATCATTGATGGATAACGGGATTCCTCCTTTACCTAACGAAGAAGAATAAAGGCTTAACAGCCCTAGACATGTCAAGATACACTACATGTAGAGAATGTAATTGTTACATCTACAGTAAATGGGACGCTCCTAGACCACACATTGATTTTGGTGGTTCAACGGAAAAGTCCTTTGTATTATGTTTAGAATGTTTTGAAGAAACCTATAATGGTGATTATAACACTACAAAAGAAACCTACGAAGAATGGTATGATGTAGTGGAAGAACAAAGAAGACAAAAAATACAAGCGAATAAGAAGAAATGCGGTTTTATCAAGAAAGACGGTAAACCCTGTAAGAGGGAGATATCAAAGTATGATAAACACTGCAACTATCATTCGTGATGGGCAAATGCCCCTAGTATGTTAATGACCGTGCTATACGGACTCTTGTGGGGATTTGGATTCGCCGCAGGATGGATGTTACTACAGTATCTACTTAATCGGTATCGCAAACCCGGTTCCGGTATTAGATACATATGAATGCCTTAACGGGCTTAGATATGGGTGCTGACCTAATCATGGAGTGGTTCGCTGTTCCTCCCGGTAGGGATGAAGAAGTGTGCTACGCTAACGCTCAAGGCGTAATTGAAGAAATGAAGAAGTTCCACGAAGAGAATCCGTGGCGTGAAGGTGAAGAAGGCGAAGGAGATATCATTGATGATAATATCCAGAAGTTCGCTCAAGAATTCTACATCTGGGAAGTACATTGGACAGGAATACATTCTGCCGATGATTTATACTTTGAAGAATACATTGGTTCAATTGAAGGCTCCTTGAGTACATTAAAAAATCTGTCTAGAAGTAGGTGGAGATTTATGACAAGTAACAGAATCGGTGAATGGGAAATATTCATCGCCGGTACTGCATCATGGGGGGATAATCCTCCAGAACCTTGGCCAGAAATCTGTACACTGAAGTATGCGGCAGGTAAAGTATGGGACGCCCTTGGCTATACATGGCCAAGTGATTGCGTACCTCCTAAAGAAGAGGAAAGAGGGCTTGCTAACAAGACCTCATTCCAATTACACTTAGGATTTTAACCGCCCTTCGGGGCCTAGAATATGGAACTAAGACCATACTATTTACAGTATGGTCTATTCTTTTTCGTGCAAATCTACGTTTGCTACCCTAAGACTCGCTATTGCGGGTCTTATTCTTTTTCGCACGTACGTCCACGTACCAGACGAATGGTTCCTCAAGAACCTCAAAGATTTACTGGTCCATTTGACAAAGTGCAAGAACCGCTTCATGCATTGGAAGCGTGTGTGTTCCTGCTAGTAATGGGAATGTCCTTTCACCATGAACAACCATGTGTTTAGGGACTTGAATTTCAACGGGCTTCTCACCAAAAGTCTGCCTACAGTTGTAGAATAAATAGTCCATGTCGGTCAATTCGTCTTTCTCAACGGCACGGCATTCGTAGCCCTGTTTGATGTTTATAGAGCCCTTCATGCGAATAATTTTGTTTACTTCGGCAGTAACAGAAGTATCTATTTCTACAGAATACATTGATATTGCTAGAGTTTCTAACATCTTGTACATATTCTCTAGTCTGGCTTTGGTGGCTAGTTTCTGGCCAAAGAATGCTCTCAAATCACCTGTCTTGGTTAGTCTAGCACGGAATGTTGAGTTTACAAAGCGGGACATTAGATTCTGTAATTCCTTTGGAGTGATTTTCTTTGGCCACCACTGTTCAAGGGTTGCTTGGTCAAAGTTGTCCATCAACCAATTACAGGCTAACCGTATACGGCCACCCCAACTCTTCATAGATGGCTTATGTAGCCTAAATGCTAAATCTCCACTACGGGGGTTCATGTGATAAGATGCAAGAGTAGCCTTACGGTCTAATCTTTCGCCAAGAAGGTGGCGCATTATTTCTTTGCGTTGATTTTTGTTGAGGTAAATATACCTCTCATCAAACACCCTCACATGAAACCCCCGTCTTCCGGAGAATGTAATTTCATACTTATTCTGCGGGACACCATACTGTGATTCTAGAATGTTTACCAAACGGAGTGTGTGTTCGGCTATGACCTTGATTTGGTCAGCGTAATCTAGATTACTGTGTCCTTCAACATGGTCAAAATCCAAATCAAACGTAAGGTCTGTTGCCTTACGGTCTTTCTGTTTCCATGTTTCGCTTGCGTTACCTGCGCCTGCATTTGCAGATGGGTTGAGATATCTTGCCGTAGAGTAATACATTGTCTCTGGTACATTTTCTACTAAGTCCTTGCGCAATTCCTCAATACTTGAATATGCATTATGTCTGTCCCATGTGCTAAATGCGACAGACCTCCGTGAGATATCTGGTATTGATAAATCACATTCTTTGTAATGATTACGAAGAATCGTAGGGAGGTCTGCCTTAGTTAGAGTCATAGAATCAACCTCAGTTTGTTTCTATGCCTGCTAGTCGCTTCATTTCACCAATGACCTTGGTGGCATCCCTCTTCTTGAGGTTGCCGCAAAATTCGTCTGGCTCAAGGCCGACGAAGTCTGACTCCGCTAGTCCGTGGTCTTCGGTCCAATTGACTAATTCTTCTAACTCAAAGTCTTGCCCAAGAGCCCGTTGAGCAAGTGAGTAAATATAACTCGCTTGCTTCTTGGTACACAGGTTTCCATCTAGCCTCGCTTTCTCATCCCAGTCAATGGTTTGAGATTGCGGGGCTTTTTCTTTTTCCTGCGTCTTTTCCTTAGTACCATCTAACACTACTTGAGCAGTTTCAACCCATGTTGGTGGTGTTGGTTCTTCTGGTACTTCTTCTACAGGCTCAGGGGTGGGTCTTACGCTCTCTACTTGAGCAGCCGGCTTAAAACCTGAAAAGGAGCCTTGACCTTCATTGTTTTGTACTGGTTTTGTTGTTGCTTTCTGTCCTATTGCTCCATCGGTGTCTTCATCAACACCAATACACAACATAGAGGACAGTGCGTACCTTCGTGTGTATGTGATTGCTGCGCCAAGTGCTTGGGCAGAATTCATCTTTTTGCTCTCGCTCATTTCTGGTAGCATAAACACATCACGGACACATTGACCGCTACTGTGCATGACAATTGTTTCTATTCCGTTGCCGGATAGTGGTTGTAGCAGGGCCAATTCATGTTTTGCCAGAATTGGCTTCACTACAGACAAAATATCATCCAGTGTTGCGTATTTGTACCCATACGCTTGGGCGTTCTTTCCTATGGTCGGAATTTCTGCAATCGCCTTGACGAGCGCAGGTCCGATTTTGTCATATTCGTTGTACACTTCTTCCAAATTTTTCCTCTCCTTTTTATTTTTCCTTACCACGATTTCACGGCATATTTGTTTCCACGGCGTTGAATTTTGCCCTCGGTTTCAAATGCCTTCATCGCTGAACTGATTGTATTCCTAGCCGGTTTATCAAGTTTGATATCCCAGTTTTGCGAAACGTAGTTTTCCAAGGTATCCAGATGGACCGAATCGCCTTCGGTGTCCATCCAAGCCTCGTTAAAGAGTCGCCAAACTTCATCATAGATTTCCTTTTGCTTACTGGTTTGTCCGCCATCCATTTGAGCGGGATGAGTATCAGTCATGCTAGTACGGAGTAGATTCTCAGCAAACTTTGCATGGTCTAATGATACTTCACTTTGTAAGGTGAGTCTGGTAACTGCTTGTACAAATCTACGTAGTGATTCGTTACGCCTTGGTGTTACTTTCCCTTCGGCACCTGCATTCTTACGTGCTTCATTGTAAGTATTGACTAAGTAACTCTTGGCTTCATTGCTATAGAATACTGTACCAATGCGCTTTGCTAGAGTAACTAGTTTAGGCATGAAGTTTTCAATAGGGAATTCCTGCGACTGTAGTGTTTGCATCATTGGGTCTGATGCATCCCACATTGCCTCGGAGATACTAATGTCTAATGCTTCGGATTCTAAATCACGCATGACGGCGATGTAGTCTGTCCTTGAAGCAGTATTGACTTTGATTCCTGCCTGTTGGTAAAGTGGTGTTGGGCTATCTGGGTCAAATCTAGCATCACGGGTTCGTGGGTTAGCGGCCATGAGAACGGCAACCCTAGTCCTTACTACACCCTTAGCGGCCTTACTAATTCGGACTTCTTGAGATTCAAGAGCAACGTTCAGCGACTCAGTCACTGTCTTATCCTTTCCTCCCAATAGATGGAATTCATCAAGAGCGCAAATAGCGTGGTCTGGTGTTAGAGCCAAAGCACCTGCTTTAATTCCCCATGATTCACCACTACTGATAGCGTCTTTCAATTTCTCGGCGGCTGCAACCAATCCTGCTTGAGATGCTTGGGAACAGTCGTATAGATATGAACCGGGGGCTGCTTTGACGGCTGCATCAAGCAACTGCGACTTGGCTACACCGGGGTCGCCCAGTAATAGAATGTGAATATCGCCTCGCTTACTTTGAGCCTCAATACGAATACCTCCGACGGTTTGCAGGATAATCGCTTTCTTGACATTCATGTGGCCGTGAATGACAGGAGCAAAGTGCTTTGCTAAGTCATTCATAACCTGTTCAACGGAACGCTCGGAAACCCACTGTCGGATAATTTCTTCATCCTCTGGGGAAACCGCAATGGTTCTAGTCTTACCATTCTCAATGATAGCAGTACAGAAGAAGTACGGTTCACGATGTTTCTTACCTCTACCGATAGGTCTACTCATTAGTACACCATCAAGAGTAACGAATCCACCATCAACAACAGAACCACATAGGTCGCCTCTCATCTCAACAAATATTGTCTTAGGGCTACCGTCATCACTGTCAAGGTCTTGGACTTGAATCATTTGGATTGTGGTTGTTGTAGTATCTGGTTTGTTTAGTAGTGTGAAAGTTACTTCTCCTTTCTTTCTACCGCATCCCGCAACATCATCACTTGTTGAGCAAGAAGACGGTTCCCTGAGGCTATCATCGTATGGGTCTTGTGGTATGTATGTGATTGCACAGCACCTCTCATCAGAAGGTTCGTTAGGGTGTCCGCTACACCTGAATGCACCCAATAAAACGGTAGTATTGGTTCCTCCAGTATGAATGACTTGCGCCGTTAGTCTGGTTAATTTGCCTATGTCATTTGACTGTCGCAATTCATGGACAGTCATTGTAGATTCATGGTCGCCACACATGATTCTCCATTCTGGTGGTTCAAAATGGATATTGGCTATTGATGAAGCGTAAACAAAGTCTACTTCTTGTAGATACGCTCTCTGTAATTCTTCAATTTGTTCCATTACTAATTCGTAGTAATGAATCAAAAAGTTTGGTAAGTTGCGATAGGCGGTTAGTAAATCATCTACACTATTGAATAACGGTATGTCGTGGTTTGGGACAGTCAATGATGTACTTGGTATAAGTTGCGGTAACATATCTGCGGGAGGTAGATGTTGGCCCATCGCTAATGTTGATGCATCAAGAACCAACATTGGTTTTTCTCCTAGTCTATCCTCTCTGTCTAGTTGTCCCTTTAGGGAATACATACACCAATGGGCTTCAGGATTTGGTAGTGTTTCTGTTGAAACGAATTCATTAGATATGTTCTCCGCTCTGTTATCTAACCACTCACGGGTAATCCCCGGCAGTTGCCCAGTGTGCCACATTAGATATGCGTTCACTGACCTCCTTACTTGTGCGGCTCTACTGTCTCTGTCTTGTCCTACTTCTGGCATTTACTTTTCTCTCCTATTGTTTATGGTATACCTTTCTTGTTGGGGTTGGTACATACCCGTTTTCGTACATCAGTGGGGTGAAGTGTGCTTCAGCCCATGATTTCATTCTGAATTTATCTGGTAATCTAAACATTGATTTTTGTTGAATCAATATCTTATGAACATTAACTCGGGGTTCGTCTGCATACCTTGTTAGAACTATCTGTAGTAAAGCCGATGCTGCCTCTTTTGGGTCTTGCTCTACATCAATCGGTCCTTCATCGTGAGAAGCAATCCACTTAGATGGGTCAATATCACGATGGTAATACCAGTTGCGACCTCCATCCCTGTGCAACTTTTTACAACGGGTTGATTCGGGGACTCTATTCATCACCCGTTCAAACTGTTTAGCGTTGTCAAGGTCGTAAGAATCTTTAGCCTGTTTCCATGTAATGTATCCATTGGAATCCAAAACCTTGGTGATATCATCAGCAATTGCCTGTAAATCACGCTTAGGGTTGCGCTTTCCTTCTAAGGATTTGATGTGATTATGTACATAAGCGAGCAATTCTGGGTCTTGATTGACTCTGGAAATAACCGTGTTAAGGTGGTCTTTGAAATCCAAAACCGTCATACTGCTAACGTGTTCAGCCACCGTCCAATTGTCTAACCTCTCCAAATCCTCACCTCCGGCGAAAATCGTCATCGCATTGGGCTTATATTCTTTTTCACATATTCATTCCCGAGGTCACAGGAAATAGTATTTTGTATCAAAGTGTGTCTATTCGGGCTCTAAACAATGTACTGCATTGAATTAGATACCCATAGACACAGTGAATACAAGTGAAAACGTGTTTTTGTGTCTATCATGGAATAGACACAGTTTTTGAGATAAAAACGCTGTACGTAAATCATAGACACAAAATAGACACACTTACTTTACTATACATACGGGAAGACATAGGGAACAGACAAAGGGACAAATTAATTCGTACCTAACCAATCTCTTCCTAATAAAATCGGACAAGAAACTTTAGAGCGGTCTGCCGAATTCATTTCTAATTCAAAGGTTGAATCACCCCATGTGAATGTAGTGAGTACCACACTCCTCTCCTCTTTTCCTAATGATGATTTGATTACCTTAGTCTTGTCAGTATAGATTATTGTATCATCAGAGTAGTCTACAATCATTGAAACCAATCTGAAGTCAATAGAGGACATTGACGCTCCACTATCTACTCTAGCATATACGTACAATGGATGATTAGGAAAAACCTCAAGGGCGACTAACACCTCTCCTTCTTCTACTGCTCTACCTATCTCAACTGATGAAAGCATTGTACTTCTCCTCCCCTTCTTCTGTAGTACCGAAATAATAGAAATGTCGCATACGGTTTACATTGTACTTACTGATACCTTCTGTAACCATTAGTTGTTTCAGTGAAGCAAGCATGGTTGTTTTGTTTGCTGCCGACATTTCCTTAGGAATTAAACCAAAACGCTTCCAGTATTGGTTGATTGAACCCCCGTTAGAACGGATATCTTCTACAATATTCTTAGCCCAGTCGTCTGGATTGTTAGAGTGTGCTTCTTCCTCTTCCTCGGCCAACGGCTCATATACTATCTCCTCATCTTCTGGAGGAGGTGCAGAAAATCCAGTTTCAATGTATCGGATTTCGTCAGTGCCTGTTTCTGTAAGATATTCAGGTTCCTCCGGCAAACTTACGTTTTGTTTGATACCAAGTTCTTCCTTTGAAACGAAATCAAATACATTATCGGACGATTCACGTCGGTCCATGACTTTCTCAAGTATACTCATCTTACCTTCAATGGTAGCGAGCCTTGTTGAAAGTGCTTCAATAGAAGTAAGCGTTTCAATTTGTATATCACGCAGTAATGTCTTTAATTTATCTAACTCATCAAACGGTACAACATACGGCACGCCGAGTCTGGCCCAAACAGAATCTTCACTCATAGTACAACGGTAATATCAGGTGAGCCATAAGTATTCTCAAGTATAAGCAACCCGTCGGAGGGTACATGAGAAGACTCGTCTTGTTCGGTGAAGAATGGAAAAGACAAGTCAGAGAGGCACGTAATCTATTAGAGGACTTAGGACTACAGTACAGGTTCTTTGACACCACCTCCAATATCAACAACAGAATAATTCTATATGGATTAGTAGAGGATTATAATACGCCTATCTTATTTGACAATGGAGTACGGTTAGATGGTATCACGAAGATTAGACAGCATCTCGCTTGAATTGTTTGACTGTCTAGACGACAGGGATAACGAAGATTGCGGGGTGTTTAGAAATGAAACCAAGACAGACCCAATCACTGGTGAAATTACTTGTTTGTTATGTTCCTTAATTGTAGGTACAGAAGAGGAAGAACCTGATGCTGCAGCAGGTGGTACTGATGAAGATGAAACATCAGATGACGACTATGTAGACGATGGTGATGATAACATTAACACCGATAAGGATGACATAGATACTGAATGGGACGCTGCGAAGAAAAAACTAGAAGCCGAAAAAGAGGCATTAAGAAATCTCGCAATACTACTGTTAGGTTCGGATAGTGACGCAGCCAAAAACTACGGAACCAGAATCAATACAGAATTTAATGCAATAATGGCAACACACAATACACTTGTAGACAGAAACTTCTACGGACCACGTATGTACAAGAAAAAGATGATGCTTTGTTCTTCATTGGTTCACTTCATTACACAAGAAAAATACACACTTGACAAAACTGTAGTTGAGCAATCAGGTGAAGATATTAATCAAGTACGGCCAATTGTTTTAGAAGGTATGCGCAAACTAAAGGGACTAGAAGAAGGACCGATACAAACTTGGATGAAGATTCATGGTGCATCAGCAAAGGTACCGAGTGAGATAGTTGAACAGGCAATAGACTTCTTTAGAGAAGCCGAACCAAAGATGGTAGTGGCCGATGACGAACTCAAAGCACTTGCATGGCTCTTACTTATTTGTAGAACACTTGATTTCAAACTTACAATGAAGACACTGCAAACCATTTCTGGAAGGTCAAGGCAGTCAATTGGTAGAGTAGTAAAGGCGTATTCAATTTACTTTGACGATAGCAATGACTAATATCAACCTGAAGACTGGTTTGATACAGGCGAGTAACATGGCAGACCTATCATACAATGAATTTCGTACTCTACACAAGGGTACACCGCAAGGACAACTGAGTGAACTTTGGAAGAAATACAAAGCAGGTGAATATGAACCTGATGCAGATAATGACGGGATACACGATTCCGTTGATGATGAAATCACCATTGAAGAAACAGTAGAAGAAACCAAAGAGGTAGAAGAGGTGGAAGAAAAGACCCCACTACAAATCTACCAAGAGAATCTTCAATTGTTTGCCGATTCATATAGAACACTACAAGCCCACGGTAGAAAACTTACAGAACAACAAACTGCAATTCTACAAAAGCGTTTACTTGATTCTGCAAAGGCTACTCGCCCTGCTAACTACACTTGCAAACCCGAAGATGGTTGGCAACTTTGGGTTGGCCCAACCCCAGACGCATTAATTGTAAATGAACGCACTCAAGTTGCTTTCTGTATCTCACGTTCATGGTGGATGAAGAATTACCAAGGCAGTTTCTTAGTCCAAGATATGGTACTTGATGAACCAGACCGAGTAGGTGTACTGCGAAACAACTTCCGTAGGAAAGGAAAACTCGTACTACGTAATCCAATCCCCGGTATTGAAATCATGCTACCTGCAAGTAAACTTGAAGCAATTGTTACTTCGTCGCACAGTTATGAAGGTTGATGCCCTATGGGTGACCCAGTTGTAGATGCATTAAGCATCACTATCAACACACTTCAAGATAAAATTAGTTCACTTGAAGAAGAAGTAAATGCATATCGTGCATCAGACTTGAGTAAAGCCTCATCAATATGGGTAGTGTACTCACCAGACAGAATATCTACATGGTGTTCTAAGGGCGACTGCGGTAGGTTGGCTCGTAAAGTAAAGTACGCCGCCGAGGGTAACGAAGAGTTGAAGGATGCTATCATGGGTGTAGACGAAGTACCAGAGGGTGCAGTTATTGTAGATATATCCGAACCAACAATGCAAAGTCACCCATTAGGATTACTTGCAACATTCACCGATGAGGAATCAGCAACACAGTACGTAGAGAAGTGGCACATGAAGAATCGTATGTCTAATGACGCCGTACTTACACTTTCTATTTGCGAAATACGCATTGACTAATCATCTAGGAAGTCAGCAGCCGAGAAGTCAAACGCTTCATCGGACTTCATTGCAGCCTCTTCCTGTTCACGCATCTCAAGTAACGCATCTACTGCAAGAGTATACCTTGCACCACTTTCTACATTCGCCAACAACTTCTCTGGTTGCAACTCTTGACCATGTGCAGTAATTAGTTTCCTTAGTAATCTACGGTTGTAATGGTCAGCACCCATCAAATACAAACGCAACAGTTCCAAAGACATACGAACAATCTCCCTATCAGTTAGAACATATGTAGGGTCTGTAGGGTCCTCATCACGAAGATGTATCTGTTCATTGAACAATGCATCTAACACTACGTCAGGAATATACTTCCAACATTCAACAGAATGCATTTGTCTAATGTCACTGATAGTTTCTATTGAAGAAGATGGAATTGCAATATGCAATCTTTTCTTTTTTGGTTCTGTTTCAAGGTTTTTTGTCCAGAATATGTTTCTGATTTTATCTTCTCGCTTTTTCTTTTCACGGGCAACTTGTTTTTGTGAACGTGTTTCAGAATTATTGGTTTCCATTGATACGTACGACGATTAAGGTAGAATATTACTATTGTGTTTTTTCTAAAACATTGTATTCTTGTTTACAACATTCATACATCTATTCACACAATTTGTTAATAGCCTACCCGTAATGTCGTTATATTCATGCAGACCGTTGCTAGTAAGTTGGTCGTCCTTGACGGCCCCGAAGATGAAGTGAAAGAATATGTATCGGCTACCGTAATCATGCATGATTTTGGATTAGCCGTAAAGAACGATTCGGGTTTAACCCTATACACTTGGGACAGAGTAAAGCAAGTGTCTTGGTCAGACCCACAAGTAATCAATCAAGTATGGGGGCTAATGTTGGCACAGTTAGCATCAGACCTAGAATTTGATGATGAATATCTTTGGGACGATGAAGATGACGAGGATGACCCGTACGGTCTTGCAGAAGAAACCCCAAAAGCGGAACCCGAATCAAAAGAAACTACTGAAACACAAGAACCAGTAGAGTCAGATGATAAGGAAACAAAATCAGACGACCCATACGCATGAGGTGATTCATATTACCAATGACGACAAGACCATTGACATTGACCCAGAAACGGGCAAACCAATGGATATTGATTTTGTCCATAAGGACTTGACCATGAAACTAAAGGATATTCGTGATAACGATTTACTTATTTGGTCAAAACTGATTGCAAACCCACACAGGCATTCTGTAGATGCAATTGACGACCTTAGGAGAAACGTAGTAATGTTGGCTGCGGTATTGATGGAACACGATGTAAAAGTAGAAGTTCCAAAGAAAGAACGTACTGCTGAAGATGTAATCAAAGAGGGAATGGGAGAATTAGGGCTTATGTTTGGCTCTAAAGCATTTTCTGGCGCACTCAGTTTTTGGCGTAGAATCAAAGAAGACTCCATGGACCACAGTGCTAATTATGAAGAAGTAGACGACGAATTCTACCAAAGAGAAGACGGTTCGTATTTCTTTTACGACCCAGATACTGGTGAAGAAGTAGAATGCGACGAGTTTGGAGAAGAATTGTAAAGGTGATAATATGGTAGACGAATTATTTGAAGATAGTAACGAAGATGAACAAAGTGGCGACCCTGCATGGGATTCGCTAAAACCCAGTGAAAGAAAGACATTATTGGACGAAGTATTCCAAGATGATGATTGGTACGATGGTAGCCCATACTATGTAGGCGGTTCAGCAAACCCTGCGTTTGATGAAATAGCAAACAGAATTGGTGCGCCCCAGAAAACAATCAAGAAGTATTATGCTGCATGGCTTAGTGCTAGAGGATTAGATGCAAAAACTGCATTCGCAATCCCCGGTAGCATCATTTCATCAGTCGGACCAGACACCTCCGAAGGTAGAAGAAACACCCCCGGACAACATATGGAAGAGATGATGAGAGCCCCTGTTACATTACCCTCACCACCAATACAACCACCGACTGGAGGAGATTCAACATCCAACTCTGTATTTGCTATGATGAATTTCATGGCACAGCAACAAGCACTGCAACTTGAATCTATGAAGTTTTCATCATACCAACAAATGGAACAACGTAGAATGGACCAACAAAGAGAAATTGAAAACCGTCGTGAACAGATGGCAAGGGACCAACAATTCCTAACCCAACAAATGGCGTTCATGCGTGACATGATGAAGAAGTCAGATAACGATGGATTCTTTGATGGTGAAATGAAAGGCATCTTCAAAGAGAAAATGGTAGACCAACTTCTAGGTAACAATGAAGGAGGAGCGATTGAAAGAGTAGCAAGTAAACTACTCAACAGTGATGTGCTATCAGCAGTAGCCACTGGAGCCTCCGCAATGGCCGCAAAGCGAAATGTGCCGGCAGGTTATGATGTACCAACATATGACCCGTATGCACAGGAAGCCGTTCCATCCCAACAACAGATACAGCAACAACAGATGCTTCAACAACAACAGATGATGCAACAGCAGCAAATGATGCAAGAGCAACAGATGATGCAACCACAACAAATGGTACAAGCCGAAGCAGATGAACTACCGGGATTCTTTTCAGAAGGAGTGGAGGAACCCGAACCAGTTATTCAGGACTTCACCCCAGACCAATACAAAATGGAGTTGTTGAATGCTTGGAAGCAAATCCCCGGTAAAGCCGAGGAATTGCAAGACCCTAAGCGTTTGAAAGCACTACAGGAAAGAATTGAGATTGGTGTTGAAATTATTATGACCGAACACTCTAAACTAATCCCGCAAAAGAAGATGGAATTGATGGTAGAACGCATCCTATTGATTGATAGTGTACGTGATATCGGATTAAACATTAGACAAGCAATGGAAATGGTTGAGAACGGAGTCAGCAAAGATACAGTACTTACAGAAGCACGGAATAGGCTAACTAGTAATCCAGTACTAGGTGCAACATTTGTCAATAGTACCTACGAAGAATTGATTGCTAAAATTAAACCGTTTGAATCAACAGGAGGGCTACATCACGATATTGGATTCCTACAAAGACCCGATACCGCTAACTTCTGTCGTGAAATCCTTGCAGCCTTGAGGTCGTGAGGTGATTAAGTGCAGGAAGACGAATCACATTTTGACCGAGATGCTTCGGCATTTTCAATGACGACGGTAATCTACGTTTTGTTATTCATTGTTCCTGCTCTTAGCGTATTTGCTCTTTTACAACTCAACTCGGATTGGGGATTGACCAACACATCAATCGTTTCAGTTGCAATTCTAAATGCAAGTATCAATAGCGTAATCGCCTATCTAACAATTAGATTAGATGGTAAATCAAACGACACACTAGACCATCTTGATGTTGTTATTGATGCTACAGAAGAACTTGATGAAACATTACAGGATGCTAATCAAAAAGTTACGTCGTTTACTTCTGACTTAGATGAAGCAAAGGGTATATTCCAAAAGGTTGGAGTTAATCTAAATGAATTAGATTTAGACCCCATTGCCGAAGTAGTAGAGAAACTAAAGGAAAACAAAGATGGACTGAGCGAAGTCCTAGATAATCTCCGTGAGGTAGATGTAACAATGTACATCAACCAAGCAAAGCGAATTGATTGGAAACAACTACTAGACGCTGCAGAAGAAATCTTAGGATTCATCCAAGCACGACCAAAGGCACCAGAAACAACAGTAACAACAAATGACATTATGCAAAACATCACCCTACCAGAAACAATTCAATTAGAACCAGAAGATTGGCCAGAGGAAGAAGATGAATACACTCCTGATTGGGACGACGAAGAAGATGATTTTGAAGAAGAGGAAGACGAAGGATACACACCACCAGAGCCTACACTTTCACTAAAACGAAACAGGACTCCTACTCTTAGAAGGAGATGATTCTATACCACACGTGCGAATAATAATTCCCGGCACTCCGGTTGCGCAGGGTAGACCCAGACTTACTACATTCGGAGGTTACGCACGTGCGTACGACCCAAAGAAATCTAGAGATTGGAAAACAATGGTCAAGGAATTTGGAATGAAAGCAATGCGTGAACATGGACATGAAGAACCATTCTCTGGACCTCTCAAAGTATGGATTAAGTGTATTATGCCCTTACCTAAGTCAGCACATAGGAAGCGAACACCAGTACCGGAAAAATGGAATACCAAAAAACCAGATGTGGATAACTTGTACAAAGGTATTGCAGACGGGTTGGAAGGAGTAGCGTATCATAATGATTCCCAGATATGTAACTTACAAGTTATCAAGAAAACAGCAGCCCAAGAAAAAGGTCCTAAAGTAATGATTGAAATTACTACTATTGATGAATAGCGTAGGTGTTAATACGAAGAATAGATTGGGCCATAACATGGCCGAGCAGGTTCTTCGTGTAAAGTTCAAGCCCGGTACAACAATGGACCAACGATTCAAAGTTGTTGTTGAATACCTCCGCAGATTGATTGAGGATGGACTTAGAGATAGGTATGTCCGACAAAAAGCATTACAAATTATTCATGCTGCAGGTGTACGACAACACGACGAGTTAGGAGAGATTACTGCTATTACCAAATGGGTACAAAACAATGTACACTATGTTAAGGACCCATGGGCAGTAGAGTACTTTATGACGGCTAGACGTATCCTAAAGGACGTAGAAGCAGGAAACTCTGGTGCTGATTGCGACGACTTCGTTATTGTATGGGCATCACTACTCGGCGCATTAGGATATCAAACAGGTGCAATTATTGTAGACTCTAACAAAGATGGAGTATTCAACCACGTAATGGGCTGCGTTAAAACTATGGCACCAACTAAGAAATACGGTAACAAGTGGATTGTTGCCGAATTAATTTTCCCTAATTTCAAACTCAACCAATCAGTACCAGTAAGCAAGGTATACCCGCTTATTGCTGATGCAAGCACAGCAAGAAGTCCGATACACCACCAAAACATTGCCGGAGGAATCAATTCATTAAGTGGTGTGTCCTCGGCTAACTTAGGCACGGGTTATCAACACCCATATAGTAAGGTACTTGGTTTCATAAAAGGGAGAAGGTGAAAGTATGGTTTGGATGGGTACAGATGAAGAAGACGGAAATATACCGATAGCATTCGGAGATGAACCCATGACACAGTTAGGCAATACCGATATGGCTAACATGAATATCAATAACGATGCCGAGCGTTTGATAAATCAGCATCCAGAGATGCAACAACTAGGCGCAATGCCTAACCTTCCTGCTCCCAGAACCACACCGATGGGTCTTATCGCTAACAAAAAGGAGTCCTTTATGCTCCTTGGAATTGGCGCATTACTAGGACTTGGAATAGTGAGAATCTGGGACCACAGAACCAAATAGAGGGAACAAATATGCAAATGAGTATGAAAGAAGCAAAGCGAAGAGGTATGCTACAGCCTAACCAAATGCCGGCCAATAGCAACAACTTCTTTGAAACAGATATCAGACTACCGGAAGAATACATGGCTAACATCCAAAAGGAACCAATCATGTTCGGTGGACTTGGACGAATGAATGGATTCGGTAACGACCCAGAATTCAACCAAGGATTAGAAAACCTACAAACACCCGGACTTTACGGAATGTTTGGAAACCTTTCAATGTCTGACTCAGGATTCATCAAGGCAGTTGCTACTGGTGGCGCACTACTAGCACTTACTGGTAACCTAAACCCAACCAAGATGAAAATGAAAGACGTAGCCATGTACCTTGGCGGCGGATACATTCTGTTGAAAGCACTAAACTGAGGTGAGTCCTTGATAGGAAGGCCTCCGCACCACCTAGGGTATAGCCCTCATTCTCCCTACGGTGAGTTAGGATTCTCTTTCAAGAAAACACTCAAGCGAATAAAAAAGAAAGCGAAAGCAAAAACTTCATCGGTTCGCAAAACTTCCACATTTAGAAAAATGATGGAAAAAGCAAAGGTAGCAAGTAAATCAGTACCTAAACCAGTAAGAAGAAGTACACGCTCATTCATTACTCGTTCAAAGGCCAAAGCATCAAAGTCATTGTCAAGTAAACAACGTGAAGCACTAAAGAGAATGGGAATAAGAGTACCCAAACCTAAACCACTACCTCCTAAAAATCTCAAACCAAAACCAGTAATTAGAGCAGCACCAAAAGAAGTGCGAGCAATTACAAGCAAACCTAGACGTGTAAACAAGGCCCTCAAACCTAAGTTAGTTGTAGGACCTACAGGACCAATAGGGCCTGCAGGACCATCAGGACAACAAGGACCAAGAGGATACCCCGGTGCAAGAGGTCAAAGAGGACCAAGGGGATTGCCCGGTAAAAGTATCTCAACAACTGACCGTTGGAAGCATAAATTAGAGAAAGATGAAATGCGTCGTCAATATCTAAACCGTTTGCGACTAGGTCAAGAAAGAAACCGTTTAATCAATGAGCAATTGAAAGAGATGCAAACTAGAAACGCAGTACTTATGCAACGTATAAGTGAGCAAGAAATGTTGGCTGAAAAGAATATCAACAATGCTACTATATACAAAAACTGGAGTGATTTCAAGGAAGCAGCGCAAGAAACTATCTTCCCCAAATTAGGCGGTATTGATATAGAGGACGAGTCCATCGCATCAAGCGTATCGGCCCTTCCATGGGTGATACTCGGATTAGCATTGATTACAAGGGAGGGATAAACATGGCAAAGATTCCAGTACGACCACCTAACACTCCCAGAGAAGTCAAAGCAGCAAAAAGTGCAATTCATCAACTTGAGAAAAGAAGTGCAAAGATTCGTAGGGACATTATGAATCGCCGTGTGGATAATCTCAGTGAAGCAAGACGTATTGCTGCAACTCAATCAGCCAAAGCAAAGGAGTTGCGAATTGATTTACAAAACTCTCCTGCCATAAAATATTCCAAGCGCAATAAGTACATGAGGTACAGAATGCCTACCAAAGTTAGACCCATTCGTAGACAAAGAAGAAGAAGAGTACCACTGCGTAGAAGCATTCAAGCATCCATTGCAGCAAAGAATAACAGACTCCAACAATCAAAGGCTGCCAAACCATTCAATGTAGCAAAGCCTTCACCAAAACCCCCACAAATCAAAAGAGTTGTTCGCCGTTCACCACGCCGAGGATATGTTCGTCGTATGCCTCAAAGTCCAGTCAGAAAGGCACGTAGTATTATCAAGCGTCCTTCTAGAATGTCTAGGATGTTCAAGCGTATGTCTAGAAGAACTCGCTCACCTAGTAAAAGAAGGGCATTATCTCAAGAAGCATCCGTTCAAGCAAGAAACGCAAAGGTTGCTCAATCACAACTCAATAAGAATAGATTACAGCAACAGAATGCTCGTATTGCAATGATGCGCCGAAGATATTTGGAACAACAGAAGCAAAGAGCAAGTCGTAGTCGTGTGGGACCCACCCCTAAGGACGCAAGAAGAATCATCAGTCGCTCTAGTAGAAGGCAAACGTACGTTATCCCAAGTAAATCTGGAAAACCAATGCGTGTTTCTAAACCAGTCTACGACCGATACATGGCTGCACGAAAAGCATCTATGGACAGAATGAGAGCAAGACGAGGCACAGTGCGCCGCCCGATTGTTAGAAGAACACCATCAAGAATCAACAGACCTAGACCTAAGGCAGTTGCAATTCAAAACCAACAAAAGGTGAAACAGGAAATTGAGCGCAGGAAAGCATTTGCTGCACAACAAGCAAGACTCCGCAACATTGCAGCCCGTCGTTCTGCTGCAAAGATGAAAAGTGATTCAATATCTCAACAACGCCTTAGAATGTTGAAAGCAAATATTTCCAAGAGCCGTAGTGCCGCAGTACTCCAAGCAAAACAACTTGAAGAACATCTAGCCAAGGTTCGTGCTAAACAACAAAGTGTGGCAAACAGACTATCACCAATCAAGTCAAGAATTTCAACTTATAGAAGGTCATTCAAATTAGGTGAAGCGAATCTAGGTGCTATCCGTAGAGATGATACCCTTGCTGACAACCACCGTGACAATATGCAAGAACTTTCTAAACTTGAGAATGAAGCAAACTCATTAGGCGCAATTGCTAGAAAACTCAAGCAACAGGAAATGAACTTACAAGGTGAACTACAAGTAGTATCCGACCAAATTGGTAATCTAAATCCAAGTAGACTATACCAAGAAAACAAGGAGAACCTTTCTGAAACCAAATCACTTGAGAAGTGTCTGTCTAACAAACTAATGGAACTTAACCAATCTGGCCATGTTTCTGGAGAGGGCATCAACAAAGCAAAAGCAATCATCAGACAATTTGACAAGCGTCAGATTCCATTTGACGAAGCCAAGACTCGTATCTATAGAACGTTAAAACAAGCACATACTCCAAAGGGAGGAGATATGATAAAGCGAGATGTTGCAGGAATGCAACAGGGTATCAATGAATATGAAAAGTACTTCTTGGCAATGCAAGGCATGGAATTTAGTGCAGCAGGCAAAGAATCACTTCGTAAGTTGGTAAACAAATATGCGGTTGGTCAAATTAAAACAAAACAAGAGGCTGAAGCACAGTTCATGCAAATAGTAGGTAACCCAAGATTTGTTCAAAAGAAGGTCACTATTGCAGAACTTGGTCATGCAAGAGCATTAGGTATTGCAGCCACTATCCGTAGTAGGAAATCAAAACAACTACCCGCAGTACGCCAATTGACGGCTGAACGTCGGGCTTTCTATGATAAGCAAAGAATTGCGGAGGAAGAACGGCTCAAGAAAAGTCAGGAACGTGTTGAAAACAGACAGTCCCTTGCCGGCATCTTCCCTCGCACTAGGTCTGCGATGGAGAGGATGACCCGATGAATCGTGCAGCAAGGCAGGCCCGTCAGTCCCGTAGACACCGTAGATTCGGGTCTATAGGAAACGTAAGCACTTCCTTGCCTACAGGCCGACCATTGACATTGATGTATTTAGGATTCCAACACGAAGGAGGAGGTAGAGTACACACTCTATACGAAGCCGGTAGATGGAAAAAGAACAAACAAACTTTCGTTACTGACGAAGATATTACTATTCATTACAAGACACTAGGGGATGGGAATGCAATCCTAGTGGGTTCTCACGTATCTAGTGGAGTAGAATCATTGTTGTTTATTAGACCTGTTCGTACTGGTGAAGGTTCCTTTACTGTACGAATCCCATTACCTAAGTTAGTTGGTCTAAAGATTGCCTTGGCTACATCTATTCCATCTGACGTTGATGGCTCACAATTAACAGATGAGGAAAGAAGGTTCATCGCAAACAACTCGCTGCAGTTGTCAAGAACTAGAACACCTAACACAATGATTAGTCCAACGCTAGGAAACTTAGGTTTCATACCACAAAACGAATTACAGTTCAAAGCAAAAGGAAAGACCACGGTCGGGGACCGAGAATTCTGGGACGGTAAATTAAGCAAGCATTCCTTCAAGCGACATGGATATACTGGTAAGACTTCCACTTTTGCTAAAGGCGGACCAACCAAACCTATTGGACCCGCATGGGTTTCATATCCTACTGCGCTACACGCATTTAGAGCAGGATATTACTACGCTGACTTTTCAGACGACAATAATTTTGGATGGCACGCAATCACCAAGCCTAACTATAGAATGGGGTCCGCAATCCCAATTGCAATGGTTGGACAGATGATTTATCACGACGACGATTCACTTACAGGACAAGTTAGATTTGGAGATAGCAAATCTAAAAACCGAGTCTTTGATGGTATAGGAAACATCAGTGATGAACAGTTGTTAGCATACGACCAAGCAGTTGGTGATTTCTCTAACTTAGGGTTATTCAAGAAATTAAAGAAGGGCATTAAGAAAGCAGGAAAGGGCATCAAGAAAGCCGCAAAGAGTACAACAAAATTCGTCAAGAAGGCAGTAGACACAGTAGTACCCGAAGTTCGTGCGCCGGGTAACCCCGAATACCATTGGTCTAAAGGAAAAGTATCAAGGGAAAAGATTTGGTTCATGCAACAAATGAATGCAACCAGATTCCCTAATCAAGTAAAAGAATCTAATGAGAAAAAACGTTTGAATGCAAAATGGCCTGCAGGAACGGTTATTGATGCAGCCATAGGTCCATCTAAACAATTTAGGTACAAACTACCAAAGGCAATTGCCGGTATGCCAAGTTCAGACCCAGAAGGTAACAAAGCAAACGAATCCAATGGCAATTACAGCAACAAAGACGTACGCAGATTAGCAGTCAAGGTAGAATGGTACAATCCAAAAACAGGCAAGTGGACTTTAGGACGACACCCACCATATGACCCAGAAATCAAAGGCGATGGCAAGTTTGTAGTGTACTTTAGATTCCCAAGACAACTATCCTCCAAAGACCCAGATTTGAAACACTGGGAAGGATTTAGTATGTCGTCTAACTCAAAGAATGGAGGGACCGCACATTGTTACCCAACCTACAATAGTAAAAAGGGAGTGATTTACAATATCGTAGGAAGACCAGAAGTTATTCAAGACGGACAACGCACATCAGCAACAGTTACAGTAGGCAACACAACACTACAAGGCGCACCAGACTATAGCGGAGTAGTATGTTGTTTGAGAAGAGGCAAGCATAATGCTATGCATATCGCTGACACACAAACATTTGCTATTACAGATGTTGCCAAGCAAGCGTACCTTACTCAACCAAACTTCTCTAACATATACTGGAAAGAAGGAGAGTTTTCACCCGGATGTAAATTGGTTGTTATCGGACAAGCACTTACTGGTTTCCAAAAGGGAGCATACTTAGGCCTAACAACCAAACCCAATAAGTTAGCAGTAGATATACACATTGAAAATTATGGATTAAAGCGAACAAACAACATGGGAGGAAGTAAAGATAGTGACTTACTGAAATTAGTGGATGTTATTACTACGGCTGATTTAGAAGATGACATAGACTTAGTATTCAACAAAAGAGCCGTGGAAGCAAATGTAAAGATGGCATGGAAAGAGGTATTTGGTATTGATTTGAGTACACAATGGTTCTATGACATTAATGCAGGAATGAAAGACAAAGAAGGAAACACAATCCCCGGACTTGAAGGTGCCGACCCAGATAACCCACTCAATTATCTTGTTTCAATGCAAGGCCAAGAGTTTTCATTCCCGTATTCAATCGGTATTGTAGAAGTACCCACTAACTGGGCAGGACCAGTACTAGACTTTGAAGAAGTAGCAGGTGATTGGAAAACAACAGAGAAATCAATAAAAGACAATGCAGCAGGAGAGGCTTTAGTATACTTTGTAGGCACTAACTCACTTAGGTATGATGCGAAACAGAAAATCAATCTTTCAGGAGAAATTAGAGAGCAACTTGCTGCACTTAGCGGTGGAATGTCGCCTTCTGAATCTTTACTCACGGCAGGACAAATACCAGACAAGATGGTAGAAGTTAGCCACCAAGCATACCACGATTCGGTACAAGCACCTGCGGAAGCGGAACCACCGAAGCAAGATAACTGGGGAATATTTGATTTCCTCAGACCAAAACCATTCCAAACTGATAGCAAGATAAGAGCAAAGACCTTGCTACCAGTCGGAAAGAAAATACCACTAGGGGGCCTTAGCGGAATGAATAACCACACAATAGAAGACGTAAGCAACAAGTATGCCGGCGACAGAGTAACATCTCTCGGCGGTGCAAGAAAGCCAATAACAGGAGAAAAGACAGATATCCAAGAGATATTCTTGATTAACCCACACGAACCAACAAGTGCTAACTTGGGCTGGTTCACACAATCTCAACCAAGACCTTCTACTGTGAAAGCACGCCCCCGCATTCCACAGTTCGGCTCCGCATACGCTAGAAGTAACGTCGCAAAGAAGCGTGGACACATAATGACTGAACCAGATTTTCAAGAGGGCAGGTAGGACCCAGACCTAACTTGTCCGGCTATAGTAATCTGGGATTTTCATTCAACCCAATGAATTGGATTGGGGACTCAGCAGAATCCATTAAGGACAATGCGCAAACAATATTCAAGTGGACATTGATTGGTGCTTTAGGCTTAGGTGCTGCATACATTGTAATAAAAGACCCTAGAGTAATAGGGAGATATATTAGATTACCAGTAGACATTGCTAAAGGAGCAGTGAATATGGCAGGTACAGCAATCAAAGTAGGTGCAGATGCCATAATGGTAATACCAAATGCAATAGGTAGAAAGTAGCAATGACTTGATATAAAAATAGATAATCGCAGGAACGGGGCCAGAATGATAAGAGCAGCAGTATATGAAGGAGCATTAGAACGCTTTGCCGGTGAGGTAGAGCATATGATAGATAGTAGAGGAATGGGTCAGTACAAAGGTACTGGCTTCCTAGATGACGTTCAGAAGGAAATAGATAGCCTTGTTGATGTGCATCAAAGATACATTACCAGACCAGAGGCTAGCATGGAAAGAATAGCAAATGATTTCCATAGAACTAAAATTCGCATTGAACTTCTTCTAAATGAGAAAGTCAAACAAAAGGCCGTTGGACTAGGTAGTGCTTTGCCCCAAGTACCTATCACTAACGACCCACAGTGGGCAGCAGTACTTGCACACGCTCAAAGGCACCTTGAAAGATTCACTGCAATCTATTCGGCCCAGATTTCAACTCTACCATCAGTAGACAAAAAGAAACTTGATTTCCAACTTGAAGATGTACTGTTGAATGTAGAAAAGGCATTCAAGGCAAACCCATCACCATCTTTTGCCCAAGCACACATGGCCCACATTGACCAGACATTTGCAGCACTAAATGACAGGTTCTCAAAGTATGCAAACTATACCATGCAAAAGAACCTACAGAACCTTGTTGAAGAAAAGGCTGCTGAAAGACTATCCTTAGCATCACAAATTAAGATGGTTGAAGATAAACTAAACAACAATGAACGTGTTGTTGTTGCTAAAGCATCTGGTGAAGTACTAAGGATTCTTACTGAACTAAAGTCTGATGCGGGGTCGTTTAACACTGCACTACGTAATCAAAAGATTGCGGTTATTGACAAACACCTTGACACTATCCGTAAAGTAGTAGATAGCCTGCAATTCCGAGATAACTTAGGTGGAGGACAGTTTATGTCACCTAAGCGTCAAACAAGAGCCTTCTATGGATTCGGTGATTTACCGGGGAAGCGTTATCCCTCAATAAGAGGTGGTGGCCGACCTTTTCTAAGCGCCCCTAGTCGTGCTTCGGCTAGGGGCTTAGGCGGTGCCTTCCCTACAGTAACACTTGACGACCCTCCACAAAAAGTGGCTGATGTACTGGCTGAGAACCTACAGACCGCTCAAGGTCAAGGTATGCTCAACCCAGAAGATGGAGCCATGCTTTTGCGTCAAGTCAATATGCTAACATCAGGCTCGTTTGGAGGCGATACTAACGCACTTGAACAATCAAAGGTTTACTATCGTAGTCAAATTGAGAAACTAATGGAGAACCAACAAGCGTTTGCATCAAACAATGCAGACAAATCTGCTGCAATACTTAGAAGCACCACAGGTGGAAAACCCGGAGGACAATTAATCACAGTACAACCAACATACGGAGGATATTTTCAATCGTACGTAGCATACCCTGTAATCGGTTTAATGGCACTAGGAGGCGTATTGGCTGTAATGAAAATGCGCTCAGGCAGCAAACTCAAAACCGAACCAGTTAGCGTAAAATCACCCAAAACAAAAAAGAAATCACTTACAAGTTTTCTTAACAAAGGCAAAAAGCAAGGAAAGGGCTTAATGGCAGGTATCCGTGGGCTTAAAGGGAGGCGGCGTAAGTGAGGCAAGTTCAAACTTTCAATTTGCCAGAAGGAGGTGCAATAAGCACCGATAATTATACCGTAATGTCCAACCCATCATCAGGAGCAACAATACTAACTGCAAACCATAATGGGCGAAGACTGACAAAGATGGTAAGGAGTAATCCAGTACCGCCCGGAGAATTAGCATTCAGTATTGAAGAAAGAGACATAGAGGATGATGAAGATATGTTAGGAACGACTACAGACGATGAAATGATTATGGGTACGCAAGACCCCAATGAGGACTACTTGCTATCTAACCCAGTAACAAGACAAGAATCACTAGCGCAATCGCTACTTGGTATCCCATGGAGAGCATTGCGTCTTGTAAGAGGTAGCGAAAGAGGCGGAGGTATCCTAAGACCATTCATCCGTGGTCTTGAAAGAGCAGGAATCCGAGCAGCAGATTTCCGTGACTCACACCTGATTACTCTAGTTCCTGCAGGTACATGGAAAGAATACATTGACAACATGACCATGACCGACGTAGGTGCAGAATTAAACGCATCAGTTTCAGAAGAAGATAGGGCAATCATCCACCATTTCTTATTCAATTGGGAGAAAGACCGTGACCACATGGAATTAATGCGCCGTATGGTTCATGGAGGAAACGAAGCGGACCTATTACAGAAAGGCTCCCTAGTATACAACCTAATGACAGATGGGTTCACCATTCACCAGAACCTTGACACGGCAACAACAAACTTCAACAGAATGTTCAAACTTGCCAGAGATATCATCGCAAGTATGCGTATCAAGCGATACAACTACTACGAATTACCATTGGTCCACCGTGATGAAGGTTGGGCAATCTACCAATCTTTGACCAGTAGATACCGACCACCACTGCCCGAAGAAGCATCGGTAGTCAAGGAAATCAAAACCATGACTCAAGCACATGGTCGCAACTATGCGTTTAGAACCACCAATGAAAATCACGACCCTATCGGTGCATACGAATTGATGCTCCAAACCGTGGCTGCATACGATGCAGGGGACATTCTCACTATGAGAACCAACCTTGACATTCTAATGAAGCCACCTTACAACTTCAAACCAGAAACAGGCTATGTCGGTATGTTTGACCCAACAAACGATAACTATGTTGGACACCAACCATTGATTGTTATCTTCAAAGGTGGGAAGAATGACCCTGCCAAGCAACACATTATGATGTACCACCCAAGCCTTGCTGCAGCATTGAAGAAAGATAACACCCTTAACATGAAGAATCTAGCAGAAGGTGTTTACACTGAAGTTGTTTCACTAACTAACTCCAAGCCTATTGGCCGTTGGATGAAAGCAAAAGACAAACTCGTTAAGATTACCGAAGATGAATTCAAGAACTTAACCGGCGGTCTAGGAGATGACTCCTACACCCAAAGACAACGCCAAGGAGAACAACGCCTATTAGACGAGCGTCGTCAAGACCGAGGAAACCGCCAACAAGGTAACAACCGAAGCGGAGGCAGACCGGGTCAAGGCGGCGGTGGCGGCGGCAATCGTGACGGCGGCAATCGTGACGGCGCCGGAGGAAACCGCAATCGCAGACCACGTGACAGAATTCCTGCCAGTGGAAATGATTTTGTTAGAGGAAAAGCAAGAGAATCACGGAACAATCCGGGATATGGGGGAGAAGTCCCACTTGGAAGAGGAAAATTCCTTTATGTTCAACTATTCCCTAAGACAAAACTTACGTTTCCCAGAAAGAAGAACCTCACCGATGAAGAACGCAAACTTGGTAAGACCAAAGGCGAAACCAAACTAGGGCTAACAAAACTAGTTCCACCTAAGCAATCTTACGGAGGCGTATTCGTACATACTGCGACCCACAAGGATTCCGGAGAAGAAGTTCCATGGCTTATGCGATTACCAACTTCACACTTCCAAGCAGCCAATACAAACGTAGACGGCAAAAACTACAGAACCATATCATTGATGAAGGGTAGTGCTGAACTCAAGAAAGCCTTCGCTAAGTTTGGTGATGTATACGGGATGCCCGTATTCAAGAGTACAAAGAGTCTACCAACAAGGTTCATCATACCTAATGCTTTCAAAGGCTCAATGTATGATGCTCACCAAAGAAAAATAGCAAAGAAAAGGGGTAAGAAAGCATGACCTTCATTGATACAATAAAAAGCACGACACCAAACGACATCCTGAAAACTGCAACAATTGGTGGAGCATTAGCAGGAGTCGCAGGATTAGGAACGCTTCTTGACAAGCACGTATTCAACTATACACTCGGCTTCAAGAGTACCCGAAGTAACACTGATGTAATAATCCGTGGTGCAGCAGTGGGACTTCTTTTTGGCCTACCTTTAGCCTACTACAATGTAATGAGCAACAAAGAGGGTAGCAACATGGGCGGACTAAACCAACACGTCAAGTACAATGTGAATACACAACCAAATAGAATTCGTGATTACGCTACTTCTCGCCATACACATCGTTTGACACCTCCTAAAGACTATGTGTACACTACAGATGAAGCAGGCAGACAAATTCTAATCCTAGACCCAAAGTATGGACTATGAGGTGATAAAAGATGATTCCTCTAACAGTTTCCACGCCCTTGTCTTCCTTCTTGGAAGCATACGACTTGGCCAAGAAAACACTTAGAGAAGCAGGTTATGTTGATACCAACTTTACCATTCAAACAACAAATGGTAGAATGGTTGATTTGAAAACCGTACAAAGTGGAGGAGATTTCCTAATTGAACCGGGGTCAGCAATGCTATCTAACCCACCACAACCATACGCTTTCGCTAAATTCAAAAATGAGCGACCAGACCCAAGAGGAAACTATTTTCCTTTACTTTCACCAAAGCATCTGTCCGCATCATTAGTACATGATATGTTTGAGCAACATGGAGCCTTCCAAGGAACATGTAATATCATTTCAGGACTTAACATGAAGGTTCGCTCACCAAGCCTACCACATCAAGGAATCATGCGAGCAAGAATTGTTGATGTTGATAGTATCACCCCCGGTAGCGAGTATGTACGTAGTAATCCACGCCCAATAGTTGCTAGACCTGCTCAGATTCTTGCAGGCCAAGAAGATATCTTCAATGCTGAGATTGACCGCAGGTTGAAAGAATACTTTAGTGAAGAAGGATATCGTATTGACCCATATACTGAGGTTAGTACATCACCCGATGGTCAGCCAATGGTTTCATACCATATGTCCGATGTAGACCAATTTTATGATAACCATCGTATGTCAAGCAAGTATCAAGTAAATACCGATGTACTTTACAGATTCTGTAATTACGTACTTGAACCCTACTTAGTGCATTCGGCCACCGTAGATAATTTCATCCGTCATATGAACGCAGAAATTCTTCCAAGCCTCACAAGACTAGGTGAAGAGGGACGAAACGTAGGTTTGGATTCAACTCCAGTGGGAGGAAACTCTAGAAGTGCCCGTGCAGGAAACAGACGACGCTATAGTTCTCAAATGAAATACATGATGCAACGTCTTGCAACTGATGCTGCGGACTTCTACCACGGCAAGGATATGTCCCTAATGGTACACCCAATATTTTTGATACCGCATATGCAATTCGTACTACTTCCTCCACCGCATATTGAATTAGAAGGAGCCCGTAATCGTCGTACTCACGTCACAAGAGCCGAAAGAGTACTCAATGAAGGAGGCGAACCACCAAGGTATGCAAATACAGGACAACGCATTATTGTTAGATATTCAGAAAGAGAAGGTAGTGGAGGACCTGCATTAGTACCATTACATCATACTGCAGCAGTAGGACCCGGTACAGCAGCATTTAGTTGGGCGTTCTTACAAGAAAGAATACAAAACTTAGACGTCCCGGGTATTCTAGAAGCACTATTCGCACCACTTGAACAAGACGAAGTAGAAATCACTGCTCACCGAGTTCAGGACTATGTTGAAGCCGCTAGAAGACTATACAATCGGACACGTAATGCAGAAGACACGCTCAGTCAAAATAACTTAAACAAAGCATTGCGTAGGAACCGAACACCTTGGAGGGGAACCAGACAAACCGGTGAAATGGTTTCAATGCCATACATTGGTAATTACACCCGTGCCGAACTAAACAGGATGAAAAAAGACGAATTGATTGACCTTGCAATGAATATGACTGGGGTAGAAGGTGGATACGGAACTAAAGCAGAAACCGTTCAAGCAATACTAGACTATCAAGCCAACAACCCGAATTTGTATGAGGTAAACTACCATACAGTCGTAATGGCAAATACACCTATTCTGTTTGAGATTGATTTACCGGGACTTCACCCCAACCCTGTGGGTTGGCCAGAAGAGTTGGTCTACTCAATGATGGAAGTACTTGCAAAGTATCGTGAACAAATCGCAGGACTTAACGGCACTACATTTAGTAGAGAAGACTTCCTTTCGCCTTCAATCAATAGCGACTTTAGATTTGACCCAGACGCTGAAGTAGAAGTATCATGGTATGATGAAGATGAACAACGTCAGCGTAGGTATGGACTATCATATAGAATGATTAGGGATGCACTACGGTATTCTACAGAGGAAGATAATCTAAAATACTACCATGATAAATTATCAGTCGTAGCAAGAACTGCATATTCTCTTATGACATTGTCAGATAGTATGATGCAACTGGATGCAACACAAAGAAGAAACTTTGATGACCTAAGTGAAATGTTAGGAATAATCAATTCACAACCAAAAGGCAAATTGACTACAGGGTTTGCAAGATACAACACACTTTACAATCAACTACTAAACAACCGTGTGCTAGAAACCATGGGATATATCACTGCTGCAGGAGCAAGTAAACATCTCTTTGATGCAGGCGGAGATAACATTGTAAACGCTAGAAATCGTATGGAGTTCTGTCAGTTAATAATTCAGATGCACTGGGACGACTTCTTCCAGTATGCTATGCAAAGTGGACAAGGTATGGTTAATCTAAATGTAGATACAAGCAATGGATTATCCAGTATGTTTATTCTAAGAGAAATTCTAAAGCAATCACGTACTAAGTACAACTACGTAGCAAGTGCCGATGATACAGCATTTATTTATCACGTACTAGTTTGGTGTCTTGATAATTGCTTAGGAGCAAGAAGACAAACTAGCGAAGAACGTAGAGGCATTACAGACCTACTTCGTGGAGTAATGAATAACCTTGCTGACCGTAGAGAACGTAATGTGGCTGATGTCGTAGGTAATGCGTTTGATAACGCAAATCTTGACGAAGTTCAAGAAGCACTATTGATAGATGAAATGTTAAGGAGGTTATAGAATGAGTAATCTACATGAACTTCTAAAACAAATGGACCACGGTAGTAAAAAAGAACTCAGGAAACTACTAGAAAAAAGAAAGACCGAGTTAGATAAAAAAGGAGTATCTGTTACTTCAACAGTATCTAACTCCGCAGTAGTTCAAGCAGTTATTGATGCTGCAGCAACAGAAGCAATGCAACAAAGAGAGGTAGTGCTAGGTTCTATAGATGAAATGGTCAGTCAAAAATATGGAGGAGAAATAGATGCTTTCATCAAAGACAGGCCCAATGCTTTGCTTTCATTGGAGATAAGACAACTAGAGCGTCTTGCTGATAAAATCATAAAGACAACAAAAGACACCCTAATTGCCATTGCACAGGGATGGCCAGTAGCAACAAGCACGAATACTCGTAAGAGCCGTAAGCAACTCAAAGCACAGTATAACGCACTTGGACAAAGGGCCCGTAGTGCAGCAGATATTCTCGCTGACACTAAATTACTACTAGATGACTTTGAAGTAAGAAAGACAATGGAAGGCCATGAGGAAGATACCGACCATTTCAGATTGATAGGAACAATCTCATCAACAAGTAATCTATGCCATGAAATCATGGGTGAATTAGGCGATATAGCAATATCTCTAATGACCGCAGCAAAAGACATAGGCAAAGGTAAGCCATTCTTCTTAGGGCTAAAAGCAGACCAAAATTTAGTACCTACTAGTGCAATTAAGTCCGCAGTTGATTTTTTCCATTCATACAACAGAGTAATGCAATCACTGCAAGGGGTACCCGGAATGCAAGGCTCATCAAAGGTTGCACGTAAGCCTAGTGAGTCAGTCGGTAAATTCCTAAACAGTGTCGCTCTTAAAGCAAGCCTTGAAGGTGGCGACAGAATGATTGTTTCTATAGAACAACAAATAGAGAAGGCTGAAGCAAGTGGTAAGCCTTGGACAAAAGTGCAAACAGAAGCAATGGACATACCATTTAACCCAGATACTCACAAGCAGGACTTCTATGGCAACATTGTACCATTATCACCAGATGAGTTACTAACAAAAGAGTTAGGACTCAAAACTGAAAGAGAAAAAGGCGGTAGTGGAAGACCCTTAGAGAACCCTGCTATGAATTGTGGTTGCGGTCAGAATCCTTGTATCACTTATGGAAAACAAAATCCTGACCCATTAGATGACTTGTACGTATGAGGTGGTGTCAGTGTATGTATGTCCTTACTGTTCTCACGATAACGAAACAATAGGACCTTGTGCAAGATGTGGTTTGGCAGGAAACCCCAGTCAAACACCATGGGGAGTCAAAAACAATAGACACACTAAGTATTGGCACAAGTATAACTGGCAAGCACAGCCAGATTATGCTAACCATCAAGAGCGAGCCAACGCCGAGAATCATCAATCAATAATGAAAGAGATTAGACCAAAGAAAATCCAAGATGCGAAATTCCTTAGTGCAGGAGTACCTGCATTACCAGATATCACGCTACCAGAACGTAATATTGCAGTGCCTGCAATAGACCCTCAGAAGAATAAAGAATTACCAAAACCAAGTATAGAAATGCCTGATATACCATTGGGCGAAGACCCAGAGGTACTAACATCAGACCTATCAAGTATAGTACTAAGAGATACACCACCAGAAGTATACAACCACAAAACAGTACTAGCAGGAGGGGTAGATTCAGAACCTGCTTATGTGTATGACTTACCCCCTGTCAAGATGGAGGTAGGAGAAAGATTTGACTTGACCGACGATGGATGGCTTCGGTTAAGAAACATCAAAAATAGATTCAAATCAATAACAGACCAAAATCCATGGGGAACTTGCTATTCTCATGCAACAGCAGGAATAGGAGGTTGGTACAATTTTGATTCAAACCCAAACTTTGTTCATTGGATGTACAAAAAAGCAAAGGGACCATGGCCTCCACCCCCGTTAGGAGATTTGAGGATGGGCGGAACTGTAGAATCAATGCTTATCACTGATGTTAATGAAGGACAAATAAACACCAACATAGAAGCGTTCAATGAAGCAGAAACAGATAACTGTGATGATGCAAAGTTGCTAGCACTCAGAAAGCAAGCAAAACAAGTGTCAGTAGGTTCAGAAACAAATCGCTCAAATGTATGGACAAGAGGAAGTTATGCACAAAGAATAGGAGAAGGCGCAGCAGGTAGCACCTCGGAAATTTGGCAAATAGTATCTTCAAGTATTTACCAAGGTATACCATTGTATCTTTCTACTGGATGGCCACAGTCGCTTAGAAGACCCTCTAGCAATTACATGATTGCATCTGGACCTACTGGAGGTGGCAACCACGCAGTAAGCATTGTTGGCGTGCAAGTAACTGAAGCAATCAAAGCACCCGGTATACTGGAGAACCCACGCCTTAGAATGGACCCACTAAAACATACCAAAAAGACAGGAAAATATTCTAGATACGGCTCACATAAGGGCGGTGGCAGTTTCATGTATCAGGAACTAAACAAAGCCCTTGGTCTGTCAATAGCAGCAATAAAGAAATTTATCCAAGTAGACCATAAGACCAATGAAATCAAAGTGAATCTTGGAAACAAAAATTTCACTAATGAAGAAATAGACACCATATTAGAAATCATTGCAAGAAATTATCCTTCAAAGAACATAGAAGTAAGAATAGGGAAAGGCAAACAAAAAACCATAGTATCCGAACCAGAAGACCCAAAACCAAAAGTACTGGATGAACCAACAACACAAAAACAAGGAGGTAAACCAGATGACCCTCCGAAACAACAACAACTCTTGACTCTCAATACAAAGGGGAAACATGAAAAGCCACGCTATTACCTTGATGCACCATTAATAGATGATTTGAACCAGTGTTGGGTATTGATTAGAAACAGTTATGGAGAAGGTTACGGCGACGGAGGTTATCTCTGGGTAGACTTCATCTCATTCGTATCATATTGGAATTACATAGGCAGTCACATTGAAATTACTGCAAACAATTCATCTGGTAAAGGACACAAGAAAAAACAAGCCCAAAACCAACCCCAAAACCAACAGAAGCAAGGCAAGGGCAAAGGGAAGGGCAAAGGCAAGGGCAAAGGTAAGGGCAAACGCAAGGGCAAGGGCAAAGGTAAACCTAAAAATAACCCAAGCCCTCAAATGTTAAACACTACTACGCCAGTACAGATGCGACCTAGGGCTACACATGACTATCAGCCAACAGGCTACGCATACACCAAACCTGAATTACTAATCGCTCTAGACATTGATGATACATTAGTAGACACAAGTCAGCGAATGAGGTCTGCAAAGCGTATGGGTTTGTTTGACCCCAAGCAAGTAGGAAAGAAACAGCACCCGAAGGGTAGAGAGGCTTTCCGTGAGTACTTCTATAGTTCTGACAGGTTCTCACTTGACAAGCCAATCATAGGCGCAGTAGACTTTGCACACGCCATGCTCAAGGAAGGTTACAAGATTGCTTACATCACCGGAAGACCAGACACAACTCTGGAATTAACCAAGTCCCAACTACGAAACTTAGGTTTCCCACTAACAAACGACAAATACGGGGCAACTTTGGTTTATTGCAAACCAGAGACTGCAAGAGAAACTGCGGCTTGGAAAAAGAATATCTTGAGTAGCCTACAATCAACTTACGATGTTAGGTTCTTCTTTGACAACAATGCAAAGAATCTAGAAGTAGGCAGACAATTAGGAATCCCCGGTCTTTACTTGGCCATAGACCAATACACAGGGATTACAGCACTTGCTGACCGATTCAAGAAAGTACCTGCTCATTTAGACAACCCAAGTCATGTTGATGTATCATCGTACCGACGTGCAGCAGGTTGTATTGTACAAAGAGCAACTGATAAGAAAGTACTCTTACTACGTAGGTCACCAAAGGAAACATCAATGCATGGACTCTATGAGTTACCCGGCGGTAAATTAGAAGAAGGCGAAACACCAAAACAAACCGCTATGATTGAAACCAAAGAAGAAGCAGGCATGGACGTAAAGATTGTCAAAGAACTAACTCCAGTACACGTAGACCATGATATGAAGAAATGTTACCACTGCTTCCTTGCTAGACCAAAGAAAGGTGCAAAGGTAGTACTTTCAGAAGAACATGACCACTATATTTGGGTGACCCCAGAAGAAGCATTGACTATGTCTGAGCCATTAAGTCACCATGCTGAACACTTCTTCCGTTTAATGACTGGAATGAAAGTAAATCCACACGACCCTGATGAAGACGAAGAAGCATACAGAGATATGTTTGATGATTCACCCTATGCAAATCCCGCCGGAGTCATACCTATTATGACAGGTGAACCAACAGGCAAGCATACTAAACTAGGTACAGTATTTTCAGAAGTGTTCATTGGTAGAAACATTGGTGCTGACGTTGGAGAAGTAGTACAAGCAATCTACAGAGGCATCATTGGAGGAAGAACGTCAATGGCTGAAAAGAGAATGGCTATGGCAGTTGCAACCATGCAAAAGGAACTTTCAGACAAAGCAGTAGAACTTGGAGGCAACGCCATATCAAATCTAAATCTAGATTATGAAATACCTAAAGGAACGGCTAGTGTCACTTTGATTGCACATGGAGATGCCATCAAGACTAGCACAGTTAGAAACAACCCCGGCGGCGGTAAAGCAACTAAACTCTATAGAGAGTTCAATGGTAAAGCACCTGACAAAGTTGAGAAAACAAGCATCAAGATTCCAACAACATTAGTACGAGTAGGAGAAGGAGGATGTTGGTCAGTAGGCTATCGCTCAGACAAAGAAGGACACGGCGAGAAGCAAAAGTACATTCACGAATTTGGCGACTTTGGGAGATTCCCAAAGAAAAAACCAAAGAAGGGGCATCGCAAGGAACCTGACTTGTATGCAGCATTAGACGAAAAGGGCAACGTAATTGATTTGCGTATCATTGGAGGAACCTTTAGTCTTGATGTAGACCCAGATACAGGAATCAATTGGTTGGTGGGCTAATGGCAAATCACACACTATTTGGCATATCCGCACAGGGTTGGAAGACTATTGATGCACTATCATTGAGTTTCATTCTTGCAATCAACTCGGCCAAACTAATGACCCTAAGTAAAAGAACAAGAAAGTACAAGCAGTTCGGTATGAAAAACAGAACATGGAACAAAGTCAATACTGCTTCCGATGTGTTGTTGGTTTTTACTTTACTTAGAGGACTGGTTGATACACTAGAAGAATATGATGTATTAGTTAAGCAAGATGCAGTATTCCCCGGTAGAGGTCTTATTCCTGAAGTAGTAGTTAATGCTGCGAAAGGATTGAAAACATTACCTGCGCAGGCTAGTGCGAAGGCAGGTAGAGGTGTAGACGCACTAACCAATTTCTTTTGAGGTGAATAGATGGTAGGATACAATTATGATGGCGGCGGGTCAAAGCGAATGACCACTGATGAACGAGAAGCAACAAGAGCCCTTGGTGGCATTGCATTGATTGGTGGACTAACATACCTTTGGCTAACAAGTAAACCATCTGTACTTCCTGCCAGAGATTTAACTTTATTCGCAGGAGGCGCATACCAAGAACGTGGTACAGGATTTGTACTCCAACCACTTAATGTAAGAAGCACACAAAAGCAAACCCTAGTAGGATTTGATACCAATGGTGAAATTAACATCTTTGCAATCCATAATGGAGAAGATTCGCTTACAGCAACCATCAAAGCAACATTCAATGATGGTAGCACCAAATCTGTCAGCAAGTCAGAAACAATGAGAACAACCTCAATGAGGGACAACAAGAACACCGAACAACAGTACGGAGAAGGAGTTGTCCAATCATCGTTTGATATTGAACCAAAAACTGACTTTGACAAAGAAATTAATCAAGACGGCAAATCCATAACTGAGTACTCCGTCACCCTCAATGTAAGCGGTAAGGGTAAGACCAAGACTATCGCTTTCATTGTCGGGGCATGAGTATGGCAATCAAGTCGCAAGCACACGTAGCAGCCCCAAAAGGCGGCGACATTAATATCGCCAAACAAAAGGCTCTACAGGCTGCGAAGAACCTTGAGGAGTATTTGTTAATTCACTACACAATGTTACGTGATTATTCAGGGGTAGGTGCCGCCGACGACCGCAGTCAATTATCATTTGATGACATAGTTCACTACCACGTTTATGGCGATTACAGACTACTAGTAAGCCAAGTAATGGGACCACACATTGACCCCGGTGAATTTCCGTTCACCCCCAATGATTTGACTAGAGCAGACCAAGATGAACTAGCCGAATATATTCAACAAATTGAAGAACATTACGACACTACTGAAACAGTAATGTCGCCATTGGTACAAATAGGGGCTAGGCAAAGTTTCAGAACATTACCTATTATGCGTTTCAAAACTACACAATATGGAGCCCCACTTGAACGTCAAAGTATTATACCCAATGAAAACCGTGAGAATAGACTTGCGAACAGACTAAGAGTAGAGAGCCGATACTTAGACAAATTGAACGGATTCTTTGGGTTTGAAGCAGCAGCGTCAGGGCCATTTGTCAAACAAAGTAGGCGACGGACACAAATTGAGGCAAGAATGTCCCACTGGGCCAATAAACAACTCCACGCAGGAACACAAGCAACACGCTTCTTTCTACCCAGTTTAGGCACTATGTTAGTAAGTGGTGACTTAACAAAACTGGCCAATTACATAGGCAATAGATTAGACTTCATCATAGACGACATAGTAGACAATATACCTCAACAAAGATATGACTACCTGTACCAATTCCAACATAGAGAACCAAACGAACTACAAACTGAATATCAACCGATATCAAACATCAATAATATTGCTAGAGATTTAGACAATGAAGGTATTGAAACCGCACCAAGATTATTCTATGAATGGGCGAAACACATTTGCGCACATCCAGATTATCAGATGTACTTAGAGCAAGTTGCCACTATGACCCCGGACGAACAGAATATCATTGACGCTTGCGGAGGACAGACAATTGTTAGCAGGAATAACAACAAGGAACCAGATTTACGAGTCGCAATGCCGAGTGTGATTTTTAGGATTGCAAAGAATGCAACGCAGCGAGATAATATGTTCAAGGCAGGAGAGTACTTCATCAAAGAATTACTTAATGCAGGCCGTGCAGCATTCGGTGAAGGTACAGCAGTTAAACTAAAAGAAGCCGTACGCAATAGGTTTCAACAACAAGTTGATAATTTACAAGTCGGGCCACCAGACAATCAAGATGAGGAACTACTCGGATTACAAGAAGAATTTGACCCAGAGGAAACTTTCTACATCAGTAAGGTAGAGAGAGTAGGACCCGCAGATAGGTATCAAGTTTCACGAATTTACAAAGGAGATTACAACGGAGAAGCAATATTCCCGCTTCACCCATTATTAGATGGTAGCCCAGATGAAAATGCAGTAACATGGCTGGAACGTAATGAATTTACAGTATATGATGAAGATAGCGAAGTAGAGTTAGATGAAGAAGAAATGCGAGAAAAGAATTTAGGAGGTAAGATTGACAACCTTCACAAAGTATTCATGCGCATTGTAATGGACGTATACATGACATTTGAAACATATGCTACGCTTATTACCAACTTCGTAGGATACAAGAAGTTCAGTAGGTTCCAAGGCAAAAACAAGGAGCCAAATTTGCGCTCGCCTGTTGGAGGAGGCGGAGGTAGCGGAGGTTCATCAAAACCAATCGGTGAATTCCTAGTTGAGCAAAGACTGGAGATTACACTAGGACAGTTAGCAACACAGTACGCAAGTATGCGAACAGGGACACTAAACATGGAGAAGTTCTACTCTCAAGACCTACTAGGTGCCGAAGTACAATGGTTGTCTAGTTCCATATCACAATTTTCGCCAACACTAACAACCGCAGGACCACAACTAAAGGGCAACGTGTTAGTACAGGAAATGTATATTCCACCTGCAGGTCTACAAGAAGACCAAGAGTACCAACTTGAAAGAGTAAAACCAGAAGTCATCTTCCTCAAACTAGATAGTGCATTACTGCGTGATATTTTCATTGAATACGTAACTCAGCAAAATGCATATGTTGCTGAAACCGCTAGACAAGCAGGTAAGAAAAAGAAAAAGAATCGCAAGGGACAGGGCGGTAAAAACAAGAACCAATCAAACAAGAAAATTTTACCAACAATGTGGATGCTAATTAAACAACAAGCATTGTCTATTGCATCTACTGAAAACTTGAAACCGCATATTATGTGGAACCTACTTCTTGATACCGTAGACAAGTATCGCTCAGAACTTACCATGCAATACCCATTAGTGCCAGAACACTGGGCCACAACATTCACGGTTGCCAACCTACGCAAAGACCCAGAAGTGTACGGAGAAACGGTAAACGAAGAGGAGCAACGTGAACTACTTATTGATTATATGAACTTCCTTGAAACAACCTACTTCAATTCATTCACATTCTTAGGAAGGCTTTCCGCAGCACTTGACAAGATTAGAATCAATATGATTAGCGATATACCAACACTACAACGCTATTTTGTTGAAAGATTACACCAAGACTCCAAGGCTAAGATTCTTGGCCGTAGGTACTTCCCTGCATACCAAACATTGCTCTACATTATGCGCTCCTTTGCAGATATACCTGCAAATGTACGAGGCGAATATAGTGCAATGGTATTTGATGAAGAAGCAAAGGAAATGATGCGTCAGCAAATGCGAGGACCAAGAGGTAGTCAATCTGGAGAACCAATTGTTGCAGCAATTACAGATATATCTCCACGCCAAATAAGACCTGAGCAAGTAGTACGTAGACCGGGGTTGTAATTATGGATAGGGACTACAAATTCGTTTACCGTGAATTTGATAAGTTCATTCGTATACTAGAAGCCGAAGGTAAATACCCACCATCTGTACAAGACATTGAATTGTTCTGTAAGGAGTCAATCACTAAGCGATTCTGGTATTACCCGCCAATAGGGACAGGAATACCATCACAAATGATACAAGGTGTTTCTAGTTTAGATAGACTAACCTCTGAGCGTATCTTGGATATTACAGATGGGATAAACAACCAAGACCTATTTGTTGAAATGCGGGACCTACTTATAGGCCATGCAAAGGAAATCTACGGAGATTTAGGTACATCTGAACGGAACAGAGTTTGGGAACCTGCGCCGTTTACTATTGAAGAACGTGCTATTGAATATGCAGCATTAGAAGGAATTGATGCTACAGAATGGAGCAAACTTACAATTGCAGAAATGCAAGAAACACCCGCATACCAAAAAGCACTAAGCGATGCAATTTTTACATCCAAAAAGAATAGCGAATACTTTGACCGTGTAGGACAGTTTATGCTAGAGAAAACAATGCACCACCCACTTGCCAGTGTTTACTTCTCATTCAACGCCAAGAAAGTAGACAACAGAAAGTCTACATTAGTATCAAGACCAAAGGGCGAACCATATACAACAGTAGACTCCGATGATGATATTACAGAGTTTATGTCTGTAAAGGAATACAAAGATGTTATCGCAATAGGTAGCGATTCATTTCGTGGTCTATGGTGGACTCCTTCAATAACTGGTCAAAATATGAAGATGGGTTGTATTGATATTGACAATCCTGCCAATCTCCCAGACAAAAGAATCCGTACCAAGATTAGAGCCTTAGCGACCAAATTAGAAAACGATGATGTGCCTTACATTATCATGTTTACAGGAAACTCTTGGCAAATCTGGTTTGGTACAAAGCACTTAGGAGATATCGTCGCCTTCCAAGAAATTAATACCTACATTGAGCAACTAGCAAAAGGAATAGAAGTAGTTGTAGGAAGAGGAACCAAAGCAATAGAAGAAGCGCAAATACGAGAGCAGTTACTTATTGATTTGAGTGTCCAAGATAAGAATTCAATGCTTGGTATGTTCTTTGGTATGCATTACAAACCACAGTACAGACCTACAGACAATGTAGGAACAGGATTTGTTAGGGTGCCTGTACCGCTTGCTCAACTAACTACATTTGACCCATCTATAGATGCGCACCCAGATAACGTAATGAAGAACTTCTCTAGTCTTTCATTGTTAGTAGACGCATGGTTTAGTGAAGTAGAAATCGGACGAGGATATGAAAGCAAAGGAACACTTGGTATTGAACCAAGATGCTTACGTTCAGCCGATAAGATTGAGGACTTTGAAACAACTCTCATTGCCGAGAAGTGGAAGAAAGGAAGCAAGTTCCATGAGTATGATTTCCCTACGGCTAGAGCAGAATTGGCCGAAGAACCAGAATTAATTGTCACACCAAAATTAGACGGTTGGTTAGGAGTCATTCACTATAGGGCAACAGGTGGTTTCAAGATAGGCGGTAAACGCATAGCAAGCAAGGTTACTAGACTTGACCGAAGAGGAAGAAAAACATCAACAACAGAAGAAGTAACAACAGTGCTTGTCACTAGCGGAGGCATTGTAATGTGGGATAACCACATTACACGTGAGTTTGAAACACTGTGCAAACGCATGAAACTACGTGAAGCAATCATAACTGGTGAAATGATTGCATACGACGACTTTGGTAAAGTCGCAGGACCCGCAGGAGTCACTGCTGTAATCAACAGAAAAGAAACTACCCTTACTGGGGGAGAAGAAACCGTGGAGTCTGCTAAGGGTGAGTACGGTAAAGGTCAGGCCACACAAAACGTCAAAATGTTCAGCAAACTTAGGTTTGCTACACATGATTTGATAAAATTGGATGGAAAAGAGTTTGCACCGGAAATGGACTTCCGAGAAAAGCACGATATCCTGAAAGAATTTGGAACATTCCGGATATTCCCAGTTGAGTACTATCACTTGGTAACTCCTTTCAATCAACGCTTTGATTCTCTATGGGAACAGATAACAGTAGCCGACGGACATGAGGGTATGGTTGTTTACACCAAAGACAGTCGCATTAAGGTGAAAAGAAAGTTTACCGTTGATGCAGTAATCATAGGTATTGACAAAACAAGTAAGCGATGGATTGACGGTAAAGGAATAGGCTCCGCTTATGTCGCAGTAATGAAGAAACGACCTAACTATGGAACTACTTACGTAAGTCTAGGACGTGTAGGAACTACAGGCATCACTGATGAAGAACGTATGCGCTTAACTGAGCAAGTCTTAGGAGAAGATAATGCAAACATTATTCCTATCCAACAATCTATAGAAAAGGCAACTGAAGAGAAAGAAACCACAACGGGATTAGAAGATGTGATTTTTGTTGAGCCTACAACTGTTGTAGAAGTCCAATATGAAACTCTTTTACCAGAAAGAAAAGGAACATTCTCAGTCTATAGAAGGCAACAGAAAGGCAAAGGTAAAGCAGCAAAAACACAAGTTATCCTCATAGATAAACCAGTATTTTCCCGAAGAATGCGTAGTGCAAGAATAGTCGGTGTTCGTGATGATAAGAATGCATTGAATTACTTAGATGCTAACCATGAACAAGGAGAAGCAGCAGGAGGCTTCAAGATAGGTGCAAGACCAAACCCTGCACCAGAACCAGACCACATTCAACTACCACTTGATTACTTGGCTAACCTTGAACAAGAATTGGTATTGTCACCAAGAAGTGCTGACAAAAAGATGATAGCGGTGAAAATGTCCATTGAAGAATTAGTTACTAGGTCATTTGTAGGAGATGTACACAAAAAACGTAAATTCCAAGCCCCTATTGATATGTGGAGAAAATTGTACAACTTAATGGACCGAAGAAGAGAGTTTGTTGGGTTTGTCAAAGACAATGAAATACACTACGGTAGTTCTCACGTTAGAGGCGCAGTAAACTACGAATTCCACCCAGATATGTTGGATTGCGACTTCATGTTTCACACTCACCCATATAGCAGGCTATTCCGTACAGAGTTAGGGTTTATGAGTTCGGCTGATATGATAGCAATGTCTATGGTTTCGTTTTCATATAATATTGATTGGCACGTTATCGTAGAACAATACGGCTTTGAATGCATTAGAACAGTACCACAAAAGCCTATGATAAAACTCCTCAAGGCTTGGGTTAAGGCATTCAAAAAGGAAGACAAAAAAGCATTAACGAAAATTGATAAACAGATACGTAAAGCATTCAAAGAACACGCACAAATTTGCAGGGATGCTTATAGTGAGAAAACAAGTATGCGACGTAGAGCCTACAATTACTTAGTCCATCATAATTATGCTTTTACTCCATTTGATTTATCAGCGATGGTAATTAAAGAGGTTAATCAAAAATCAAAGTACTTCCAGTATGAATACAGGACGCTACCACTACCATTGTATAGCGTACAATGGAAAGGTGATTACCCACAAATTGAAGCCATAAAGAACCCTGCATTCTATGGATATGAACCAAAGCGTATGGTGAGAGGAGGAACACCTGCTGATGACAAGTTCTTGAAAATTGAACAGGAGTTTGATTTGGCTTACAAACGTGCATACGGCTTTGACAAACCACCGGGCGACCAAAAGTTGTACTTATTCGGTACACAAGCAAGAGGCCAAAGCGGAGGATACCAAACACCAAGTCCAGTGCAAATTAGGGGCAAAAAGGTCTACTTAGATGCATCACTATTACCGCAAGGTGTATTTGCCACTGCAATTTATGACGACTTTGGCGAAGGTCAAGATGCAGCGAAGTTATTACCGCAATATGACAAAGACTACACTGTACCTAAGTCTTGGTATGATATTGAAAAGGGGCTATACCACGAAGATAAAGAACAAGCAGCCAGAGATTATGCCTTAGGTGTAAGAGTGGCGTTTGATGCAGGCAAGCCAACTGAACAATTAGAGCCTGAAGAATTTTTTAATAAATGGTATGAAAACATTGACCAAATGGATATTGATGTAAAAGATGCAAGCAAAGAATCACCACTAACTAAAGCCGAGAAACGTAAGTTACTAGAAGTACTTGACGGCAATATTGCAATCAACCCCGCATTCGTAACACCTGATTGGGAACAACGTATTGATGCGTATGAAATGTTTTACAATGAAACTCAACAGAAAGAAGGGCCGGCAAATGTTGATGCCATTATTCAATCAAAGTATCCTACATGGGAATATGAAGCATTAGAGAAAGCAAGAAAACTAAGGCAAATGGAAAGAGAACTAGGTTATACTGACGACGAAATCAATATGATTAAACAGTCATTTTCACCGCAGACCTCAAGTGTTACATTGACCTCGGCTTTCTCAAGCCTGTATGGTCCTTCGCTGTTTGGGGACCTTGAAGAGGAGGACGACGACGATGGAACCGAGTCAGAAGACGATTGAAATGGTCTTTGGCTTTCCTAAGGCGGGAGAGGTATACGGGTCGTTTGATGTAGTATCATCTAACTTTGATGCTAACAAAGGGACATGGTCGGTATTATTTTCTGATGAAATCCAGAAACAATATGCACTACAGGCACTAAAACCGTTCTTAGGAAAGGTTGCAGTGTTTGAAGTAGACGGTATAGAGCATAGTGTAGAGTTTCCAACAAAGGAAACCAAGATAGAGTATGTGCGCAACAATCCACCAACATCAGTACAAACACTAGTACATGGTAGATTCTTTGGAGATACTGCTTTCCAGAACCCAACAACAGTGGAAGCATTTGAAGAAGAATTAGGAAAAATGACAGTAAAGAAACCAACTAAATGGTTCCGTATACATCCAATAACAGAATTACATTCGCCTTCATTCCGCAACAAACTATGGTCGTTTGTCACAAGAAGAGGAGAGTCCTATGGATGGGTAGTGGGAAAACAAATCTACCATAGAAAAGGTTCCTTAATCATGCCTTATGTTAAAATCAACAAACACGTTGAGAATGCAAAGGTAATGTATCACACTCACCCATCAAAGGATGAACCATCTTTCAGTAGTGCCGATGATATCCAATGGTATCTTGACGCTGCATACAAGTGGGGAATTAGACATTACTACACCATTATGGCTAATCGCTTAGACCACTTTGAGATAACTACCAAAGGAGATAAAGGAAGAAATAGTTACTTACGAATGGACGAAGGTAAGTTCATTGATGATTTAGATACGATGCTATCAAAACTTGAAGAACAATACAAGGGCGATGCAATATCAGACGAGAAGTTCTGCGAGAAGGTTACTAGAAAATGGGTCGCAGAAATGAATGAACGCTTTGGGCATATTATGAACATCAAGTATCATTCACATATCAAGAAAGAAACCCCATTAAAAAATCCGGGGAGTGGTACCCCTTTAGGAGTAGCGAAGCGAATAGGGTTGGACGACCGTCACATCTCAACCGCCCTTGGTGAGTTGAAAGGCTTAGACTATGATTGGATTCATTACGGCGGAGATGAGTTTGCTCACACTATGTACGTCTATTGGTGGACCAAGTATCACTTCTTGCCAAAGGCCGACGGTAAAGACCGACTTTACACTTGGGAAGGATTAAGCAAGGAAAGCAGGGCTAAACTACGAGAATACTTAGACACTGAAATAGAAGCAGGTTGGACTAGGTCAGATGTTCTATTGATGCTTGGGCTATACCATGACATTGCAAAGCGTAGAGAAAAGGAAGATAACAGACACCATTCAGTAATCGGTGCTGAGATGTTTAGAGAAGAGATAGCACCAGAAATTGGACTATCTCAAAATTTGACAGACCACATCTCACTTCTATTACAATCAGATGTAGGACGAAGAGGTATTACAGAAGAAGAATTCCAAACAATTGCAGGCGACCTGTACTTACTGTGTAAGATATTTCACATGGCTGACAGAACCGCCCACCACCCGTATATGTTCACTAGCGCAGCAGCCACAGCAAGACAAGAAGGACTACTTCAAGCAGGGCAATATGGCGATGCCTACATTGCAGTACGAAACAAGCAGGACATTGAAACCATTGAGCATATTTTACAACATAATGTAATTCCTAACCCTCCACCCAAAATGCCCTACAATGTTCAATATGGCGCATCATATGAGATTGCCATTGACCCAGACACGGCTGAAATGTTGTTTGAAGATTACGACCCACGTAAAATAGTCGGGAATGATGGTAAGTTTGGTAGCAATTTCCGTATGTCATATGGACAAGGAATATACATACGAATGCCGTTAAAGGACGGGTATATTGCCACAGCCACACTTGGTTTTGCATACCCTGCAAAATTAAACATTCTAGGTATTCCTTCAAGAGAAGATTACGGAGTCAGCGCAGCATCAGAAGTTTACAGCCGTGTGGGTCAAGTTCTCGCTCAAGTTTACGATGTGAAAAGTGACGAGTTATTGGAACCGTCGTCGGACACGACGTCGGATAACGAAACAACAGAATCACCCGAAGCAGATGTTTTACCTGCAGCAAACGTAAGTTTCCCTGTGCAACCGATGATTAATCCAAAACACTGCAAAAAGGACGTTCGTGGTGTTGTCCAACAACCGAGCCAATCCACGATAGTAATTGCAGGCCCAATGGGAAGCGGTCGCCGTGAAGTCGCCAAAGAATTAGGACGACACGGATACCAGATATGTCCGATGCACACCACGCAACCTTCACCCGTAGGGCGTGTACCTAACCGAGATTCTGTAGACCACGATAAAGAATCATTCATGCAATTAGTCAAAGCCGACCAAATGCCCTATTGGACTATGGACGAGAAAGGACATTGTTATGGATATACTAAGGAACAACTACAGGCACCAAAGACAGTAATGTACACTTCACCTACGATGGCACTACGAATGAAAGACAGTCTTCCACACCTACACATTGTTTACCTACAAAACAACCAATCACCACAACAACACGAAATGAAACTATCATCAAGAAGTGGTATTACTCCACGCCAAGCAAAGGCTGCATCTAAGTTTGCATACCATCAAAAGCGCAAGGCTTCGCAGTTTGATACTGTGATTCCTGTTGATGACGACGATTATATGAATGCCGCCATGGTTCTAAACAACTCCAACTTCTTTCCCGGTGAAGCAGTGAACAAATACCCTTGGCTAAAGTCGGCGGACTTGATTTCTCAAACAGTTCCCATATCCAAATTGAACCCTCCAATCAAAGTAGTCCGCAGGGATAAGACCGAAGATGGTACAAGCCATTTCTACAATGCTGATACGGACGAGGATATCACAGGCAAATCGTTTGATGGGGCAACACTAGATACCAACAAAGATGTTTACGTGGTTGGGGACCCAACACCTATACCAAAAGGACGTGAACGCTTTGCAGGAGGACTTCACTACTTTAACATTGCAAAGTGGGGCGACAGAAAGATTATACAATATTCTAGAGATTCACAAGGGTTTGATTCAATATATGTTGAAAGGGTAGAGATTGACGGGGTAGTATACCTTAACAGTGCGCCATTTAACTTTCGTGAACCATCGGCACACGTCATGGTAAGAGGTAGAGCAGAAGTAGATTGGGAGAGTGCCAAACTAGTAACAGGTGGAGAAATCACTGACTTTGATAATAATTCAAAGAGCCACGGAGAACCCGATACCGTAGTCAAATCAGTAAAAATCAAACCTAGAGAAAGAGGTCCGAGGTACAGAGTAAATCCACGTATTCCAAAGAAATATGAGGGGCAAGACCCAAGCGAACATTCAGACCTATACACCGATGAAGACCCAAGAGGAACCATTCAAGGGTTAGGATTCAAAGACAAAGAAACTGCTGAACGCTCAGTAAACATCATCAAGCGTTCTGGTAAGACTCATGCACATAAGATTCAAGCAGCCATGGCAATGGAGCAACGTGCTAGGTTCCATCCTAATGCAACATCGGGAATCAAGGCCGCCCAGAAAGTGTACGCCAACTTCATTGAAGAAATGAAGAAGAAAACAAAAGCAAGGCGTAATCCCCAATTTAACATTGAAGGTATGCAATTCTTTACCACTGTACCTACGATGAAGCATACTAACTTAGGCGCAGTATCGGCTGAGATTGAAGTAGACAGAAACATTCCAAAAGAACTAGTAGGAAACGTAAAGGACATTTTCCTAGGACTAGTAGAAGACTACGAAAAGAAAACAGATAAGCGTACAGCACTTGCTATTGCATTTGCTATTGATGAACTAACAGAAGAAACAAAGCGAAGAGGCGGTAATGGTGTAATGAACTTTACAGTGGAAACCGGAGGAAGCCTAGGTCTTCCTATTGTAGAATTCAACAAAACAATTCCTGCGGTAATTATTGTTACTGGCGATGCAATCAAACTAAAGAAAGCAAAGAGGAATCCATCTGAAAACCTAACGCCAACTGCTACAGAAATAAGAGAAGCGTTAGATATATTTGGAGAACAACAAGGCCTTGACGCCAACAAAGCGATGTTGATTGCAGGCGCAGCATTGTATATGCACGGACTCAAACCGATAATGAATGATGTAGATGCAATCATCCCCGGCAAGCCAGATATTTCAGAAGGATATGTCAATGGACTTGAATTAGATATAGGTGGTGGACCAGACTTTACTGCGGAGATGTTAGATTATGAAGTCAAAGAGGGAGTACGATATCAGTCCCTTTCTGCAATATTAGCATTCTACAAAATGCTCAACAGAGAAAAAGACCAAGTATGGATTGAGAAGTTATCCAAGATGTTAAACAAACCTAGGCTAAAGCGTAATGCATCTTACAGCATTCAATCAGATTTTGAAGCCATGATTAATAGAGCATACTTGGCACGCACGAAAGAAATTACAGGCGAAGACCCTACATTCAATGGCAGGGTTTGGTGGAATGAACAGATTCCTCAAATTGAAGAACGCTATGGAACTGAACCACTTAACTACACATGGCTACATCCAATCAAAGACCCAGACTTTGACCCTAGCGATAAATCAAAAGAGTTTGACGAAAATGGTGATGTATTACCAATACACTTCTTGAATCAACTAAAGCGTATACCATTAACTAAACAACCAACACCAGAACGTATTATGCAAATTGCTCTCAATATTGGACAAGGACTTGCAAGTGGGTCGGTAGAAAGAAGATATTCATTTGATGAATTTTTGGCAGCAAACAACCCGCACCATTGCCCTGTTGAGACAGAAGCACGTAGAGCAGCAACTGACCCATCATTCAAACACCATGAATGGTATATTGAACATCATCTTGATTATGTCAAGGCCATTGTTCACTCGCTTAAACCAAATGCCGGGACCGATGAAATGGAAGTATTCAATGACATGGTTTGGATGCACGACTACCCAAAGATGCTAGGCGATAAGGATAACTTTGAACTCGTCAGAAATCTAGTTTCTAAACACAAAGGCAAAGCCTACGCTGATGAGTTAGTACAGTACATTGATGATATGGAAAGAATCAAGTCCCCAGATTGGAACGGACAAACCACAATGTATGGGGCAGTAATGTCTACTGCTGATGCACTGGCTCACTACTACGGACCTTTCTGGCAAATTTACATGGATGAAAACAAAGACAAAGACTTAGACTTCCTTAAGAAAAGCAACGCCGCTAAACTTGAGAAAGATAAAAACAAGTTGCGAGCAGGTCCAAAAAGAGATGCACTAGACTCAGTTAAGTTCCAATACAAAGGTCGTAAGGTAAGAGTAGTAGGTAATGAACACATTGCTGAGTTAATTGAGAAAAAGAATCCACCCCTAACCTTTGAAGAACTAATTCCGGTTGTTTTTGAAATAAGTGAAGATAGGCAGTACACCTTGTTTAACCGATTAATCAAACTGATGGAAGAGTCTGGTGAAATCGCTGAAGAAGTCTTAATCAAAGAGGGATTCAAGCCTTACAAAGAACCCGGTAAAGATGGAGTGGAAGGAGAAATCACTGACGCAATAATCGTACTACTGATGGCGTTTGAAAGAAACGGCGGTACACCAGATGAACTCAAGGACTTACTATACAAGAGTATTAGCAAAGGTGGCTTGAAACTAAAACGAAATCCAAGTAAAACCCCAGAAGGTAGAAAGATACCTAAGCGATATCTCAAAGGTCTAAACAAAGAAGAGATGCTTATTGCAGCAAAAGAAATTGACAAGGGGTACAAGTACGACATTAACGACCCTAAGGCATACGAATACTGGAAGTCAGACATTAAAGCAACAGCAAGAGGCTACAAGACTGTACCTAGTAAGTACAAGAGGAAGTTCATCCAAATGTACGGGCCACTTCCTAAAGGAGGCAAATTCTTAACCAAGATTGCTAAGGCAACAGGCATCAAGAAGTCAATCTTACAGAAGGTCTACAATAAAGGTCTTGCAGCATGGAGAGGAGGACACCGACCCGGCGTTCAACAACACCAATGGGCTGCAGGAAGAGTTTACTCATTCGTCACATTAGGAAACACAGTCAAGAAAGGCAACAAGAAAATGCCAGACTATCAGTTAGCAATTGATGCGGGGTTAATCAAGGCAAACCCACGAAAGGGCAACAAACCTACGTTAGAAGAGTTCAGACAGTGGGTAGACCAAGTGAACATGAAGAATAAAGAAATCAAAGCCTTCATGGAATCAGACTGGTTTGACGTAGCAGGATTAACACCAGAAGAAGCAGGAGAGCAGGGAATCTTTAGCGGACAAGATAGTTTGCGCAGGATTATTCGTATGCGTAAGAAACTAGGACTTACTGGACCAAAAGACTACATCAAACCCGGACCTCAGACTACAAAGAGATACTACGAACTTGCACTAGAAAAATGGACAGGACTTGACAGTTCAGTACCAATCAAGGAAGATACTACTGACTGGGGTTGGATGCTACGACAAAATAGATTCAATGGTAGAGCAGCCGCATATCCGTACAATAAAGCCGCCGAGTATAGAAGAGGCCCACTAGTCAAGAAACAAAAGACCCAGAATAAACCATCCCGTAAACTACTATCACTATGGGTATGGGGACATGACCCTTGGCGATGGGCAAGAAAGAACGGCATTGCAAATATGCCTAAGTGTGCCGATGTACCATGGGTAGGAATGACAGAGAAGCGTAAGTACGGTAAGGTTCCTGTACTAATGAGCCCAACAGTAAAGAAAAATCCAGAGTTAGCCATACCACCATTTGGTCTAGCATTCGTACCTCAAACAGAAGTCAAGGGTATACTGAAAGAAGGTATCAAAGCCCAAGATGGAGTTGTGCCGTTGATTTATCCGTTCCCTAATTGGAAAGGAAAGATTCTTCCTGCTTTGTACGAGAAGGTAAAGGAAACACCAATGAAAGATATTGCATTGTTAAAGATTAATCATCCACTATCTCAAGGAATGAAAGCCGACAGTAATATTGCTTACTATCACAAAGGAAGTGTGAAGCCTTCTCAGATTGAGAACATAGTAAAGTGGTGGGATAGCATTGACTTTGAATCCGGACAAATTACTGATACTAAGGAGTACAGAGAGTGGATGGATGCTTCTGGAATTGAATTGATTCTTACCATAAAGCAAAACCCAATAGGAAGGAAGGTCATGTACCATGGTTCATCTGTACCCAACATCAACAGATTACAACAAAACTACAACCATTTAGTCGGCAGGGAAGTAGTATTTGCTACACCTAACTATGAGTATGCGCTTGCTATGGCAATTGATTCTACTAATGACGACTTAGAAATTGGTTATATCAACGGTCAGTTTATGATAGCCGAAGTATACGAAGGCGCATTTGAATTACTAAAGGAACCATCTTACATCTATGAAATCAAGGCAAACGGATTCCATCAACACCCAAGACTACCAGAAATGGAATACATCATTGAAGCATCAATGCCTGTACTAAAATCAAAGCGTGTACCAAACACATACAAAGAACTCAAGAGGATAGGAACAACCTTCATACCATACGGTAGCCCAGAATTGAGGTGATAACATGGACTTACGACCTAGACAATCAAAACATCTAGTAACAGGTAAAGATGGTACTAGAATATACACTGTAGAGCCTAGCGTTTGGAAAGCGCACATAGAATACATACACAAGAAGCATAACATTAGCGAATGGTATATGCAACCCAGTTTCAAATGGATTTACGAACACACCAAGATTGGATACTACCCAAGAGGTCTTGCAATTGAAAAGGCCAAGGAAATCTACGTTATCAAGGGTGCTGAAACAGATTACTCGCTTCTGGCGCATGAGTATGGACACATCCTAGGACACGGCCATGTTCCAGACGGCATCCCCCATTTGATGAACCCGATTGACTCACTGCGTATCAGGGACCCAGATGACATAGGAGATAAGTTTGAAGAGAATTTCAGAGAGTATTATGAAAAGGTACTTGTTCCAGCCGAAAGAAACCGTGCATTACCGGGGATGTTAGCACTCGGGCTGATAGCGTACGGGTTGATGGGCTGATGAAACTAAGTGGTACATTCTTAGACAACATGGGAAAGCGTCATTCTGTTATTGTGGGAATGACTAGGTCTGGTAAGACATTCTTCACCAAGCACGTACTACAACAACTACAAGACCAAAATTATCACACTATATTTTTTGACCCGAAGCATGACGACGATTATGCGTCGTTAGGTACTATCTGTAATACACCACTACAATTTTACCATCAACTTCTCAAAAAGAATCCTGCTATAGTATACAGACCTAGTCCAAAGAAAGAGGACAGGGTAAACGAATTGAACAGGATTACAGAGTTTCTGTTTACTATGTCTAACAAGGACGGCTTCAAACGCATCAAACGTGTAGTAGCAATTGATGAGATTCAACTCATGGTCAAGAAGGGTACTAACGATGGCGTAGAAACAATCTGGACTGTTGGTGCAGGTATAGGCGTAGTAGGAATCGCAATCACTCAAAGAATCCAACTTCTCAATGAAACCTGTTGGAGTCAATCTGAAAACAAGATTATCTTCAAGACAGACGATAGGCCAGAATACCTCAAGACTAGAAACTTAGACCACTACATAGACAAGAGGGAGTTCTTTTTAGATTCAGACAATAAGTACTGGTTTTACTATACGACAGGTAACGGCAAATGGCGCATACGAGAACCCATATCCACATCATCCAACTCTTCCACCATTAGCAAACCAACAACAACCAAAACAAGAAAGGGTAATCCCAAACCAATCAGTAGCCTCAAAACAGTAGAACACTTCGGATTAAAGAGGTGGGACATTTGATACTCATTACTGTGCCTCATGGAAAGTCAAACAATTCAACTAACTATGACATAGGAGCAGTAAGTTTCTTGCCATACTTAGAACAGGCTATGCGTAATAGAAATATCAATTATGAAGTATTACTAGGTGATTCCCATAGAGAACTTGTAGACCTTAACAGAAAAGAGTCCTATGGTGGTGAATATTACATGGACTTTTGCGAGTTGCTAGATACGGCAGCATTTCATTTAGATGTACATTCATTTCCATTCGTAGAAGAAGATGCATCAGAAGAAGATGCACTAACTAGTATGGGAGATGATTTGAGAGCATGGTCAGTACATACCGCAGTATTTCTAGAAATAGATTCAGTAACTCACCCCATAGTACTAAGGAATCTAGTAGAGAAAGTTGAGAAGGATTTTGATATTGGTATCTTTGATAGTAGTGTAGAAGGAGCATTCCTTACTACTACTGCATCAGTACTGTTTGATGTTCCTTCCATACTTATGGAGGTAAACGACCAAAGTTCGGAGGAATATGAGAAGTTGGCTGTGACCCTTGCTGCATACTTTGCTGACTTCGTATGAAAGCAAATCCCATCATATTGATTGCTTGACTACGGTTTAGCCACCACCGCATACGTATCCCATGCTCAATAAAGTCAAACAGTTCTTTGTCTAACGTAACTGAAATAGCGACTTTCTTAGACTTATCTTGCTCATGTCGTCGCCGGGACATTGATATTCCCACAACATCCTCGTTAATAGGGTTCTTGCTAATAATAACTTGTAAGTATCGTATACTATAGCATACTAAAGTATGACCTTTTATATCTAAGTGGGTAGTCGGAAGACCATGGCCCTTGCAGAAGTTATGCTAGTGAACCCACCTCGTAAAAAGAAGGCGTCCCGACGTAGAACCAAAGCAAAGTCCAAAAAATCAACCAGAGGTAATACAATGGCACGAAGAAGAACAACTAGAAGAAAGACAACAACCCGTCGTCGCAAATCACCTGCACGACGCAAGACCACACGTCGTCGTAAGACAACCAAGCGTCGTAAGAGCCCTGCTCGCAGACGCACTGTCCGCCGACGCAAGACGACACGCCGACGCAAGTCGCCTGCTCGTCGTAAGACAACCCGTCGTCGCAAGACGACACGCCGACGCAAGTCACCTGCACGCCGCAGGAAGACTACTCGCCGTCGCCGCAGCCCTGCACGTCGTCGCAAGACCACACGCAGACGCCGCAGCCCTGCACGTCGCCGTAAAACAACTCGCCGCCGACGCAGCCCTGCTCGCCGTCGCCGTACAGTCCGCCGCCGTAGCGCATCCCGCAGACCACGTACCACACGCCGCCGCCGCACCACTCGCAGCCGCAAAGCATCTGGCCGTGGACGCAAGATGAGCCTAGGCAACGCATTCAACTGGGTCAAGAACCACATGACAGCATTTGAGGCTATCCTCGCTACTGTTGGTGGTATGGCTGCAGGTGCTTACCTACCAAGCCTTGTCCAATCCGGACTTGCTAAACTTGGTCTGAACGCATCTTGGATGACTAGCGGAACCTACACCCCGTACCTTTCCGGTGCTGCTGTTGCAAGCCTAGTCGGATTCGGTCTATACTCCATGAAACTTGCTAACATGGGTACTGCAAGTGCTATCGCCCTCGGTGGTATCGCTTTCCAAGTATTCAAACTTGCAAACGATAAGGGAGTCTTTGACAGAGTCCGTGGCGCACTTGGCCTAGGATATGCCCCAATCGGCTACCTTGGCGCACACAATGCCATGCATGGTGACATGATGGACGACCCACTAGAAGGTGGCTCCTTTGGAGCAGCAATGACCTACGGTACATACCATGGTGATGCCAACATGAACGCAATGTTCGGTGGCAGCCGTGAGATGAACTTCTACTGATTGTAGAAGCGAACCTCTGGTAGTGTCCCTATGAGGGGCGGTGCTTAGGCATCGCCCCTCTATCTGGGCCGTAAGCATTGTAGGTACTAGTGTAGTTGCACTGATTAGGGAGCGAAGGCTACGCCTGTTTGATTAGTTAGACTGGTAAAACAATCTAACTAACTCATCCAAAGTAAACAGTCTGTACTCCGCAGTGTATGCAGAAGGCTATCTTTATTGAACCAGTATCGCTGATTTCAATAAACTCGGTACTTCCGCAACTACACACCGTAGTACGTTCTAAGGTAGGTTCCATACCAGTTAGTCGTAAGACAAACTTGTATTTAAGAAAACCTATGTTTTGTGAAATATTCATTGGTAAATGGTATTCCTCTGGCATAGCCAATGAATATTTCACCTATATCCCTTAGACCTAAGATAAGCCTCTTTACTAGAGTCTTTACTAACAGGGACTAACTCACCAGTTAATCTCATTACACTACTACTACGAATATAGTTACTAAGGGATTCACCCCGTTTATCGGCTTCTTCACGTAACAACAATAACAGTTCTGGGTCAAACCTAATGGTTACTGGAACCTTCTTTGGCTTGTCCCCCATGAACTATCCACATTTCAACTCGGTTATGAAGTTTAGCGGAAACAGCCAATATGTATGACATAAGTATACGTATGTATGACAAAGTAAGACAAATGAATGCGGTACTTGATATACTAGTGATTATTGGGGAAGAATAAGTCGGGAACCGAAACAGTACCGGCGAAGAAAAAACAAACAGGAGAAATAAACATGGAATTAAGACCATATTACGACAGACCAACGGCTATCCTTGCGGACTACCTTGCCCGTATTGATACCAAGATTAAAGCAAACTATCCTCATTGGGGATATGAGAACAAAGGCGTATGGCCAAAAGGCGAATACGGAAAAGGTGTACTACGTGCAGACCAATTCAGTATTCTAGGCACATACGGACAGTGGTTGATACCATCCAGTGGAAGTAGCGGTAACCCTAACAGTACTACCGTAGACACTTTCGGATGGTCACAACGTACACTGGACTTCAAGACCCTAGAGGAATTCTATTACCTCTTGATGGGAATTCAATATCCAGTAACGCCTCTACTTATCACAGAGCATCAGTGGAGAATTAGCGGTATTGAAACACCAGTAATTGACCAACAAATCTTTGAAGTATTGGAAGAACCATTCGTATGGTATGAAGAACCAATAGTCATTGAGCCAGAGAAGACCGTAGTCTGCTCTCACCGTGTAGTCGGTGGTGCAGCATCATTCGGTAACGGTACCGTTAGCGGCGCAGAAAAGTGGCGTATCATCGGTAGCGTAGTCGGGCAACACCATGAATTGATTCAGCAAAGACAGAGTATCGGGGAGTTGTCCTGATACCCTTAGGGGCTTATCAGTATAGGAGATGATTAAGTATGGCAAATATTGGCGGACTTGATGTTTCATACGGAGCCCGACACCAGATTGTACGTAACAACACCTTCGTAGCACTAACAAAAGACAGCGCAATGACCAAAGCACAAGGTAACGCTGTCTTTGATGCACTACAACAAGGACTTGGACACACTATCCTCAAACCAGACTATCTGGTTGCAATTAGTGCTGCAAACACTCACACCTTGGGTGTTGCAGGCGATTTCCAAGTAGATACAACTGGTAACGGCACTGCTGACTCTACACTCGTAGCAAACGGACCATTGGTTCGTGATTACCGACAAGTACCAATCACTGGTTCTTACACTGGTGAAGCACTTCTCGGAACAACTGCATTGAACACACAAGTTTCAGACACTGCAGGCGAAACCCATGTTGGCGGTAACCTTGTTCTTGACGCAGTCTTGAACGTCGGTGCAGTTATCATGGGCGCAACTGTAGCAAACAGTGGTACTGCTTCGGCATTCAACGTAGGTCAAGAGACTCCACTCGGTACAGAGGCTTCTGGTGCCAGTACTGACGCAGCATTGATTGGTGAAATCACTCTAGGTGGAGGTTCATCAGAAGGTGTTTACAGCGCAGCATTGGCTACTTGTCTTAGTGCAGTAGATTCTACAGCAGACATTGGAACCGCAGGGGTACCTGAGGCTCAAGTCGGATTGTTGAACCTAAAAGCACCTGTGGACAACCTTATCCAAGGATTAACTGCAGTAGACCCAAGCGAAGCAACCATTGCTTCTAACACTGCACTTCATGCAAACAATGGCCTAGGCCAAGCAGGTGGTACTGGAGTATGGAACTACGAAACAATGATTGTTTCTGTTGATGAAGATGGAGGCACCCTTGGTGCAGCCATGGGCGCAGTAAGCACAGTCTGTATTGCAAAGGTTCTCTGAGCCTAGCAGTAGCGGTTAGTAGGCACTTCCCCCTCTATGGGGGCGATAGGCATAGCGGAAGCCTTGTCTGTCGCCCCCATCAAATAGAGGATAGGTATAGTTAATACTGACCACTACCTGCGACAGAACGTCCCCGACAGAAAGAAAAAGGAGTGACAAAGATATGGCAAACATAAATCAAGGAACAAGAGCAGGAAACCTATTCGGTAGGATTGCAGGCGAAGGCTTCGCCGGCAATGATTGGAACGACATTGTACTAAAGCCCGGTTACATCATTAAGATTCGTGACCGATTTGCTTTGGTAGAGGCAGTAGAAGGTCTAAGCGTAGACCTTTACTTCAATGACTCTATCACAGTAACTGGCGATGGTGTAGGATTAGGACTAAATAATGCAGCAAACGACGAATCCGATAAACTGGCAGCATATGGTGAACACACCATGAATGCACTTCTAGGAATCGGAACAGACACCTCTGGCAACCCAGTCCGAACCACAGTTATTTCACCAGACTATGATAGTGGATATACAGTATTCAAAGACCTAGAACCTTTCAAGGGTCATTTGTATCACCTATGTCCTTCACTACCATGTCAGCCGAAATATATTTCGCAAGAAGGAAACGCATTGAGCCGTGACGGTGTTCTACCAAGTGCATCAGTCACCGCAGGTATCCCAGTAGGATTCCCCGGCGCAATAACAACAGGTGGAGGAAGTTCTTCCGGACCTGCTGCAGGCGTAGACCCAATCGGTACAGTATCAACAAAAATTTACCTCAAACACCCTGCCGGTGTACCCAAATACGTACTTGATGAATCACCTGAGGGTGAATCTGGCAGTACTACTAGCGGTAACATACTAGGGTTGTCTGGCTTTATTGACGGACAAATCAGCCCAGTAGAAGACCCAGACTGGTCTTACTCGGTATGGATAGAGCATGGAGAGAACAACCTCCCTGCTTTCCGTATGGTAAACGATAGCGAAGAATACATCCTTGATGGACGTATGCGCCTACAAGGATGGAAGTACCGTATCGTGGAATTGACCATGGGACAACTTCGTACAATCCGTGAGCGTAGTGGCGGTCGTTTGACTTTCAAGGTAATCAACCCTGCAGGGCTCCCAACCGCCGGTACAATGCTGAGTGAATACTTCCCTCAGTGATTGTAAGGTGGTGAAGGTGAATGGCAGACGATACAACCCAAGTAGTAGGAACAATACCTGATACTAAGGCGTATAGCAAGACCCGTAGGGACGAGCGGTTCATTCTAATTGAACAGAAGAACCTTGAGATTAACTCTCAAGACGAATACATCGTACTTGATGAGTTAGAAGCAGGTTCACTTCAATCAGTCAAAGTAACAACTGACAACCCATATGTTCAGGTCTTACTACAGATTGATGAATACCGCAATAAAGACCCTAATGGCCAATGTGCTGCAGAAATTATCTACAATGGTAATTCAGACAACACCAATCGCTCATTCAAAGTATTAGACGGACAAAGTTCGTCTAAAGGGTATACAATGGAATACAAACCAGACCAACCAGAAGACTACAACAAAAGAATTCGTTTAGTTATTAGAAACAGTATCAAACCAAGTACCACAGTATTTGGTATGGGTCTAGACTATACTAGTGCAGGTAATCTACCAACACCGGCAGTGCCTTCGCATATGGCAGGAGGAACATTCAGCCACCCTGCTTTCAAGTCACTATCACTAAGCCAAATTGCTAGAGCAATGACAAAACCTGTAGGAGTAAGTGGCTATGCTTCTAACAGCGTATTTAATGAGTCTGCAATTATGAATGACGCAATTGAGTTAGGTTCAGACCATCCATACGAAGGATTAGCAGGTAAACCAACATTCACCCGTGACGTATCTGCCGAAGCCATTTGTGAAACATCAACATCAATAAATTTACTCAATAACTTTGAACAGACTATTTCTTTGAATTCATTGATGCTCTATAGAGTAAGAGTGCTTGACGAACCTGAACAGTTCCCGGGCAGCAGTACTTCCCCGTCACAAATGACCGTAGAGATTGGGCCACAGTCAGCAAATCTAGGCTTTAATGCACTTAGTAATGTACCGTTTGGTTTTGCAGCAGTACCATGGTATGGACTTGAAACAGTACGTAAGACTGACCTTATGGCAGCAGGACCATTTGGAGATACTTGGCCGGGTACAAGTACATACACACCATTTACTGGCGGTACCGCATTAAATGGCTCAACATTACCTGCGGCTGAAAGTATTATCGGCAAGCGCATATTTATCCGTCGTGGAGGTACTATCTACTTCCCCGGTGTCGTTAAATCAGTAACTAAAACTCTACCTCCCATTTGCAATGCTGCAATGAGTACCAACATAGATGGAGTCAAAGGATTTGGTAAATTTTTAGACCCAGACGATGTAAACAAATTTGCTACAGAAGACACGTACTTTGGAGTAGGCGTATACCCAGAAGGAACCTCAACAAGTGGTGGCACCATTAGCGATAATGGAGTCATTATCATACCACACTTTACTGGACATGAAACTGCCACATTAGACGGGGTGGAAGTTGGTGAAGTAGGAGCAACAATCACATTGAACCAATCAAAACTAACAATACCATGTACTAGTAATAGCAACACTGTACTTAATGGATTTACTGACGACCCAGCAAATCTTGGAATTGAAATAGGAATGATGGTAAAACACCCAGACCTACAGAGTTTTGACGCCAGAGTACAATCACGTACAACCACAACCGTTACATTAACCGAATCAATACCAACATCTGTAACCAAGGATGTTGAGTTTTACAATGATAGACTTCTGGTTCCAAGGCACGCATTTACTGGCACTGGAACATATGAAGTATACCATGTACCTCATACACCATGGGTATACACCTTTACCTTTGAACCGGGAGTAACAGAATCACCCATAGACTTTGGATTGATATTTGATGATGAGAGCGATAATCATTATCTAAACGGTGCCAGTGTTGGTGCAGCAGATTACGGCACATTTAAGGAATCAACAGGAAGATTTGCAAATGTAAACAATAACCAATTTACAGGAGTAACTAATTCACGTGGACTATCCCCTGCAAGTGACAGTAACACTTGGGGTATAGTAACATCACAAGCGGACAATAATCCCAAAGTGTTGATAAAGTCAGTAGAAGTGAAGCGTAACAAGCGGGTATCGTACGAGGGGTGAAAGAAGTGGCATTCGGTATTACAGAAGGCGAACGATACATACCAAGAAAGATGTTCAAGAACGGACTTCTTGACTTCGCACATCGTAATCCGATTGTTGGGTTCTTCGCTATACCATTAGCCATTGATTTGTTTGCTAAAGTACTACAAGGTGGCTATAGACAAGCAAGACACGGAGATTACAGACTCGGTGCTTTAGCAGTTATGGACCCGGCAGAAGAACACATGATGACTCAACCGCAAGGAACTGGATTCCACCACGGCGCAAACTCGGGATACGACCTCTTTGGTACTTTGACCGCAGGGAAACGTACGATTGGTGCCGAACCTAACAGTGGAATTGCAAAGGGAGAATTCTACAGGGACACTTCCCACCTAAACGGTGAGTATGACCCAAGAGGAAACCCTGCTGCTTCATTGTACCGTGACACCCGTAATTTGTCTCGTCCGGGCTTTGACCCGTACAATCCTGCTAACCAAGAAACAGGATTCCTTGACAAAAAGGTATACGGTAAGACACATCCCGGAGCATTAGCCTCTCAAGTACCAGACCAACGCTTACTAGAAATGGTCGGCTCTGGATTATTTGCAGGTATTAGCGGGGTGAATAGACTATGAGAACTATGCATCCATCACAACTAGGTATGCCTCAAATGAATAAGTACACCATGAGTGGTATCACATCCTCTGGTGTCTTAGCAGGGGCTCTACTAGGCCCATTCATCTTCAACGCCCTCAAAGGTACTGCGGAGTCGCCTGCCGCAGTAGTTAGGCGTAATCTGGCCCCGATTATCGTAGGAGGACTAATCGGAGGCGCACTATTTGGCTCAGGTGCCGGAGGACTTTGGCTCTACCAAAGAGGACAGTGAAAAGAATGTTGAGAACATTAGCAAACCCTAAGTTAGCAGGTGGCGTTCTATTACTTATGGGACTACATCAATTCAACTACGGTACAAAAGAATACGCAGGACCACCTACAAACAGATTCGGTAGCGAGTTTGACTTACTACCTGATGCAATCCCACTAGTAGGCAAATACAATCCATCCCCTCTACAATTGTTGGGTGTTGTTGGTATTGCTAGTGGTATTGCACTACTTATGGAGTGAGGTGCATGGTTGGCTATGGTGTTATCTCTAAGGAACAGATTCCTAGTGGCACCGTAAGCGTAGTTGCAGGCATTGGACTATCTTCTGCCGGACTTAAACTAATGAATGCACCTACACAGTATGCAGTTGGCTTTCCAACCTTGGGAGCAGGTCTTATCTTACTCTACAAAGGATTGTTGAAAGAAGGGGTGATTTCCTAATGGCAATGAGTGGTACCACAGGACAGGTGTTCCAACCTTTACAGGGGCTACAACACCGACAGAATCCTATGGGTATGAACACCATGGCCGTAATCAACAACATTAGCAAACCAGTGCTAATGATTGCAGGTGGAGGCCTGTTATTGTATAGCATCTACAGATACATGAAAAGAGGGTGATACTATGGGCATACTACCAACAAGAAAAGAAATAAGCAAATTTTTTGATTACCATCCATTCCTTAGTATTGCATTTACAGTAGCAGGTGCATTCACTATTTATGAAACAATCAACGCAGTTAAGGCACCAAAAGGAGAAGGCCCATTCTCTGGTATTGGACACCTGACTAAGAAACAGAAAGAAGTCCTTAGCACAGTAGAGAAAGAATTGTATGGCGCATCTAAGATGCATAAATCCCAAGCCCAAAGAATTAGTCAATTAGGTGCAAGCACTTCCACTACAACATCAACTAGTTCATCTCACGCTATGATGGACAGACCATTGACTCAAGATGTAATGCCACCCCGTAGTGTATCACATTCCGACTTTTTCGGCATTAACCCCCATGTTCTAGGGGCATCTAACTTAGGTTCTGCTAACTTACCTCCTGCCATGCGTAGAAGAATTTCCCAACGCCAAAGAGGAACCGGACCTCTCGGTAGTTATGGCAATGTAGCACTTGACTACGAAGACAACGTAGCAATGTCAAACTATGATGCTGTAGGAAACCTGTACGGCCTTGGAGGTATGTCACCTGAAGGCAGTATGGGGTGGACTGAGTGAAGCCCCTAAGTCAATGGTCTGGCTCTCAAAGATTAACGGCATTAGTTACAGCCATTAATCTAGGAACCGCATTCTACCATTTCAAAGGAAGTAGGAATGCATTAGGTTCCATGTTTATTGGTTATTCCATAGCAAACATAGCACTGATAGCACAGGAGGGCTTACAATGAACCATCCTTACGCTCAGAAGATTCCTAGACACCACCCACAGGTACAAGACCGTCAAATGATGGTTGATGGGTTCCAAGACTTTGCATTCAAAGCCTTTCACCCTAAGTATGAGAAAGGGGCTGCGCCATTAAGTAAACGCAGGAATGGTATAGGACCAGTAAGGAACGGAGAAGGAGTATTCTTTGGCAATGTACCAAATTTAGGTACTACTCTTTCACCTACTATGGCAAACAGGTTTGCAATAGGCGGTGTTGTTCTACTTGGTAGCATTGTTTATGCTAACGCTGCGAGTAAACGCATCAATACCTTAGGTAAGAAGACCCTCAAGCAAGTTAAGGCGATATCTAGCCTTACGGCCATTAGATACGCTCTTACTGGTGCTATTGGATACTATCTAATCCAAGACTTCACTCAACAGTGATTGGAGCAAGGTCTGGAACTTCTACAGAAGCACCCATAGAATCAGCCTTCAACTTGAGGGCTTGATATTCAGCCTCAAGGCTATGTTCTGGTACTTCTTTAACAAGAATATCGTCTGTTCCGTTAATCTTCACTTGCAGTGTCACTAGTTTGCTTTCTTTTGCCATTCTTTTTCACGTCCTTTGTGTTTTTCTTTTTTCTGAATTTGGGTAATTGCTGTTCCTCTTCGGTGGGTTCCCACGTGATGGTTCGGTTCTCGCCCTCGTCCTCATCCCATACCACTTTTCGTCTAGACCTATAAGTTTTCGATTGAAGTTCTGCATTTGGGTCGTATTGCTCATGGGCTCCACGGAGTCCTACGGCTTGTTCATTTGACCACATTACAGCGTGCTTTTGCAGGTCAGTCATGTCTTTAGGCCGTTTGTAACCATGGGTTTCATTCCATGGATTGCCTAGGCATGGGAGATTTCCTGCTACGTGTTGCCACTCACACGTCATACACTTAACTTTGATGAGGTGAGTCCAAGGTTGAGTATCACCTCTAAGTGAGGATGCTTGACTCTCAACACCTCCAATTTCGTGAAACTCACGAATATCCGTACCGCCACAGGCGACACAAAAGAATGGCTTAGTTTCAGATTCGTCCTCAAACAGTTGCCGACCTTCTAAGTCAATCTTACCTTGAGCAATGTCTTTACAAATAGGACATTCAATATTCTTGTCCCATTCACTATCTCTAATACGTTCATCGTGGGCCATTAACTTCACCATCTACTACCGAGTTTTGCATTTGCCATTGCATTACTTCCCACAGGGCTTGTAATGCTAAGAAACCACATTGTCTGTAATTACCAAAGAATCTGAAACCGGAGGCACCATCTCCACCTACGGCCATAACAAATTCAGTTGCTCCCACTTCTTTTAATCTCTCAGTAAACTCATCTATTACGGCCATTACGGTACCATCGCTCATTCTTCTTCACTTCCAATAAGGAAAGACTTTACCTGCTTTCTAAGGTCCTGCACGACAAGGTCTTCCTCTTGCATAGGAGGCACGTACCTTTGTTGTAGACCGGAGAAATCAAAGTATATCCAATCTTTTAGGAACCTGCGAACCTTTGTCATGTGAGTAGCGAGGTCAGCCGACCAGTTGTCTTTGTGTTTGTTTAGGAACTTAATTGCCTTCTCACGTTGTATAACCCAACACTTATGGCACATAACTTCAGGCTCACTTAGCCTACGATATTTGATAATATATTCAGCGTCCTCTTCAGGTTCTTCACCCTTCTTTGCTGCTTGATACTCTTCAAGGTCACGGAATACTTGTTCTTCGTATTCTTCATAGTCTGGATATTCCAAAACATGGGACCGAGTACCCGTTCCACACTCCACACATTTACCGTAAGGAGCATTGACACCTTCACGCTTAACGACCTTCATATAACAGCCGAGAATACAAGTAGGCCATAAAGAAAATGCAAGTTTACAAGCGGAAGGACTTTTACCAACCAATGTATCGCAGTGAACATGGCTAAGGATGAAAGTGTTCCTCCAGTGGTTCCTCATGTACATACAGACCAAACAGGTGGTGCAGTATTACCCATTCGTGGTGTAAGTAACCCAGACTCACCAACTGCAAGATTAGAAACAACAGATACAGGTAGAAATGAATTCGCATACGAAGGACCTTTCATGCCTCTTGAAATAGTATTGGCATCACCTGCACCATCCCTCTATGATTACGTACGAGCCGGTGTACTCAATCTACTAGAAACTGCGACAAACTACCCTACACATGATAGGAAACTACTGCTTCGTGAAGTAGAGGAAGACATTGTAGCACACAGGGGATTCTTACTAAAGTCAGCATTTACCAATACTGGAGAAATCTTCATCGGTAATCGTATGACGGGACCAATCATCAAGGAAGGTACAACTGCCAACGCTTTACATCGGCCATTGGGTAATCTTATGGCAACCACTTTGGACAAGACCAATACGGTAGGATTTGATTTTGGCGCAGACACACCATTCGGATTTGCTTTAGACCCGGGCGAATCATTGTTTATTGAAATCAACCGAGCAAGCAACATTTACCTATATGCTTCTACAGACCAGAAGTTGTATTGGATGGCAGTATAGGCCGGGAGGGAGGCCTAAATGCCATACACATCAAAAGTATCATCACCGGGAATATCAGTAGATACGAACAATGATGGTGTCATTGATGGACGTATCCATAGAATAAAGAATATAGGTAACTTTGATACCTTCTCTATTACTAATGGTGAACTGACACTACAAGGACCCGCAGGTGGTACATCTGTTGGCGGTTCAGATACACAAGTACAATTTAATGATGGAGGTACCACTTTAGGCGGACATACCGGCATGGTGTATAGCAAAACATCAGACTCGTCAGCAGGTAGACTAACAGTTGCCAATCTAACGGTTTCAGGAGAGTTAATCGTAAGCACCACAACAACACTAGACAGTAATACAGTCAATATAGGCGACTCAAAGATAGTTCTCAATTCAGACTTCTCTGGGGCCGGTCCAACAGAGAGCGCAGGATTTGAAGTGGAACGTGGAGATGAAGATAACGTAAATTTCATCTGGAATGAAACAACTGATAAGTTTGCATTTCAAGTCGGTTCTGTAGCCGCAGCAATAGGCGAAGTAGGAAGTATCTTTGCGACACAAACACATACAACTAACACAAATGCTTTGACTTACACATTTGCCAGTGATACTGATACAGGTATTCAACATACTGCACTAAACCAACTTGGCTTAGTAGTGGCAGATACCCGGGTACTAATGGTAAATGCTAATGGTGTTCACATCAACCCATCCGGTGCATCTGGAGCCACCAATGCATTAGATGTAGTTGGTGATGCCACCATAACAGGCGACACCACCCTAACAGGTGATGTAGACATAGTTGGTAGCCTAGATGTAGATAATCTCAACTTCAATCACAACACGATATCAAACACAGGCGCCAACCAACACATCATAATTTCACCAAACGCCAATGCCGACGTATTCCTGACAAGCGACGTTGTTCTCGGTACTGCGGTTATCGGTTCTACTCAAATTGGCGCAACCGGACGCTCCGGGGCGTTAGCAGGTGTAGACCTGAGAATCTACGCCGGTTCAGCCGGAATAGGAGCAGACCCTAACCTTTCAGGAGGGGACTTAGAACTACGTGGTGGCGGAGGTAAAGGAACAGGAAAGGGAGGAGATATTCTATTACAAGTTACACCCTCGGGAAGTAGCGGTGCCAATTTCAACTCATATGCAACTGCAGTAACAATCAGTGGTGATGACAAATCAGCAGTGTTTGAAGGAGCAGTAACAATTAATGGAGACTTAACAATATCTGGTTCAACTACAACAGTATCATCAACAACAGTAAGCCATGCGGACCCTGTTCTTCAATTAAATCAAGGAGAAACTAACAATGCAGGCGCAGGTGTAACTGGTAGCGTATCTGGGTTCCAAGTGGACCGAGGTCAAAACAGTGGTACAGACATTGCAATCACTAGATTCGTTTGGGATGATTCTGTAGATGCATTCCGTTGTCAGATTGCCAACAACGCACCAACTAACAGTACCTTCGTAGATACTCAACTAAGAGTAGGTACTCCATCCGATAACAATGATGCTGCAACTAAAGGATATGTAGATACTCAACTTGCAGCAGTGACATTTACAACTATACGTGACGCTGATGATAATACAAAGATACAGGTTGAACAATCAACCGATGAAAACAAAATTCGGTTTGATACTGCAGGTACCGAGAGGATGATTATTGACGATGCAGGTTTGGTCGGTATAGGCACTAGCGCACCTACTACTGAGTTGCATATTGTTGCAGCAGCCGACCCAACTATTACGCTACAACAAGGGACTGAGACTGGAACTCTTAAGGTTAAAGGACTGCAAGATTCACACGCACAAATCATAGCAGAAAATCAAACAGCGAGCGAAGAGTGTTTATTAGATTTAGATGCTAAAGCAGTTACAGGACAAAACCAAGAAGTTCGTGTATTTAGAAACGCTAATGAGTTCAGCGATGGCTACTTTCTCATAAAGCAAGTAGGCACTAATACCAATGCGTTCATGTTCTATTCCGATAAAGACGGTACAGACCACGAAGCCCAATTTGATGGTCCACTTAAGATTGGAGAAAGAGCGAGTGCAAAGAGCGATACAACAGGATATGGGCAGTTATGGGTTAAGAATGAATCACCTACCGAACTCTACTTCACAACTGACGCAGGTGACGATATTCAAATTACAGATGGAACAACATTAGCAGGAGGCGGTAGCGGAGGCGGTGGCAATGCCTTTGAAACTATTACATTCCTAAACAGTACAGCAAACAGATTCCCACTCGCCCCGTTAGCAGCACAGGCGAATGTTGTAGCCGATAGTACAACAGATACTCTAACCGTGAGGGGAGGTAATGGAGTTAGAGTTCTAAGTGACTCAGGCGGCGACTTGATAGAGTTACATGCTTTAGACGGCCATCTCACAACAACAGATGACAGAGGAATACACTTTTCTGGAATGGCAAAGGTAAGCCAAGCATTCTGTACCAGTTTTTCTAGCCCCTTGATTACACCCATATTACCCGGCGCAACCCCTACTCTTGGTACCAATGAAGTCAATTCAGGGACAATAGTGTTCCTCAGTTCATTTCCCCAAGGCACTGGCGGTACAGTGGAAATAGATGCCACTGGGCAATACGGTCAAAATTATCTTCCAAACACAGTGGTTGGAGCAACAGAAGAAGCATTTCACTTAATCTTCGTAAATACAGACGGAGGCGCATATACAATATCAAGTAGCGATGTAGCCAATCTAACAATAAACGGGGGAACCAGTTTCACTAATAGCACACAATTCAAGGCTTCATCATTGGTTATAATTGAAGGTATTCAATCTACTGGATTCATGTGGGGTTGATAAAATGAGTATAACCATCCACCACGGAGTAACTTCTAACCAAACACCGTCATTGCAAATACAGGGAGTTTTAGGTGGCATATTCGGTAATGCAAATCCAAATCCCGGTTTTTCAACGTATAGTACTAATAACAATGAAATGATTATCACCTCTACAGACCCTCAAACAAATATGCCAAACAATCCCCCAATCGTTGCAGGGTCTGTCTACAATTGGCAAGATGCAGCGACTATAGAAATCACAAGCGTACTTGGCAACGGAGCCACTGCATGGAGTGGTAGCCCACTTGACCCGAATTACACCTTTGTTTATTCAATTCAGAAAGGATTCGGTGACTTTTGTAATCAGTGGAATTTGAGTGCGTTTAATGCTAAAGGTATTTCCGACTTATCAGTTCAGTTCGGTAGTTTTGCTTCTGGTGGTGCATGTGCCTTCTCACCCCCAAGTGGCACATATAGCCCTTTCTTCACTATGTCAGCACAGGTTACTGAAAATGCCACAGGTAGAGCGGGTTCACTATCCTTTCCCGCAATAAGGTTCTTCAATGATACGTTCGCAATATAAGGTGATAACATGGTAAATGTAAAGAATAAAGCAAACATAGCGTTTAATACAAAAATAGGACAACAACTATTCAAAGAAAAAGCAAGGACTGATGCAAAGCAACCTTTGGATGACGACCAAGTAAGAGATTTGTATGTTCGCATACTAAGCATGGAACAAGTTGCTGCGGCAGCAGTTAGTACGAGTGCTATCCAACAACTACAACAACAAAAATTTGCAAGTGAGTTTTTCAAATTCCCATTGAATCCCGACTTCGTAGACATCTACGAGTTTATCCACGGTCAAGGTACTGGGAAGACCTTGCAAAACTCTTTGAAGCAGCAATTTAATCAGCGCAACCAAACAAAGAATCAGGGCAGAATCAATAAAAATGATGCGAAAGCACTTCTAGCCACCAATCTACGTAACTACGCAGATAATTGATATACTGAATTATTAAGACCGAGTTGAATACACGACTGTACATGGAAGACCCGTATGCTGTTGGTTTAGACCACAAGTACACACCCCATGCAGGATACGAAGATTACATAGGAAATCAGATACGCCTTGAATGGGCTGACAGTAACCCTGATGCTGAAGACCGTAGCGGTTTATTTGTTTCATTTAATGACGAAAACAAACTAGTCATTGGTGGTAAGAATCCTATTGGTATTAGTTCTGGAGAATCAGTTAGAGGCGACCCTGCTGCGCAATGGGTAGATATCTCACCCATTGGAACGCTAGTTATTGACCAGCAGATTTTCAATGAATTGACCTCAATAGCAAAAATCTGTCCAAAGACAGGAACACTTGCTAGGAAATCTACGTTTACTAGGAAAAAGCATCTTGTTAGAATATTGGATGCATCCGAGAGACACGGGTCAAGCATGAAAGTAAAAGTAAAGGTGATGTGGAAATGGCATTAGAAGGACAATACGAAACAATACATGGAATCAAACTTGAGAAAGCATTCTTCAAGGTGATTGATATTACCCATGAATGGGTACAGGAACGCAAGAAGTGGTACACTAGTTACACTATGGCTGTCTTTGCTGATAGGGCAGCCCGTAGGCTAGACAAGACGCCTATTGAACACGCAAACTACAGAATGAAGACAGACCTTACAGGGGGTAAAGACAAAGAGAACATTATCGCCATCTGTTACAACAACTTCAAACAACAAAATAAAGATATTACCTTTGAAGATGTTTAGGTTTCTTTATGACCTACTTGTAAGAAGGACAGTTCATGGCAAACGCTATTGATGGTACCCAGAGTCAGGTTAGAACCGCCGAAGAGATTAACATTGACGTTGTAAAGCAAATGGCTAACTTAGTGGCCTCATCACTTGGTCCCCGTGGCCGAGATAAGATGCTTGTAGACAATACAGGCAGTGCCACCTTTACTAACGACGGCGCAACTATCCTAAGAGAAACGAAGTTTGAACACCCAACCACCAAGATTGTTGTAGGTCTTGCTCGCACTATTGAAAGCGAAGCATACGACGGTACAACTAGTGGTATTCTATTGGCCGGCGAATTATGTCGTCAAGCCGAGATACTGATGAAAGACGGTGTCCATGTGGCTCAGATTGAAGATGGATTTGAAATCGGAAAGAACGCCGCACTTGAACATCTCAAGACTCTCGCACTAAAGGACTTCACACTAGAACAAATTGCAGGCACTGCAATGTCTGGTAAGCAAGCAGGTACGGCAAAGGAGCATCTAACTCAGATGTGTATCAATGCTGCAAAGAAGACCAAACCATCTAACGTGAACATGGTTATCCGCCCCGGTTCTTCTATTACTGATTCATATGACCTTGCAGATGGAATTATCATTGACAAACAGAAAATGAATCACGGTATGGTTGAACACATTGTTGATGCAAAGATTGCTTTGTTTGACTGTGATATTCTAATTCCAAGATTCACCGAAGGAGTCAATGTAAACTTCCAAACAGGTGCTGACGCTGATGCTTACTCACAAAAGCGTAAGGCTGACATTCTAGCCATTGGAGAGCATCTAAAAAATCTAGGCGTTAGTGTAGTCGTAGGAGGCAAGGACATTGACCCAGTGCTTTCAGAATACTTTGCTCGCAATGACATGATGGCTATCCGCCGTTGTAATGCTAGCCTACTAGAATTGATTGCCGAGGCAACAGGCGGTATGATTGTATCAAGTATTGGTGATTTAGAAAAGGAAGACCTAGGACACTGTGGAGAAATCTATGAACATACTCTTCCATCATGGGATAAACCCGTACTACATCTTGCAAAACTAAATGATAACCAACAACGTCATTCAGTTCTATGCACTGGACCAAGTCAAGAGGCTGCCGATGAAGTAGCCCGTGCGCTTGACGACGCAATCGGTGTAACATGGTTAGCACATACTTCATCAGAAGTAGTAACAGGTGGTGGCGCACCACAAGTAAGTATGGCACTACACGTACAACAGGTAGCAAATACCGTTGAAGGTCTTGAGCAGTTGGCGGTTGAAGCCTATGCTAAGGCACTTGAAATTATTCCTCTAACATTAGCCAAAAACTGTGGACATAACCCTCGTCTTTCAGTAATTAACTTAAGAGCAGCACATGGTCAAGGAAACACCGATGCTTTCTTGAATGTGGCTAATGGTGGAGTAATCACGGGGAACCCGTACGAAGTAATAGAACCGATGGGCGTACTTGAGGTCGGACTAAAGTCTGCGACCACAGCCGCCATACAAATCCTGAGAATTGACAATATCATTCAAGCAAGGGACCCGAATCAATTTGGAGCGTGAAAATAAATGACAGAAGAAGTAAGACAAGAGCAAAACAATGGTGGCCTACCAGAAGGGCTAGTCAATGGACTGACCCATCTACATGAAACAGGACTTAGATTCCTAACCATCGTAGTCCAACCTAATGGAGAATTGACAATGCATACTGCAAACAATTCTACCCGAATAGAAATAGTAGGACTGTTGGAGGTGGCTAGAGATGCCGTTAGGTCCTGATAGCCCAATCGGATTTGCTGCTAATCCAGTACTAGGAGCCGTAATGGGAATGGATGGTGATATCTCTAGTGAGATGGAAGAGTACAAAGAGCAACAACGTGAACGTGAATTGCACTTGTTAGGTACAATGCTATTCCAAGCATTGATGCTTGCACTATGTATTCTCCTGTACCAAGAATGGACATGGAGTCATTTCAATACGGCCTATGAGTCCGCTATCTTCTATGGTTTCGCAGGATTCTCCGTACAAGCAGGATTCTACTTTGTTTACCGTGCCATGTTTGAAGACAGTGCTAGCCACCGTAGACAACTAAAGAAGATGCGTAGCGGTAATAGGCGCAAGATGGCGGCCATGAAATTCCAAGTAGAGAAGAGTCAGCAAGAGTTAATGCTACAAAGTCAAATGGCTCAATTCCAACTAATGCTACAAAACTCACTTGCTAATGATGGAGTTATTGATAGCCAAGAAGATGCTATGCTTCAACAACAGATGGCTAATATTCAAAGTATGATTAATCAGATGAAAGCACCACAAGCACAGCAACAACCCCAACAACAGGTGAGTCTAGACCCAAAAGCGATGGGAATGGACAGACACCGAGTTATGGGTATACCCGTAGGGCCAAGTCTAGTCCCAGAATACAATATGCAACCAGTGGCTTCGGCACCAACCATACCTGCGGAATCAATATCTACGCAACCCTCACAGGCAAACCTGATGCCAAGCGGAGCGAACGACATTCTACACACGGAGTAAGATGTGTAGGAACCACCATGACTGGGGAACAATGCAAAAGAAATGTAAAAAATGGAACGCTATGTTGGCAACACAGGGGATAAATTATGGTCAAGATATTCAAAGACCTGAAAGACGACCAACAAGAAGGCTTGATGGAAACTATATTCGTGGGCCAAACTTGGCAGTTTAGATACTTGAAAATCAAGGCGTTTATCTGGGGAACAGTGGCAACGCTAACAGGTATGGCAGTAACCGCAGGTATAGACTACGCTATCTACAAAGGAACCGACTACGGAGGAATCCTATCTTGGATTTTGGGGTGATTAGATGGGCTCAACCGAGATTGTCTTTGCACACACAGTAATTGCTCTCATTGACAAAATCAAAGAGTACATTAGGTATGATATTGGCGTCTATGGGGCATCAATGACAGGTAAGACGACATTGGATAAACAATTAACCACACCGGGACTGATTAGACCATTAGGCGACAATCAAAGAACACATCATAAACTGAAAGCATTCTCGTCTAAACATAGAATGCCAGAAGCAAGTGCAAAGCGATTAGTAAGTAAAGGTCGTAAAAAGACCGTCGTTAGTCGTGATATTGGGGGACATGAAGAATACCAGTATATGTGGCTAAAGGATATGTACGAGCGTAAAATCAAAGCGGTAGTTGTAGTTATTGACCACAGGCACTTACTAGATGAAGATAATACAGATAATCAAGTTGCATTAGGATATTTAGTTGAAGCACTTGCTTCAAAGAAACCCCCAAAGGCACTAGGTATGTGGACTAGATTCAGAAGGAGAAAATACCGGCCAGAGAAAATCATACTGTTGGCAAATAAGGCCGATGAATGGTTAGTAAAAGACGAAGATTGGGCCATGTGGGAACATGGTCTAATCGCCAATCACCCCATATTTGATGTTTTTAGAGAACATCTATTCTTGTTACAAGAAATGCGCATTCCCGTTCACATTGATGCAGTATCAGCGATACGTAACTTCAATGTGCAAGAAACGCTAATGAAAGCAATGGGGGTTACACAATGAATTACAGAGAGAAAAGACTATTGGAACTAATGAATAATATGCCACAAGCAAATGGAGATGTAAACTATGACGCCGTAGTGCCTGTCGTAGAATTTGATTTCAGCGACCACCCTGACCCAGATAAGGCACGCAAACAGAACATAAAGAACGCAATCAAGGCACTAAAGCCGACTAAAAGATGGTATACATTGCCCGGTACACAATGGATTCCATTTATTGGCGGAGGATTGAGGTACAAGTATATGCAACCTCACCAATGCGCAGTAGATGGTTCAGACTGTAGACACCAAGACTACGGGGACTTATGGGAACAATATATGACAGATGGTAAAGGAAACATTGTACCCTTTAGAGCATGGACTGGAGTACTATATGGCTCAGGTATGCAACTACCTTCTACATTATGTCCCCAACATCTACAACTGTACCATTTACTTCAAGGATGGATTCAACAAGAGGAACATTCCCATGACAAAGGATTCTTCAAGCGAATGAAGAAGCGAGGCGTAGCATTTGTACCAGTAGTAAAGAAGAAGTCTAAGACTCCTGAACACCCTCTACTTGCAAAGTGGGCCCCAGTATTTGATGAAGCGCAAAGAGATGGCATACCAATCATTAGATACAAGAATCCAATTACAGGTGAAAACGATATCACTACCCTAGTCTTTGATGAAAGACTACTACAAACCAAGCAAATTCAAGGCACAACACTTGAAACTGATTATGTAGTCGGTCCACCAGAGGCGGACAAGCCGGAGGTGCAAAATAATGGCGAATAATTGGGGTAACTCACTACAACCTACAGGTACAGGACAAGGAAATACACTAGGGACAATGTTTGGAGAAGCAATGAATGTTGCCCAACAAACAGGACTAGACCAACAAATAGCAGGCGCAGCAATGGGTATGGTCGGAGGACCACTTGGTAACGAAGACCAATTAGGTAAAATCTACCATTTGTTTGCTGCCCATCCTAACGAAGTAAGTACTTTCTTTTTACATCATCTAAACGAAAGGAATCAGCCTGTCTTTATCGCTGAACTTGCAAACCTAATCACTACTATCGTACGCAAAGAATTGTTTGCGTTCTTCAATAGTGATATGACCACAACCAACTTCATCAATGCTGAAAAGGCAGTTGAAGCGGGGTATTCAACTATTACAGACGAGAACATTGACATGATTATCGCTAACATGGTTCCTCTACAGCAAATCGCTCAAGAGATTCAACAAGCAGATGCTCAAGCAATGCAAATTGTACAACAGGCTAAGTTCCAAGCACTATCACTAGAGGAGCAACAAAGACACCGTGAGCAGTTGTGGCAAGCACAGCAACAGCAGCAACAATGGAATCAGCAACAACAAACCATGATGCCGCCACAACGCCCAAGCCTGCTCAAGAACCTATTCAAACTAGGTACTGTAACTGCTGCAGGTGCAGTAGGCGGTGCAGGAGCGCAACAAGTAGCAACTAACCTAATGATAGACCAACCTAACCAGTATAATCAACAAATGTATGGACAACAACCCGGATATGGGCAAGTTCCAATGCAGGGTCAGCCTCCGCAACAAGGCTATAACATAGGAACTGGTCAGCCATACTAGGGTGGCCTAAAGTATGGGTGAGAAATTTCCTCCACAAGGATTCTCAATCAATCAACACCCAGTATTTAATTTGTCAAATGCCCAACAGAAATGGCAGGCAGCGATTACTGAACGTACAGTGCTTCAAAGGAACATCGCTTCACTTGCAGAAGGCTTCTTCATCAATCATAGAACTAAAATAGCATTGTTGCAAGCACACTTCTCTGGAAGCAACATCTTCAACGCTATTGCAACATCCTGTATTGAAGCAACACCAATCAATATCGGTGACCCGACATATCGTAAGGCGGTAGATAACCTTCTAAACAAAACATCTAGGTCTGGCGACGGTGGAAAAAGAATCCCTCAACTAACAAGTACAGAAGCCGAGGAAATAATGAAGACTATCATCAACTACGGCAAGCAATACACCAAACTCAGAAAAGAGCAAGCAAATGTAGTCAAGTATAACCTACTATCATTAATGTCTGGTGATATTCCGGTAGTGGGCCAACTAGATTCATTGTCTTACAGTGTAAAGCACGTCGGCCTAAATCCGGGTGCTTTGAAGAATCCACTAGACTTAGGTGCTTCATCAGATAATCCATCTGATTGGTTGAAGGACTTGTCCTTCGTACATACGTATCCAAGAGCAATCGCTTGGAACCCCAAAGTAGGAATTAGACACAAAGACTGGTGGAGTCCTGCTATGGAGTATGGAATGAAAAACGGTAGACCTGTGTCTGATGATTTATCCGCAGCAGGTAAGCAAGCAATCCTAAAGTCATACAAAGGAGGCAAATTTTTCAAACAATATGGCCCTGCAGGGGAGTTAGAATGGAAGATTACAACAGATGCACAGTCATTAGCCAGATTAGATGCCAACTTATGGTCATTAACAGGTACGGTACCAGATGCTACAGGTGGGCGAATAATACCTACGGCACCAGTTACATTTGAACAACTACAATCAACAAAGAACTACGAGGGCGTATACTTGCAACCTCTATTGTTCTTTTACGCCAAAGCATACGGTAGAACGTCTAACCCGCTTGAATATTGGAAGACAACCGCCAAATTCAGAGTTCAAGGCTACCAAGAGGGTAATGTTGGTGTTGCTTACTTAGTGCCTGTTAATCCTATTACTGGTGGTGCCACCGCCCCCGGTATTCCTATTGCTAAGAAAATGGGTAGTGCGGCTGATGCTATGCTACTAGCAAAGAAGTACTATCCTCATGTAATGGGTATCCAAGATGGAAACAACCCAGTACTACACCCAGAATTGATGAAAGCATTCGGTAATGTAGGTCAGACTAAATTCCATGAATCATGGAAAACTGCACCTAAGAACTTCAAATCATCTCAACGGTATGCTGTACTAATGTATTCAGTATGGACATGGCCACATGACCATCTAATGTCAATGGATGATAACTGGAAGGCATTTGATTCTGATTATGCAGCAGCATTGTCTAACTCAAGAAGCATTGAAACTTCTCAAAATAACATACTAAAGAAGTTCTTGCAACCCAACACTGGCCCTATTGCTATTGACAAGAGTTATTCTGTCAAAGGAAATACTAAAGAAAATCAAATCATGTACGGGCGACCATCCGTACCTAATGGTACTCACCAGACTGATATTGTAGAGGTCTATGTCCTAGACGAATCTATAGAGTCAGGAATGATGAGTGCAAACAAAGCAATCCAACAATACTACCTCAAGTCCTGTCAAGACTGGGAGAAAGCAGGCGGTGGCCAAGAAGCAACCGCTTTGTGGAATAAGAAACTCATTGTTACCAAGTGTGCATTCGGTATCCTAAATAGTGCGCTATGGCTACGTAAGGGTGGATTCAAGTCTATGGAGAATAGTATGGGCTTGAAGAACACAATGGAAACCTATGGTGTACCATCATACTTCCCTGAGAATGTCTGTCAAGAAGCAATATCCATTATTGCACCACACTTTAGCCCTGCTTCTCCTAAGTTAGCAATGAAAGTACCAATCAATGACTTAAGTGATATTGAAACGGTCATGCAATTATTCTTCCAACAATACGGCTCAATGTCCGAACTTATCGTCCCAGATTCCCAAGATGTTGTAGTTGCTACGAAGGAAAACTACGTTTGGTGGCCTCAAACTCTCAATAAGAAGAATCCTTCGGGTGCAATGTTGCAGACGAACCTCACGGAAGTATCTGGTTCAAGAACTACTAAGAATCCGTTTGCTCTCTTGAACGCATCAGATGTTAGACCATTCTTCCCATATTATGAATACTCACCAAATCTCAAGATAGCAGGACGTGAAGGAAATATCCTTCAAGTAAACAACGTATGGTCTACCAAAGTCATACGTAGAATACCGTATCAAGCAAGAGGTATGTCAAGGCGTTTCTATGGGAAACGAAATAGCCCCGCTACCCAAGTATCAATGCAATCGGTTGATTCAATCACAGTAGAATCACAACCGCCTACAGCCGAAGACTTTGAAACTGTGAAGACCGTGGCTATGGGTACCGGGGGCATAGCGGTAGCCGTAGCAATGATGTTAATAGGTAGAAAAATGGGGATATAAAGATGAACGCAGCAAGTAGAAACCAAGCAAGAGCGGTGATGAAATCCATTGGTTCTAGACCGAATGGAAGCATGGCACCGTATCATCCAACACTAGGTAAAGCGTTCTCCGCTCAACCTAATCGCTTAGGCGATATTGTAAACGAATTCTATACTGACGGAACTACCGCCCCTATGGTTCCTGATGAAGGTGGTTCAATGTTCTACCCTCCACCTCACCCTAATGACAAATACAACACAATTGATTATTCAAACATTACTAAAGCAGACTTAGGACTTGGGTTCTTACCTGCCTTTGATAGTATCAACACCCCTGCACTGGTTGGACTAGGACTAGTCTTCGTAGGCGCAGGCTTCCCCGGTTACAAGTTCGTAGTCAGACAGGCTAAGAAAGTAATTGACAAGCCGGAGAAGTACATTAGAAACACAGCAATGGTATCAGGACTGGCCGTCCTAATTGCATATGGCCAAGCAACGGGGTGATTAAGATGGTGACACCACAACAAAGAGGACAAGTTATCGTCAAGTCAATCGGGGAGATTGAGAGAGAAACCACTGTCAAAGCCAGACCTATGGGGAGTAGAACCATGGGCGCAGTTGGAGCAGGTATCAAGGCAGGACAGAACATTGCAGGTGTATTGGACACTGCTAGAAATTTAGGCAGTAATTTAAGTAAAGCCGGCGGAATGTACAATAGAATCGCTTTCAGTAAAGGAAACTTTTTGGTTATGGGATTAGCACTAGGTAACGAAGCAGCAAGAGCATATGTTATTCCTAATCGTTCGGATTCATTTATGTCCAATTTAATTACAATGAAATATGTTGCATCAGCACATATATTGTACAGTTGTGCTGGAGCATTGATAAAAGCAGCAATGGGGAAGAAGTAAGGAGGAATCAATATGAAAAGAATGTCCCCAGTAGGTAGCCATTACAGGCAACGTATGCGAACTGAGCCTACAGATGCTCAGAAGACCGCACGTATTGCTATGATTAGAAGTAGACAACGTATGTCAAGAGGACTAGGATATCCTAACGCTCCTGCAGCAAATGATGGCGACATTAGCAATGACTATGCGTTTGACCCCGAGACAGGAGTGGAAACATGGCAAAGACCAGAACCAAACCCTGATTATCAAGCAGCATTTAATCCTGCTATCAAGGACTTAGAGCGTCTTTCTATAGAAGAAGAAAAACTAGAAGAACGCCTAAAGGCACTTAACGCTAATATTGCTGCAAAAGAAGTTAAAGGTACACTTAATGCCGAGTCAATCAATACAGACGAGGACGTAAAAGAGGCTGCTGAAGTCTACAAACAACTAGACAAAGTCAGAAAGGAAATGGCTCAAGTTGGTAATCAAGTATCATCTGGTATTGTCACTAAGAACAAACTTTCAGCAATTCAAATTGGTAGCGGTGGCCTTATGGGAATAGGTGTGACTCTGTTGGCTCTATACATTTACAGAACACGCCCAAGGCGAAGCGGTGGCCCTCGCTACATTGGAACTAAAGACCGCTTGTCTATATTCGGCAATTTCTAGGAGAATCATTAAGTCTGACTTGAACGGAGGGAAGCACATGGTACGAGCAACCGATATCAAATACTTCGTAGACCCACCGTTGAATGAAATTAAGGGAATTGGAAACAAGTCCCACACCAGAGGTCAGATTGTCAAGAAAGTCTGGGCTCATATCAAGAGTAAGAAACTCCAAGGTGTCAAGGGCGACACAGCAAAGTACAACGGCAGAACCTACAAAGGTGGGCAGGTAATCTTCGTAGGTGAAGACCCTATTCTGAAAGCAGTATGCGCTAACAAGCAAAAAATTGCTATGGTCCAACTGTCTAAGTACATGGAAAAGTACCTAGAACGTGCGGACTAAGTGATGAAGTATGGCAAGAGTTAGTGGCGGTCAGCGAATAACCCTTGCTAAATATAGTACTACTGAGCGTGATGCATTGACCCCATCGGCGGGTATGTGTATTTACAATACCACGACCAATGAAATAGAAGTATACAATGGTGGTGCGTGGACTGGTGGTGAAGACTTCATACCGGCAGACGCTGCCGTTCAATCTCAAGTAACGAGCAATGATACAGACATTACCAACCTCAATAATCAACTAGGAGCATTGACAGGCGACGTAATCAATAATACAACTATTACTAATCAGGTTCAACCACTTAAAGTGATAGTAACAGAATATGATGCTTCACAAGGAACAAACGGCGACATAGGGGCACACGCTGTTCTAACTTTGCCGGCAGATTCAGTGGTGACTAAGTTTCAGTTGATTACTAAAGTAGAATTCACAACCGCAAGCGGTACTGCTAATCTAGAAATTAGAAATGGACCCCGCTTTCCAGTTGCTAATAGTCCGCATACTGGCGCACCATGGACTCGTGGAGGCAACAATGCATTAGGTTATACTGGGACCACATTTGCGAACGTACCGTTTTATGCAGGGTTGGCGGAGTCTAACATTGTACTTACAGTTGCTAATAATAACGTCACAGCAGGGACGTTCGTAGTGTATATAGAGTACTTTACTATGCCGCAGTGATTGCATCATTAGCGTATAATTGATATAATACTGATACAGTACAACAACTGCCGGCAACCTAAGCCGGGTAGTAGGAGGTTAAGGTTTAGTCATTGCCGGCAAAGGGGTGATTTACTTCGGCACAACTTTTCACCTTTCTCTCTCCGAGGGTACTTCTTCCTCCTCCTACTACCCACCCAATTATTAAAGCCGACTTGAACTGAGGTCTGTTTGGCCTTGTAGTGTAGTTTGGATATCACTTCGGCTTGCGGAGCCGATAACCGGGGTTCAAATCCCCGCAGGGCCGCCATCATAGTGATAACAATAGGATTAGTGCGTTGCCGACCATACCTACTCCGAGTAACCATTGGGTTATTTTCCAACGGTGGTCTACCTTTTTACTAACTTCATCAACAGTATGAGAAAGTTGTTGTCCAAGTTGTATTCCGGAAATTTTCAGTTCTTCAGTGAAAATTTTCAGTATGGTTTGAACGTCATCAACAGTTTTTTGCTGTAGCAAACCTACGTTATCTATGATTTCATCCACTTTCTTATTTGTTTTAGTAGACAAGTCCACTTCAAACGTCATAGAAGAAGATTTAGTAACTCCAGTCTTTACACCAGACACAAAACCACCAACAACATCACGAACTGTTTCCTTCATCTTCAATCCACCATAAGTTATAGCCTACGCCCCATGTGCTGTTTACGTTGATATTGTAAGTATGATTATTCCTCATCGTCACCCTCTCCCGTATATGACTCCCACGGCTCAGGTACAATAGGGTGTCGGGATAGTGGACTCCCTGCCTCATACGCAAGTGAAGCAAACCAAAATACTAGGAAAGCAATAATGAAAGCAACTACTGTATTATCCATTCTTGTCATCTCCTAGTATGTATTTGGCAACAACAAGAATGATTCCAATACCTAGAAAGAAGTACCAAAACTCTTGATTACTCATTCTTTGGCCTCCAACCCTACTCTTTCTAGTTCTTCTCTTACTATGTTACGTATGTCACTATAGATAGTGTTCATCAATATCATGGCCAGTAATTTTACATCTGTTTCTTTCACTTACTCTTCCTCCTTTCCAGTACAATACGGACAAGGCATATCAATGCAATAACCGGAACCATCACAATGTTTGCACCCTGTCCCGTACAGGCGTTCAGCCTTTGTATAAAGTGATTCTTCTACAGGAGCATACCCTCTTGAATACTGTGCGTGTTCCTTTTTGCGCCTCATAAAAATTCTAAGCCACTTCATTACTCATCCCTCCATTGCATATCCTTTGGGAAGAATCTGAACATATGCTCGCCGTTCAACTCCCCGTCCATGACACTGTGTTCCACTATCCGTTTTACCTGTTGCGGATACCATTTACCGCCAGACCTTGTTGTTAATCCCCTGTTGTTGAGGTAGGTGGCCACACCACTGTATGAATTAACCCTACTATACTCCCTTAGTATTTCAACAACAATTTCCAACTCCTGTTGGTAGTAATACAACTTGCCCTTCTCGCCCTCAGTATCGCTTTTCTTAGATGCATATAGACCGAATGGAGTACGGCCAACCCATTCATGTTCCTGCTCTTGCAAGCGTTCCATAGCGGTCTTGACTTTGATTTTGACTTGCTTACGCTCCATGTCGTCCATCATAGATTTCATACGGAACATCATTTCCTGCGAAGGGTCGTCTAGGTCAAGGTCTGGCATAGTAACGAAGTGTACGTTGATACCTAGTGGTCCACGTATGTTCTCTTCTACGAAGTTGATAGCATCCACTAGATTACGGGACAGACGGCTAGGGTCATAGAAGATAATGTCCTTGATACCTTCTTGTTCCATATACGCCATTACTGCTTTGAACATAGGACGGTCCATTGTTCCACCACTTACACCAAAATCACACCAAACCGTAGGATAGTCAATTGCCTTGTCAATTTCCTTTTTCGGAATAGGGTGGTTTTCCCAAAAACCAGTATCAGCAAAATTAGGGCCGATTAGTTCAATTCCCTCGTTTTCGCAAAGCCTAGTTATCCCAAATACCTGTGTGTCCAATCCTTCTTCTTGCTTCTTTGTAGATACCCTACCATACGCTACTGCCCGTTGGGGCCATTCCTTAGCCATGATACTCCCTTAACACAAGTCGGATATAAACAAAGGGGTGTTTGTGTTAAGCCCTGTAGGGGTGAAATACCCTACTGCTGACTAAGGGACACGCAGAAACAGCCCCTGTGGGACGTTTCTAGGATTAGGGGTACAATTACCCCCGAAGCCCCTCCTGTGGCTCTACAGGCCCTATTTGCACGTTTTTCTGATTTTAGCCCTCAAAGTAGGGGGTAGAAGGGGTAAATACGCCAAAAACTAGCGATTGTCCCTTAGTCAGCCAGAATCCCCTTAGCCCAGATGCCACGGTTCAGGCTTCCCCAACTTTTTCAGCCTCGGTTTCGCAAAACTAGGCATACGAAACCTACGTTTTCTACTAAAGGGTATGTTTTCGGAAAAGGTGGTTACGAGAAACACTATAAACCGGCCCCAACTGTCAAAGGGACATGGTGTCAGAAGAAAACTCCTGTATTGTAGAATTCAATGGTAGATTAGAAGATTGTGTGCTTTTGGTTAAGCATCCCTATGTAGATTCAATCCATCCATGGTATGCTAACGGTGCGTTTAAGAAGTTCCTCTCCGAGCGTGGAGAAGCACCATTGACTAATGAGCGGGGCCGGACTATCGGCCATACTCAGTCATTGTTGCGCTATGTGTCAAACTACTTTGAGAACCTGTTATTCCATGAAGGAGAATGTCTTCTAATGGGTGTAGCACACATAGACGAATACACTACACCACCACCAACACAATTATTCCAGAACATAACAACAAGGGAGGACTGGACATGAAACAAAGACCGATAGTAAAAGTAAATAGACATACACGACTGATTCAAAAGATTGTAAACTACCTGCATGAAGCAGGGCCAAGGAATACTAGGCAAATCATAGAACACGTAAACACCACAACCAGATATGGCACACATATGTCAGAATTGACCAACGTACTTGCTAAGTATCCTAAGTACTTCAAGAAAGGACCTATGACTAGAGTAGACGGTGTACTATCTGGTGGATACGAAATATGCACATGGATTCTAAAGTATGAGGAGGAAGGCGAATGAATTGGCTCACGAAAGATGGTTTATTCATAAATGCGGAGAAGAAAAGAGAGGCGTTGGCTTTCCTTGCGTGGGCTGAAAAGACCCACCCTGCATACCTAAACAATCTCAAAGACGGCTACAGACGCCACAAGGAGGCTTCACAATGAATTGTAAAAGGTGTGATGGTTCTGGTTGGATTGTAACTGACGAAATAAACGGACTTAAATTCAAAAAACCATGCAAATGTTTGGACTTATCAAAACCATTATGGGGACCTTTGGAGGGTGAACAATGAGTGGCCTAGTTTGTCCTAACTGCGGTCAGCGTGGCTTCGGTATTGTCAAATCACGCTCTAAGAATAAGTACGATTCTCGCCGTAGAGAGTCAGCGTTATTCGGGTGCGACTTTTGTGATTACAAGGAGATTATCTGATGTTGAGTAATTATCCTGATGGCATGGACTGGGGCGCATTTGACGACTATACAGACCCTGTTGTTGAATGTTGTGAACGTAGAGCATCAGACTGTGAATGCCCTATGTGTGAAAGTTGCCATAGATACTATTCCGAAGGCCATGATTGGGAAGAACACCCAAAGACAGGCGAACCAATATGTTCTTCATGCTTTGAAGACTTGGAGGATGAAGAAGAATGATTTCTAGTGCCTTTGAATCAATTTTGCCGAAGTGGTTCAAGGTGCTTCAAGGTTTTAGGAGGAAGCCAAATGACAAGAAAAAAGGAGAGAAAATTTGCGTTAGAAAAGAGTTGTACTAAGTGTGGAGAAACTAAGCACTTAAACGACTTCGGATTAAATAGTTGGGCAACCGACGGCCATCAATCATGGTGTAAGGCGTGTGATGCTGCGCATAAGCGTGAGAAGCGTTTCAATGCGCCTATGAAGGCTCGCCATGAGTATGAGAAGCAACTTCGTAAGAATGAACGCCATCGCAAATTTGCGGAGGAGAAAGGACTTACCAAAGAATGCCGTATCTGTAAAGAAATACTGGCAGCAACCAAAGAAAACTTCTACACCGGCAACGGTAAACTAGGCTTCGGTTCATACTGTAAGGTATGCGATAAGAAGAAGCGACAGGAACGCCGCCAAAGGAGGGCTTCACAATGAAGAAAATAGAAGGCGTGGTCGTTTACTACGACGACGGTTCCCGTGAGCGATTATCGGCTCAACAAATCATGGAACGCTTCTTCGGGGGCTTCGTCCAAGACCCACCGCAGAACACCAATGGTGAGGGCTCACCCTCATTGCAAACAGAACCGATTGTCACTGAACCTGAAAAACAAGTAGCAAACGTAGATTTCGTAAAAGAAACCGAATTAGTTTCCGAAAATGAGCCATCCGTGGCCGAGCCAGAGAAGAACATTGAAACAAAACCTGTTGGATTACCGTATGAAATCAAGAAGGACTTCGTCGTTACTGTTGATGAAAAGGAGTATCGGTCAGCCACCATGACCAGATTCCCATTCGGTGGCCCGGATTTGAAAGGAAAATCATTGCTTGAATGTGTCCTATGGGATAGGAAATTCATGGAGAGGGTCGCTCAAAATACTAAAGGTAAGAACGCTGACCTTGCTCAGAAAATTAAGTTAGTCCTTGCTAGAAATCCGCCAACGGAGGACGATGCATGACACTTATAGGGGTTTTTAGAAAACTAAGGATATCCCTATAAACCACTTGAAACAGGAGGAGAAATACATGAAGAAATGGCTATTGCTACAGTTAGACTGGAAAAACGAAAATAAGGAACAAAACCTGCACAACATCAGTGCCAAAGTCCGTAAGGAGTTTGATTCCAAGGAAAAACTCAACGCCTATGTTGAATTCCTAAAGGATGCACGAAAGATGGGAGAAATCCCCATGAATGTTGGCTTTGCGGTGGTGCCTTACGATGCCGAATGAGGCAGCGTGGGCTATTGAGCGTATGCCAGACAGTGCTGCGTGGTCCAAGAATGAATTGAGTCAGTCAAAAATGAAAGACTTGATTGATTGCTCGTACAAATACTGGTTATTGCGTAAAGAGAAAATCAAGAACAGGAAAGTACCTAGTGCCTCATTGCCAATGGGTACTGCCTTTCACAATGCAGTTGAAGTATACCATAACTCACTTAGAAAAGGATTTGAACCAGATATTGATTTGATTATGGACATAGTACACAGTACTTTCCACGAAGAATACAATGGTCATGTATCCGACTCAAGTATGGGCTACGCTAAGTACGAGGTACCGAAAGATGTACCTTTAGACCAAATAGATGGAGCAATGGAAAGAGCCGTAAAGAATGTCCAATTCTGGGTCAATGAATACATTGTTGCTCATCAAAATGGCGAGTTGCCATTAATGGATAGGATTGAAGTCGGGTGTGAAGTAGACTACCGTAGATTCTTCCCTGAGTTAGGTATATACCTTCGTGGTAAATTGGATATTGTCTTCAATGAGAAGGAAATAGGCGATTGGAAAACAATGAATCAAAACAAACAATGGCAGTTTTGTACCGAGCGTGCTGATGGAGAGATTCAGGCTGATTGGTATGCTGCAATACTGTTAGGTGATGAAGAAGGCGAAGTCGTGTTCCACTACGTATGTGTTGAAAAGGTTCCGCATCCTGACTATCAAAAGCCACCTAAACTAAAGAAAGACGGTACACCTTATGCAAATGCTGCACCGTATCCTAGAAAGCCAAAGGTGGAAGTTGTAAGTACCACTAGAACACAGGCTGACGTAAAGAATCTAATGGAGAGGGTCAAATTAGCACTTTTGATATCAGATATGCTAAATGACCATCAAGACGGATTCTTTGTTCGCAATCCTAAAGGTAGCGGCTATGAGTATTGCACAGTGATGTGTGATGCAAAGGACGAGTGCTACAAGCGACTCAAAGCAGAAAGAGAGGGTGCAAAGGCATGACCACTATAGCGGGTAGAGATGCTAGGGGCGGAGATACACGCCCTGACAAACCTAACTTTTTTGCCCGTTTGATAGGTAGGCTATTCAGGAGGAAGCGATATGTGGGATGACTACATGGGCTTTGATTGGTACGCCTTTAGGCAGTATATGTTCTTCATTGGTATAATATTCTTTTTTGCTAGTGCTATTGGCATGACAGAAGGTTATCCTTGGCATTACCCTATTACATTTGTTGGTAACTACATTGCAGACCATTCTACTGGTTTTCTAATAGGATTCATTGTGTTGCTAATTGCCGTGTTTAGGTTTATCATGTACAAGGAGGGGTACTGATGGACCCAGAAGCAACTGTTACTAATATTGAATCATGTGTCATTTGCGGTGTGTTCCGTTGGACAGAGGATATCATAGAAGGTATCAAGACTACGGGCGGTACATTCCTTGAAATTCATCATATCTCTTATGACCCAGAGGTTAAGGTTCCTTTGTGTGAGTCGTGCCATTGGCGTGTTCACAATGAAGGCGGATTCTATGACCATCTGATGCCCGAACAAACTCGCATGAATTGGGAGATGAAAAAGACCAAGAAACCTACGTTTTTTGCACTTCGCAAGTATCTAAACGATTGTGGAGTCTTTGAGGACGACGATAATGTAATTCGTGTCCTAATGAATACACCAGACCCGTACAAGTCTGTACAAGAGGTCGCACTTATGTTCCAAGGTATGATTACCTTAGAAGAAGTACATGACGCATTATATGGAGGAAATATAGAATGAAAGCAGTATACATTTACACTGACCCGAATAAAAAATACCCAGTAGAACCCTACATGGAGATTGTTAAAGACCGACTAATTGATTTAGGGTGGGAAAGCCCCAAGTTATTCTACGATGGCTTCAATGCCGGAGAAGATGGGTGGAATGACCTTGACCGTCTTATTGATTCTAACAAGGTCAATGGCCTAATGTTATTCTCATTAGAAGCGTGGGCGACTGAGGAACGCCATAGATTTATTCCTGTCATATCTAAGGTGATGAAGAAAGTACCAGAAGTACTTGTTGCTTGTGCGCCATCTTTGGGTGTGATGAAGGGTCTGAAAGACTTAGCCAAGATGGAGGCGTTATTCTTTAGCGGAGAGTACTTCTCTAACATGAGTAGTGTATCTGTAAAGGCAGGTATCGCCAAGTCAAAGAAAACAGGAGGCAGACCTTCTCTACTATCAACAGACAGAGAGTTTGTACAACAGGTTGCAGACTTATACAATAAGGGCCTAAGCACTAAGAATATCGCTACCAGACTCAATAGTAACTACAACAAAGTATACAGAGTAATTAACAATCTAAAGAATCAGTGATACTATGAAGTCAATGATGGATGATTTAGAGAGATTCTTGTTCAAGCCGTTTAAGGTAACTACGTTAGAGCGTATACTAATTAATGCAGGTTGTTTTGTTATTGGTTTTACTATTGGAGTTGAGTTTCTATGAACATTAAACCCAAGGTACAACAACAAGTGAATGATTGGTGGCGTTTACATGGTGATACCTCTTACAAACCTGACTGGGGTAAAATCAAACTAAGTAGTGCTAACACTAGAGAACACAACCTAAGAGTATGTGAAATCTGTATTACGCTTCTTGAGATGGGTGTTCCTTTCGCTACAGAAGCCAGACTAAAGACGGGTGTTCGCCCCGACATTGTCGCACCGACTCACATCAAACCAATCATAGAAGTGCTTTGGTCTGAAACAAACGAAGATTTCCTCACCCTAAAAGCGGATAAATATCATCGTGATTTGTTTGGGCAATGGATACTTCACGACGCTAAACACGAATTTGACCCGATACTGATAATGTGATAATATGGGCAGGAATAGAGAAGTAATTGAGGCTAGAACCGCCTATTGGATGGAGATTGCTGAGAACTATGCTAAGGAAAAGTACTCTGGTAGTAACCCCGAACATATATCCTTGGCCCTTAATCTATTCAAGCAACCCACCTATGGCTACTACCAAGTAGTTGCCTCACTAGGCGACCGTGATGCAATCAAAGACCAAATAGATTCAGATATTGACGACTTAAGTAAATGCGTACTGATAATTCAAAAGATGGCTGCATTGATGGGTAGTAATGGTTGGACGATTGACGACCTAAGTGCTGCGATAGGATTCTTGTTTTCTGGTAGTCCTATGATTATGGGTATCTTTGAGAAGGAATTAGGTAATCTACAACATGATTCAGATATCTTTAGTGATAGACTAGATTTCATACAGGATATCAGCCAATATGTTGAAAACCTACCCGAATCGTCGCTTGATGTGAGGGAACAAGAATGAGTAACCTGAATTTTACATACGAAGGCAAGGCTTGTGGCTTTATCCGCAAGGGACTATCAAAAGTAGTGAGCATAGAAGAAGAATGGGTATCATCCTGCGAGAAAGGACTTGCAGGAGTACATTACCAAACATTCCTTAAACCGATTAAAGAAGAAATCCTACGACTTCATGCCGTAGAGATTACTGACTCTCAAGCATGGATGATTGCACGCCAAGCATTAGATATGGCTGTGCCAGAGTATCTACGTAGCGAAGAACATGATGAGGAAACCGAGCGCAAAGGTGTAATCAAGAAAGGATTACAAGGTATCGCCGGTATGCTAGATGCAAGTCTAGCAGTGGCTACGGCACCTGTAAAAGCAGTTTCCAACACACTAAAATCATCTTCTAAAGAAGAATAACTTACAGGTTATTCTCCCCAACGTTGATATACTGTCGTGTGCCAAACTGTTTGCATGGTCTACCGAGTCCCTATTCCACTCTATCTTGAGATGATTGATGGACTAGGTTCAGCACAGCGTTTTGGCCTTTCAAATCAAACTTTAGACAACGGTTTTGTTGTTTTCAATGGTGCCGGCGGTAGGAAACGCCTTCAAACAATCTTAGATTGGTTCAATGACGCTAAACCTCCGTCTGGCGTGTATCTCAAGAGTTATTCTGTCAAGGCAGGGGAATTTACTGTAGAGGGGTTACAAACCCACGTAGAGTCCATTAGAGGGCCAGATGATGACGGTTTCTACCACGGGCGTTGTCCTTCGTGCGTTGAGAAGCGTGGAGGCGACACAGGCAAAGACCATTTCTATGCAAATCCAAACACTGGACAGATTGGCTGCTTCGCCGGCTGCAAAAAGAAAGAAGTCCTTTCCTTCTTCAAGGAAACGCAAGTTTCCTCCGAAGAAACCGTTCAAACTACTCTCCCAACCCAAACACTGTCCGTAAGTACCCAGAATGCTGAATTGGTCAGCACGGAGCGTTCCGACAGCGCAAAGGATAAATTACAGACAAAGGCGGTTATTCTTGAACAAAACGTAGATTATCTTGTAGTGCAGAAATTGAAGAAGAATGGCGACCCGGGGACTTCTCACAAAATAATGATTGAAGAGTTGCAGACATTCGCTTCGTCCTTTGAATCCTTTAGAAAGGGTCAAAGAATTACTATCCAAGAGCATTATGATGCATTAGGTTGGGATTTGGTAAAGGACCAAGGTACTAGGGCAATAACCCGTAGGTATCACCCATATATTGCTGCGTTGTATGCTCTTGGAGAAATAGACGTTTACAAAGACGGTAGTATTGAACGGAGGATTTGAAATGGATGGCGGAGAAATTGTTAGGTGCAAAGAGTGCGGTAGTCGTGAACTAGAGAAAGACATTAGCCGTGGTGAATTGATATGCTTGGCTTGCGGTCTAGTGTTAGAAGAAAACATCGTAGACCAAGGTGCTGAGTGGAGAAACTTTGATGGCCAAGGTGATGGGGATAACAAGTCTAGAGCCGGCGCACCAATGAATATCATGCTTCACGATAAGGGCCTTTCAACAGACATTGATTGGCAAAACCGAGATTGGTCTGGTAAAGCACTCAAGTCCAACAGTCAAATGTATCGTATGCGTAAGTGGCAGCGTCGTGCAAGAGTAAGCAGTAGCCGTGAAAGAAACTTAGCAAATGCTCTTGCCTCACTGGACAAGATGTGTATGCAATTGGATGGTATACCAAAGTCGGTCAGACAAGAGGCAGCCAATGTATACAAGCGTACTCTTGAAGCAGGCTTAATCCGTGGTCGCAGTATTGAAGGTGCTTGTGCTGCTTCACTATACATTGCCTGTCAATTATGTGGTGTTCCAAGAACCTTAGATGAAGTGGCTCAGAAACTCCGTCTTGGCCGTAAAGAAATCGGGCGTACAGTCCGTACCATTAAGCGTGAATTGCGTATGAAGCCAATGCACGCCAAACCAGAGGATTACATAGATAGGTTCTGTTCTGACTTAGGTCTTGCTCAAGAATGCCGTAGATTGTGTGCTGAATGGTTAGTCAAAGTCAAAGAATTAGAATTAGATAGTGGGCGTGGGCCAGTAGGTGTGGCTGCAGCATTAATCTACATGGCTAGTATCGTAACTGGTCAAAATAGAACACAGCGAGACATTGCTCACATAACTAACGTAACTGAAGTCACAATCCGAAACAGGTACAAGGAATTAAGTAAAGCATTAGACATAAAGGTGGACAATTAAATGGGAATAGTATTATTGACAGATAACGAGAAAAACGAATTAGCATGGTGGGCTAGACACCATAAAGGGAATGTGGCGTATCTTGCTGCGAGAATTAAGGAGTTGGTAGACAACCCAGACGATGAAAAGACTAGGGAATTCTTTTACAGTCATTTCTCAAAAGTTATTGATGATTTTATCGCTACTACACACCCTCGGTGGAATCCCCACACAAAGGAATGGGAGGATGAAGAAAGTGCCGAAGAAGTGCATTGAGTGTGGTTGTGAGGTTTGGACGCTGAGTAATGTTTCTGCTCATTTGGGCAGGAAAGACTATGTAGCGATTTGTACCGTTTGTGGTTTTCAGTGGAGGCCTAACTAATGTCAATCGTTTCAGTCGCAGGATACAAGACCGTTCAGCGTGGCGAACGGAATGTCAAAGTGGATAACAGTCGTGTTGTAGTCAAGGGCAGGGATGCCGACGGCGATAGGACTTACATGAATGAACATGGCGAATGGGTTTACCAACCAACAGAAATCAAAGTCAAACAACACATCTGGATTGACCCTGCCAACATCAATGAGCGTGAATGGGACGAAGTGGATAAGGGTTGGTCGCTTGACGCTACTCCTATCACTATTGAGCAATTAGAGCGTGTAGTTGGTAAGTATGTTGAACATCCTAGATTCACTAAGGCTCCTTTGCTTGGTCCTCAAGGTCAAGCACTTATTCAAATTGAGGTCGGTAATGAGAATACGTTAAAGCGTCTTGCTAACCGTCTTACTCCTACTTACAATGGCGATGTTAAACTAACTCAAAGACTATGCATCAACAACTTTATTCATTTCCCTGAGAGGATGCCTCGTATATGCTACCTTGATATTGAGGCGTGTAGAGATGGAGAGAAAAGGAATGCGTCTGGTTTCATGGAACAGGAAATCACTCTTATCATATGTAGGGACAGTTATACTAACAAGCGTGAGGCATTTGGTCAGCACCCTTCTTTTGTTGATGGTTGTATGCCTACTGACTTGGACGACGACCCTAAATTCAACATGAACCTATTTACTAATGAAGCCGATATGTTAGATGCTTGGCTTTCGTATATGGCTACTACTGACTATGACCTTATTACTGCATGGAACGGCCACGGTTATGACCTTCCTCAATTGTACTGGCGTGTCAAGGCAAACAGTCTTGATACTGACCGATTAAGTCCTCTCGGTAATGCAAAAAAGCCAACAAGCGCAAAAGGCGATTACAACTTTTACAGAATCAAAGGTCGTCAATACTTCCATACTCAACCTTGGGATGGTATCAATGTTGTAGACTTAATGTGGGCGGCTGAAAAGAAGTATCACGCAACTACGTCTAACTCATTAGTGTCAAGGGCTCTTGATGTAGTAACAAAGACCGCTTTCAAAGACGAGGGTGGTAAAACTGAATGGAAGCCCGACTTCTTTAGCCGTGACTATCACTTGGTATGGGATAAGTATGTCTACTATTGCGATAGGGACGTAGAGTTGATGCAAATGCTTGACCAGAAGTGGGCAGTGATTGAAGGTATGCATCGTTTGCAAATTCAAATGGGTGTTCCTTGGGCTGACCTGTTCTATGTGTCAAGACTGTTCGCAGTAGTCTGTCAGCGAGAGGCCAACTTTATTCAAAAGACTGGGCCTGCCGAAGTAGAAAGAAAGTATATGGAAAATAATGATATGCTCAAAATCCCCGGTGCTTGGGTTCTTATTCCCGACGGAGGATTATACCGTTGGGCTTTTTGTATTGACTTCAAATCACTATATCCGTCTGCTATCATGTCTGGTTGGACAGGATATGAGAACCAATCACTTACTCCGCCCGAAGACTGTGATTACTACGAAGGCGAATACCCACCAGACTACGAAGGTGATGAAGCGTATCCTGTTTACTTCCGTAAAGAAGGGAAGAATGTATTACGAGATGTAGTCGGTGGTCTACTAGAAGCAAGAGCCGAGTACAAGCGTTTACAGAAAGAAGCAATTGAAGCAGGTGATACTGATGCTGCAAAGAGGTATGGTATGGACGAAAAGAATACCAAGATTATTGTCAATTCCTGTTATGGTGCTACAGCATCTAAGGTAAATGGTTGGGGCGACCGTGGTGTTGGTGCTTCTATTACTCGCTTTGGTCGTGAGTGTCTAAAGTACGCAAAAGAGTATGCGGAGGAGCAGGGTTTCAAGGTCGTATACGGAGATACTGATTCTATTTACGTACTTGGTAGAGATGACCGCTCTAAGGAAGAACATCTTGCAGACGCTAAGGGTCTTGCTGACCAAATCACTGCTTTACTACAGATGGAACATGACACTACGCACATTGAGTTTGAGTTGGAGGCAGTATACGAGAACATGATGTTTACTAATGTCAAGAAGCGATACGCAGGTCGTCTTGCTTGGACTGACAAGCAAGGTTGGATTCCTGAGGACACGCCGTTCTCAGAATGTGCCACTATCAAGGGACTTGAATTCAGAAGAGGCGACAGTGCGCCACTCACCAGACAGTGCCAACAAAAATTCCTAGATATGGTCTTCAGTGGGGCATCTGAGCAGGACATTCGTGAATACTTCGCTACGGTGGCTGACCGTGTGAGGAGAGGCGATATTAGCCCCTCAGAAATCTTCCACTACACAAAACTCAAGCGAGAGTTTTCAGATTATGCTTCACTTGCCGGTGGCAATAAGGCTGCCAAGTGGTTCAATGACCACATCGCCAATGATGAGATTACTCCTATTAATGTCGGTGATGGTTTCTTCTTCACCTTTGCTAAAGATGGCCCAAGTGTTATACCGACTGGTGGCTACATTGCATTCAAGGAATTTGATGAGGTATCTGACTTTACTTTAGATTGGGAGGCTATCGCTCAGAAGACTGTGGTCGGGCCGATGAAGCCTCTGTTTGAAAACCTAAATTGGGTTACTGACTTCTTGCTCGCCAAGAAACAAAGGTACGTTTTGTCCGACTTTGCGGCTTGAACCAATTTCATTAGGTGATTATGGGAATTCAGTACCCGCTAGGGGGACCCTTCGTCTAGCACGAAGAACCCATCGTGATTGACATATAAACAAAGGAAATCTAAAACGGGGATAAACTGTAGGAAACTTACGTTTTGTAGTTGTTTTGCAAGCGGTTAGGAAATATTCAACTTTGTCAAATTTGACAAAAAATATGGCTCACGCTCGCAGTGTCCCGAATAACCACTCTGTAATTAGTAGAGGGGTCATCGGATACTGGATGCCCATAGTCAGATGTAGTAGAACTCCTCTAGCGGTTTTCGTCTAGAACATATTTGCCTAGTCTTGGTAACTTACCTGTAGTTACTGCTTCAACCATACCGTTTAGATTATCAGTTGAGGACATAATAGCCCCAGAGGATATTTTTGGTACGATACCTTCTCCTGAAATGGAACCAAGAATGCTGCGGTTATGTCCTCCACCCCAACCAGTGTTAGGTTGTAGTGCTACTGGGAAACCTTTCTGTCCAATCCTATCTACTAAGGTCTGGATATACCTATGGTCATACTCACCAAGACCTGCGCCGCCATTCATCTGTTCATCTATCTGTTCGTACAGACAAGATAACATAGCCTCCAATCCAAACATTTTGTAGATTACCCAGAACTCTGAGGTCCAAGATAATGTAGGCTCTATGTATTCAGCCAGTAGTTCATGTATCTCTTTCCATAGTACTGTTGAATCTCCTGAATGAGTTGGTCCTCTAATACGTACTCTAAACAGTCCTGCGCCTAGTCCCTTTTTCTTAGGTTCTTGTGCAACTGCAAACTCGGCGTTACTTAGACCAGTTACTTGTATTCCCATGAGCCTGTCTCTAGCCAGTAGTAGTAACCGTGGGTCTGGTTTTTGCATAGTTAGTATAAACTCATCACTATCTTGTAGGCCCTTTTCTAAATCAAACCCATGCATTATCCGGTTAAGTTGGCGTTCTACGAACTTACGGTCCACCTGCTGACGCTCTATGTGTCCTGCATCTACTGCCACAACTAATGACTTGTCATCTTTGTAATGGACAGATGTGACATATTCACGGAGGAAAGACCTAGTACAGAACAGTGCAATTGCTTCGGCATCTTTCATATCGTACTCTTCTTTCAAGAAAATGATGGTTTCACCATCTGGGTTACCAGATTTTGATATCTGTACGCACCGTTCAATTCCTTCTACTGAACCTTGGGTACTGAACTTACCTCCTCCGTGGAAGGTACGAAGACCTGCCTGTGTCACTGGCTCACCAAGACAGGCTGCTGCGGTGGCCCCAATACCTTCTCCTATCTCACACTGAGATTCAGCAAACCACCAATTGAATTTATCAATTAACTTGTCTGCTTCGCCTTTGAGAATATCACGGCCCGATATAAAGAACGCAAGTTTGGATGCGGAAGAATGGGCGTAGGATACCTGTTCAAAGATGTAATCTACGTTTAGTCCCTTGGAACACTCAGAACACTCGTCCATCAAAGTAAGTCCATGCTTACATTTGAAATCAAAGAGAAGTGGTTGTAATGCAATATATCTACCGTCTGGTGCCAAAGTATCGTGCGAGCCCTTTGCCCCTCTGATATGGAATGGGCGCAATCCATCTCCGCCCAAGTTATACGACACAATAGTACCATCTCTAACATCAATAGTGTTATTTCCTTCACCAACAACAACATCTTCTACAGCACGCTTTACTTTGTATTCAAGGTGCCCAGACTTTGCAATTGCTCCGGTAGATGATTCTGCAGCACTTCGTCTACCTGCTGTAGACGCTAGCCAGTATTCATCAGGGTCTAAACCAGTACCATAACAATTCAGAATGAACCCTTTGTGTCTTGGGTGTTCTGGCTCGTACCCCGGCAAAGGATAGTGAACCATGGTACGATTAGGGTTTACTCCCCAGATAGGTCTTCTACCACCGTATTTCATCTGGCCATACGTGCCAGACATTTGTTGAATGTTGGTTGCTTTACCTCTTGCTTTACTTCTAACTGCAATCTGAATTGGATTTTGTGGACCAGAAGCATCTGATACAAAGTTGGTGACATAGTCTTCATACTCATTGGCCAAGCCGACCATTTCACCTTCAGCCCAACCTAATGGGTCTAATAATATCTGATTGTGGTCAAAGGGAGTCAAATTAGGTAATTCGTGAAGCGTACGATTATCATAGGCTCTTTGAATCTTCATTATCTGAGTAGATACCTTATCGTATTCATCTTTGATAGTATCTCTAACATCTAAATCCATCAAAGAACAGTCAAGTGGCGCAATGGTATACCCTACTTGTTTGTGTGCCTCAAATGCAAGTCTTGTAACTTGGTGGATGAACTTCCTCATTTCTTCTTGGCCTTTGTCATACCCGTAGTGGTAGAAGAAAGATGGTGCAATAGATGCACCGCCTTCTCCGAATGAAGTCTTATCCAAAGTACCTGAAAGTAGTACTCCATCTCTAATGTTTACTACTTCTTTGACTTCTTTTGTCTTGAATGTACCATTGTATATCTGTTCATCTTTTGTTTCACGAACAATGATTCCTTCTTCATCACGTACAGGGTTGTTTCCTTTGAATGTTGCATTCAGGAAATCTGGGAAAAAGTGAGATATAATTGCTCTACCTGTCCAGTACTTCTTCCCTTTGAATGTGTAATCCGGCTCAGGTAATTCTGTCTTGAACTCTACTTCTCCTTCTTCGTTTCTACTATATGCGGCAGACATGAAGTTTAGGGCTCGTTGTCTGTTGAAGAATGGTATACCTTCATCATGCGTATAACCTCGACCGCTATTGTACTCTCCTTTACGACTAGCAATAGGCATAGTTAGTATAGCAAGACCACTTGTTTGGTCTTGGTCAGTGGCAATAGTTAGTTTACCATATCTGGCGTGAATAAGGTTCTTACTCAACATCATTCTTTCTTTTGTTTCTTCAATCGCTTCTGGGCTTTGTACAAAGTGTAGTTTCATTGCATCTCCGTCATAGTCGGCGTTGAATGGAATACAGATAGTGGGGTTAAACGCCAATGACTTTTGAGGTAAAGGCACGACTTTCATACCCTGCACACTTTGACGGTGTAGAGATGGCGCACGGTTGAATAGACCGATATCGCCCTTCTTTAGGCTACGAGTTACTATATCGCCTATCTGTAAGACTCGGTTTTCTTCTCTATACTTTCTGTTGAAGTAATCACGGAAGTCTTCACGCATCTTTTCTATTATTGCTTCTTCTACCCCTCTTAGATTGATTTCATTCTCAATTTTATGTTCTGTCCAAGCGGTTTCAAGCATATTATCGCCCCATTCAAAGTCAAACAGGTTTCTTCTAAATGGTGCTATAGTTGATACCTCATCTCTACGGAATCCTCCTTCAATAATGTACCTTGCAAACGGCTTGTATTCTTTAGTGTCTTTCTTATACTCCATTGGGCCGTTAATTACCATTTCTTGCAGTTCATCAATATTAGATGCAGTAACATATTCATCTACTGTTGCTGTGGCACATACATGAAATGGAACTCCTACTTCGTCAATTGCTAAATCTGGATTAGGTGTAACTACAGAATAAGATACTTGATTTACTACTTTACTTTGAATGACGCTTCGCATTCTTGACTTACGCTTACCACCAGTAAGTCTGTCTAGTAATCCCTTGTAGGCTTGCTCCTTTTGTCTACCTCGCCTATCTCTAACAGTCCTACTACCGCCTGCTCCTAATGCAGCATTTTGAGAAGTAATCAAATGGGTACATGCCTTGTATAAATCTCCTTCAAATTTAGCAATAAGACTCGGTGCGGAGTTTGTTTGTCTTCGTCTGATTAGCCTGTTGTTTATTGAAACAATATTCTGGTATAGATGTGTCAAATCATTGGGTTCTGGTGTACCGTCGTCTGCAAATGCTAGAGGTCTAGTGATATTAGGTGCCACAGGTATTACAGACCAATACATATCAGAAGGTTTGGAGTCCCCAAAGAATCCTAAGAATTTCCTCTGGTTTGTTGGTATGTTCTCTAGTAACTCATATACTGCGCCCATTTGTATATTTGACGCCTCAGTAAGCCTATGTCGTTTAGGTGTCTCAATAAGCCACTGTTGATATTGGTGGTTCCACTGAATCATTGAAGAATACTCATTACATCTAGGACAGTGTACTATCTTTTTCTTCAAATCTTCAGCGTCAGTATTAGTCTTTACTTTGTTCTTTAGCAAGTTACGTATTTGTTGATACCCAAAGTCGTTACGTTCTGTTCTTGCTATAGTATCTACTGCAAACTCAATATCTTCTAACTGTTTATCCGTTGCTCTTATTTCGTTACAGTTATGACACACTAAGTTTGCAGTTACGTGCAGTGGAGAAGTTGTACTACCTGTATATCCTCCACCTTGTAGGAATAGGTAGTTGGGTACTGGTGAAGCAAGTAAAATATGTCCGAAGTGTCCGGGACAACCATCTATTGATGATTCGTCTTTGTAGGTATTATTGCAGGTGAAACATTGTGTGCCTTTATCAGTAGAACCCATACGCAAATCCATTGGACCATGTTCAAGCGGTGTTTCATCTCCACGTTTCTGGGTAAATATTTCATCTTCAAATACTTCTACTGCCGACATTGCAATAATGTCTTCAGGTGACATAATACTTACTTGTAATGACTTCAACTCTTTCTTTTTAGTGTGAACTATTTGTTCAGCGTTTATGCGTGGGCTAATTAGAAGTAGATGCTTGAAGTTCTTTGGCAGTAAGTACCCTCTGTAGCCATCAATTGTTTCTTGGGGCATATTATCCTCGTCAATCAAATCATAGACGACAGGAGGCTCTAACCATTCATCGGGCATTTCTGGTACTTCTTCAATCTCGGCATATCTTTCTTCCCAAGTCATACCTAATATACACTTTACTACCATGTATGTACCATCATACTCTCTTAGTCCTGCCGCATTCTCATGCTTTAGCAACCACTTGATTGCTGAAGTCTTAGTCGCAGGTACCCATCTACTAGAGGGGAAGTTTAGATTTACTGCTTGGCGGTTGTCTTCCAATGTTTCAATTTCTTCTAACCTAACAGGCCAAAAGAATGATGTGATACGCTTTTCCTCATCCATATAACCGCTTCCTGATACCTAAGTGTACATGGCGGGTTATCAGGTGGTTATCTTTGGGGTACGTTTCAGATTCTCTTCTACGTATCATCTTTAAGATAGGCCCAAGGTCCACGATTTGTCCCGCCGGGACGAATATCTGCCCATTCATCATTCTAGTGGAGTTGCCTTCCATCATTAGGGCTCCACTTCCTGTGTTGGGGACATTGGTAATGAGTTTGTCAATCATTATTGAATATGTGATGTCTAAAGGAATGGCCGAGAATACCTTTGGATATGCTTCTATACAGTATTCTTTTGGGAATCTAAAGTCGTCGGTTGCATAAATATCAACATGATATTCTTGGGCTCCTGCGTTTTGTAATGTACATTCAAATGGTTCAATGCTTGGTTTGTTTACATAATCTACGTTTCCGTCTAATGAAATCGCCGCAAACGTGACTCCGTTCTTTGCAATTCCAACCATCGTAGAACTTGTGTCTGTCCACGGTGTTTGTTGTTTGTGAACTCCTTGTGGGACTGAACGTAGGTACGGGTGTCTTAGTAGTTCAATTCTACTAGCATTTCCTATTCCAATAAATGGTACTGATGAGAATGAAAAGCGGTTAAACAGGACAGTGTTATCGGCTCTCATCATATCACCCTACAAGGTTGTTGGACATAAGGTTCACCCGGCCATTGACTTTACTGCCAGAAAGTCCGCCAATTCATTCAATCGGTTCCCTACATGGGCTTTGACCCAGATATATTCCGGTTCTGTCTTTAGTTTGAAGTGTAATTTCTCTAATTCTGTTTTGATTTGTACTAGGTGAGGCTTTTTGATATCATACTCGCCGTTCATACCTTTTACAAGTAATTGAGAGTCGCTTCTGATTTGAATATCTAATCGTGTAGGTGATGTGACTCGCTCATAGATTGTTTCTAACGCTCTCTGTACGGCATAGAACTCGGCATAATTACTAGTCTTCTTACCAATGTATTCGCCAAACAAGTATTCTATACCATCAAGGTCACGATTAACAATAACAACACCAATTCCTGCATCACCATGTTCGCCTTCTGAACCGTCTGTCCAAACATGGTATACAGTCATAGCCTCACATCACAATAGGTCTACGATAGTAGACTGATTCAGCATCACCTAATGGCGAATTACGAATGATTTTGATTACTGCATCAGACGGAATAAATTCTAACTCTTGATTCCTTGCTGCGTTTTCCAATGCGGGGTCGCTAATCAATAGTCCCGGTAGTTGCTCATGGGGTACTCCTAATTGCTTTAACACTGCTTTAGACTGTGTAGGACTAAGGATAATGTGTTGAGGTACCCTTGAGTGTTTGAGCGGGTCCATGCTAGTCCGATGGAATGGTGGGATATAATCTCACCAGTCGTCATCGTCAAAGTCTAGTAAGTCGTCAAGGTCGTCATCTTCATCCTTTTCTTCTTTTTCTTCGTCCTTTGACTCTTCCTTCTCGGCTTCTTTATCATCTGAATCAGTATCTTCGTCCCATTCTGACCAATCGTCTTCATCATCGTCCCAGTCGTCGTCTTCGTCTTCCTCAATCTCGTCTTCTTCATCTTCTTCGTCAAGGCTTTCCCAGTCTAAGTCATCAAACTCTTCGTCATAGTCCTCATCATATTCTGGTTCAGACTTACGCTTAGGTGCCGAACTTGTTTTCTTTGCAGTAGAACCTACTGCATCAGAACCAACTACTGTTAGGTTCTTTGCAGTAATATCTGAATTCTTCTTTAGAGCAAGACTTGGTTCAAGCCACTGTTTTAGTTTCTTCTTGGCGCTTGCTTCATTCATGGCTTTAACCTGAATTTGGATGGAGAATGTGGTAGTCCTCATGCAACAAACGACTATTCAGGTAGGTTATCAATATACTTGTTGGTAACCTATAAGTTCATAACCTACCTACTTACAAGTTATACTTAATGGCGAGTCCTAAGGAGTGGGAGAAAGAGGTCTATGTCACGACTCAAACCCGTCGTTATGACAAAGAGCGAATAATGGGATACGCACTTCCTAAGGAACCAAACTGGAAAACTCAGGCTAGGTTGTTGGATATCATTGACAAAGTTGAGTCTTTAGGTGGGCTACAAGCCATAGTACGCAAACTAAAGAAATTAGAGCGTTTAGAAAAGGAGAAGGTATAATGGCGAAGTATACGAGAGTGATTAAACACATTGAAGCATCTTTTATCCGTATAATGGAGCGAGAAGGCGTTGAAGAAGTAAATACAAGGCAAATTCAAGCCGATTATAACGAGCATAGTCGTTATGGAATTAGTACTCAAAGTTTGACCAATTTATTGCGTCGTAGGCCCCAATTTTTGTTAGGGCGTACAGAACGTATACACGGTACCAATAGACAGGTAACTTATTGGAAACTAGCCGATGCGTAAAGGTACCGATACCCCTAATTCCGCTAGTATAACGGAGAAGAGGATGCGAACAGTCGTCCTATGCAATAACTGTCATCTTGTAAAAGATGGGAAATATCGGGTGCGAACAGTCCCCGTATCAAAACTGTGCCTTCTCCGCAGTATGTCAAGAGTATACAGAGTAAAACATTGGAAAACACGACGAGAACTATTCGCAGGGTCATTAGACCAATGCGTGAAATTCATTAACAGTGGAAAGTGTGCAGTGAACGTGACAGTTACATCCTTCGTGGGTGAACAATAATGCCGTTCAGTCGTAAGTACCAATTGGAAACGGAAAGAAAGAATAACGTGGTGATTAAGAATCTTCAACAGCAAGGTGACTTGCCAGAAGATGCACCATGGGAATACATTAGCCCACACACCGGACTACCGCTATTGGAGAAATACCAATGCGAAATAGACGGATGTGGAAGACTAACGTACAAGTACGAACCTGACAAGGGATTCGTATTAACTCTATTCATTTTCGGTACAAATGATGCACTAAACCGTTGTTATTCCTGCGCTAACCGTGCAGGTATCAACCGTTGGTGAGAAGGTGTTTGAAATAAAAACGAAGACAATCGGTTCTATGAAGAGTAATACCAAACTTGGAGAACCTTAGTCCCTACGGGGAGGTTTTAACAATGAATAAAATAAAAATTAACGGAATAACTTGTTACATAAAAGACAACTACCTAAGTGTAGGTGGACATATGTGGGTGATTAAATCGGTGAACCCGATGGAATTGAACAAGCCTTTGTTGGCTTGTACCCCTAATGAAGTGGATAATAAAGTGGATGAATTGACATTCACTTTGAGCCCATTTGACAATGGACTACTGATTATTACTGATGATGGAAAGCATCAATGTAAATATCATACTGTAAAGTGTGATGGATGCGACGAAGCAGTATATTTGCCACACCAGATGAAAGCAAACCACGTACATGGTCGTAAAACAACCGTGTGTGGGGATTGCAAAGACTCTGTTGTTAAGGTGAGTACTGAACACGGAGTTATCAGTAAGAAGGTAACGCAACATACCATTACTAAGGTAAGGATTGCGATTGATGAAGCCGTGATGATTGGGGAAATAAACATCCCGAGAACACGACTAATCTTTTCCAAAGACAAAGGGTGGCTCAATAGTAACCACCGTGGAAACTCTAGCAATATGTCTAGAGTGCCACGAATTCTGATGGAACTCATCAAAATTTACAAAATTGATGACCTTTCACCTACTGGCCTATTTTTAGGCCTTGTTGAACACTACATTGAAACCGGCGAGGACTTACTCGCTGAACTCAAAGTAGATATCACTGCAGAAATGTACGTTCGTGCAAGTATGCAGGTGCAGTTGTCTGAGGACGAGTGACTGTAACATTGAAAAACAAAAACGGTGTGTCCGATGACGAGTTTACCAGACTCTGAGGGGCCACTTAGAAATGTCAGATAAAGACGAGAAAAAGGAAAAGAAAACAGACGAAGAAATCGCCAAGACAAAAGCAGAACTTGCTGCAGAAGTACGAAGGTTAAAGCAATCAAAAGTGATGAAGGAACATCGTGCTATGAGAAAGTGGCAAAGGGATAATGTCTGAATATCAGATAATGTTTGAATATAAATATGAACTGATATACAATGCGTTGTATAACTGTCCCTTCGGAGGCTTCGGCCTCCGAGGGGGCCTTTTTCGTAGTAATAGTGTTAGGGTAGCGATACCCCACGATACGCTAGTATAATGAGGAGGGAGACATTGGCCTAGCGGTCGCTGTCAGTATCTAGTTTTAGATACCGTGTAGGTGCGCTAGCACTGTAGACGGCAGTAAATCTCTTTCCTCACAGTATGAGCGAAACAAGCGAAACAGGTAGAAAAGTAACTGACCACCCTTGCCCAAAGTGCCACAAGGACTCTCTTGATGGTTATTGGACAGGAGGATGGATGGAAGACTTCTACATTTATTGCACAATATCAACGTGCGATTACGAAGACGAAGTTTGAGATATAACTTCATAAGCGGAGAAAACCGAATCACAAACCCCCTCTGAATACAGGGGCTCAGAAGCAGAAATAGGATTCGTAGTTAGACTTAGGTTATGTAATGACCCACTCTGGAACCTTCTTACGGGAAGAATATTAGTTTCCTTTGTGGTACTTACTAACCACCTAACAATCCATGCATGACTATCGGCCTTAGTTGATAATCGTGCGACATAGTGTGAGCATAAATACCCGACAGGGGGCCTCCATTCGGTAGAAATACAGGAGGGGAAGTGCGTATAGTAATAACATTTGAAAAACAGAAACCGGGATACGAAGAGAAGTGTTGCGTCAAGTAATTAAGAAACCTTACAGGTCATGCTGATGGTTTTGCTTGGTGTGGAATTCCGGGTGCTATGTCGTTTAACGTATCAACAAACGTATAACAAAAGCGAGCATGGACGTGAATATACTTAGATAATCGTTAGCAGGTATGCTAACTTAGTTGGGGGCCAGTTATCGTTCTGGTGCATTGAAGCAACCCCACAATTAGTGCCTCTAACAAAGAGGACCAATGATGCATGAAATGAAGCACGGGTGCGGAATATAACCTTGTGTGGATTGAAGAATGTGAGAGGGCTGGTAATCCTCTCTGTCATCAATACCACTTGGGATAGTGTGGAGAACCCTATAGAATAATCTCACCTGCCGGCCACTGCACGTTAAGTGTGGCACAGACGGAGAACCAGTATGAGCAGGGGATATTAGCGAAAGCAACCCAAGATGGAAAGGCTAGACCGAAAAACATATTTGCGACGGCAAGTGTGTATGATGCGGATGGTAACTAATTATCACATGACTGGACCGCAAAATCATAACCCATGGTACCTGCATAACCATGGATAAGAGTCCGCCATGAGAGGGCGGTACGCCCGAGTAAAGGCGTTGTGGTAACAGGTAATGCTGACCCTAGACGAAAGTCAGGAGTTGATTAAAGACAAACAAAAACAACCCAACAACGAATACAAATTAAGAATCGTACTACCAAGAAAGAAAGGTACTACGGAATTAACACGACTTGACCAGACCAATGCTATGAAGATTTTATCATCATACGGTGGGTTACGTAGTGTAAATTGCAATGGAATAACATTTACCAGTAATAGGAAAATTAAGTTAATCATTGATGGTAACCATGCAATGCCTAAAACAAGGTATAGCAGACGACGTGCCATCATAAAGAACTCTCAGTTCAAGAACTGTAAGTTTGATTGCCATTTTACTAATTTTATGAAACATAAGAAACGCAGGACGCCGGGAGGTGTCATTGAAAACTGCGACTTCACAAGAGCCGTATTTACTGGCACTTTGAAGATGGTAATGTTCAAAGATTGTGATTTCCGAGGTGCCGACTTTTCAAAAGCGGTACTAAAATCGGTGCAGTTTAGCAACTGCAATTTCCGAGGTACTAAACTACCATACCCGTTGGAAAATGGGAATGACTACAGAAATAGTCTAGGTAATCATAACCGTAACCCATTCAACTGGGATAAGCGGAACCTAGAACGTATCAAGTATGATAAGAATGCTAAAGGCATGAACCCTGATAGGGTTGCCCGTAATGCATTCCGTAAAAAATCTAAAAAACGCATTCGTTAAGCCCGTTGAAATATACGGAGTATCACACGCCGATGAGCGTGTTTGCCGCAAACCTTTGGCTTTGGCCGAAGGGGAGCCGGCGTAGTATTGAGGAATAACCCCTGAAAGTATCGGATTGCAAGGAAAGCAATCTCCAAACGAGTAGGGCCAATGAGATACAGCGAGTTTTTGTAGAATCAAATTATATTCTACTCGCTGGAAGACCTACATGCGCTAATACAGAAACTTAACGAGTTTCTTAGCAAACGTAGATTTCCAACCAAAAAGAAACTACTTTCCTTAACTTATGGTTAGGATAAAATTATTCATATGAATAATTTAATCCGAGTTCAATCACCAAAAGTAGCACTTGAAAGGTGTAATAGGAAATACGTGATAAGGAAATTGAACGGTGGTGGGAGGGTGATTGTTTAGATTGAGTTACTATAGAATCAATCAAACAATTATGTCTAATAAGAAATAGATATTAGTATTTACAAAAATAGATACATAGATAGGAGAGGTTGTGATTGGAAGTCATTGTGAAAAGCCTCTCCTGTCGCCCTTAACAGGGCTTAGATGTTGGGGTATCGGTACTATCCGATACGCTAGCATAATGAGGAGGGGAAGGACAGAAGAAGCGAACTAACCAGTAGCAAGTCCAACTATCTCTCCTTAAGAGAATAGGAGGAAAGTTTCGGAGAAGTAAGAAACTTTCCATTCCTATGAAGCGAAGAGACGAAGCAGATTGCTCCGGGCGGCCTCATTAGCCGTACTTGAGTAGGTAGCGTTGGTATAGGGAGCGGTATGAAGCCACCAACGTCTAGCACATCCATTAGTGCCTCTCTGTCTGGAAAATGTGGTGGTGCGCAATAAATTCGCTGAGGAAATAGCCCCAGATAGTAACTTAGTTAATATGAACAACTTGTTGTTTATACTAACCATTAGCACTTGTGTTAATGGTGATGGATTTATTCATCATAGAGGAGCAGTAATGTCCATAAACATACAGGAGGTTGGTAAAACCAACTAACTCGGGTCCCAAGAGCCCGAGAGGTAAAATTCTTGGTACGAGAAGGACGACAAGGGCCTTCTCATAGTAACCTGACAACTGCCGTTACCCGCAAGGGACAAATCCGAAAGGAAATTACTGAGGCGACCGTCAGACAGACGCTGTTATTGTGAGGCTTGGCCTCCTTGCAGTGCGAAGTGTCTTGCCGGGGTGTAGCATAACTATACCCGTGCAAGAACGGGTAGAATTCTTATACAAACGAGAATTAATGCCACGAAGCATAACTGAAAAGTGATGTATGACGTATTTGTTAGCCGGTAACCAATCCGGGGCTATACGTTATGTCGTAAGACTGAAATTGTGCCGGCGAATGAGAAAGTCGGCTGTCAAGACCTGCGAAGGAACCGTATGTTGCAAGCATTAAGCACTAGGTAAACGATGAATCCATCTCGGAAAGTCGGTGAACTAGTTGTGGATGCAACAGGACTTTAAGGGGAATTGACCCGCCACTGGCGGATAACGAAAGTGATGGACCAGTAAGGGCTTAGAGAACCCTCTGGAGTAGACCTGCTTTCTAAAGTACTTGGGCTCCCAATGCCTGAGGCACCTATAGCGATTCTGAAAAGGAGAGCGAAGGGCAATTGAAACAACTGTGAATCAAGCAGTGTGAAAGGACTAACAATCTGGAAGCCACTAGAAAGAGAATGACGTAGGGAAGCGGTGTGAAAAGCCGTGAAGCCTGCGCAACCAGAGATGGTGCTGAGTGTGACGATGTATACTGGAACGAGAAAGCCAGTATGAAGTTTACAAGTATTGAGGAGGTCATGGGCGTAATGGTCGTCCACCAGAATATTAACCAATAATATGGGCTAACTTATAAGCAATACTTGAAATGGAATCAATGGTCATGGGACGTTTTATAGGTTAGCCCCTAAACTGCGTTCCTATCTGCTCTAGAAGCAGTATTGGCCCACCCCATTGCTACCCCCGGAGACACGTAGTAAAGACCAGAACTGTACAATCTGGCAATAACTAAACAGTACAACATAAATAGCAGGTACGGGTAAAGCCGGCCCTGCTCAGTAACTTAGGTGTAAGTTAGACAGCGTTTCTCTTCTGAAGCAGAAACAAAATCTACACTTATGCAAGTATCAGTTTACTGATGCGGAAGGTGGTTGGAAGTGCGAACTTGTTCGTGCTTCCACTATTTTTTTGTTTGAAAAATAAATTAAACGTAGGAGGAGATTAAGATGGCAAAGAAGTTCATCGCTGTGTATCTTGGCAGGGAAGTCAAGAACGTAGTTTTCGTATGCAGTGGCAGAAACAGATGCTATTGGGAGCAGCACGTGAAACCTTTTGTGCAAGGCGTAAGTAAAACCGATTTGAAGGGACGAGAAGTGTCCTTCAAGGGGTATCACGACCTTGAACACGCAAAACGGTTCGCAGGCGCACCTGATGTTGAAGTGACGCTCATCTACCGAGATGATGCACGGGAACTTATTGAAACACGGCTCTAAACCTAAAAACAAAACCCGGGACCAGTGAAAAGAACACCAAACTTGGAGGTACCCGTAGATACTTAGTCGTAAGATTGGCTGCAACCGGCCATGTGATGAAGACAGAGAACAATGAAAAGAAAGTACGTGAATATTGTGGCCCAAAAAAGCCCTTTGGAAGCGGTAAGTAAGTAGTGGATGCATCCGCTATGGAAACAGTTGAGCCACCCAGTAATGGGAATGGACGAATATTGGATTTTAAGGCGGGTTAGGAAACCCGCTATTTATCTGTTGGAGCAAAACAGGGGGAGGGAAAAGAGGAGAATAGGATGGGAACCTAAACGAAACTGATGCTAGGCCGGAGGCCTTCATGTGATTAGTAGTCCCTTGTGCGTAGACCGTGGTAGGAGAAACAGAAACCTACGGTACAGCCCCAAGCCAGTAGTACTGTAATACGAAAGCGTTGGCAGGTATGCCAAACAAACTGGCGATGGACGAAGACAAGAGTTGAGGCAGAGATGCCTCCTAAAAGAGTCGTTGAAATACAGCCGATGGATATCGGCACCCACCCTTAGACAATGGTCACAATGAGAACTTGTATGGAGTGCGAACGGGAGTTCCACTTCAAAGGAGGACGTTTATCTTGTTCAGATAGATGCCGTGAATTCTATGAAATTAGAATGCGTGAAAGTTACAACATACTAAAAAAACTAAGACGCAATTTAGAAAATCAAGTAGAAGACGGACTAATTACTAAAGAACAAATGAACAACCAATATACTGCAGCGTATGCTGAAAGAGATGCTTGGTTAAGAGATAAACACATTGATACAACATTTGACTGGAAGGGTAGAATACTTTACCCAACAGATACTGAGGAAGAATGACCTCATAGATACATAGTCTTGGATTAGACAGGAGGTGAAGACTAATCCGTTACGAGAGTTGCCAAAGTAGAACGGCTTGATAGGCCCGACTGTGACTCTCATTACAGTAAGTAATAAACAAGCACAGCAGTATCCGGAAAACCCCAATTACGTATCAGGGGTGAGTAAAGATGGTGCTGCCTTTCCCCGACGGGGATAAGAAGGGACGAGTGGACTAACTACTCGGACAAACCAAAGTAGGTGACAATGATGGAGGGATGGATATCCCTATGATATTATCAGTGTAGATATAAGCACTGGTATGAGAAACGGAAAAACTACTCCGTAGTAACTCATTGTACACCGTAGGTCACTATGACTACCGTAACATATGCGCTATGCGCTGGTAGACATGACATCGTGGTAGATGGAGAAGATGTTACTGAGAAATCAGTATATCCTCAAACCGTTGAGCGACCATTAGACTTTGAAACACACATTGCGGAAGCACGTGAGTTTCTAATTGGTCTAACAAGGGATGAAGAATTGATGAACTCAATTACTCAATTCCGTTTGGTTGTTACTGGTTTGACGCCGGTGCTACACGCCTTTCTAAGAGCGTGGCACACATTGGCACCATCCCATTGGGTCCTATCTTTAGGACACTATAACCGTGATGAACAAGTCTACGTATGGGAGCCACTATTTACGAGTGCGATTGATATGTCCAGTCTTGGACGATTCGTATTCGTACCTTACGAGGAAGAGTGAGCAAAATACTGAGGAAACACAAAAAAAGTGTATTGCCTCTTAGTCCTGTAGGTAGCCCTACAAGAAAATGGCCCGGTGTCCCCGGGCCAAGATAAAAATGCATATTGTAATGGTTAGGCAGGTGCATTTTACCCGGAGGCTAGGCCTCCTTAGTAGAAATATACTAAGTGTTAGGGTATCGTTACTATAACATACGCTAGCATAATGAGGAGGGGAGGACGAAAGTCACAACACCCCTCCTCACCTTGCGCTGTTGCGTATACTCGCAGCCTTATGGCTGATATGTAGTGTATATTGCAACAGCGTATTTCTTTTTTGTTACTCTAACAAGGACAATAAACGACCCCTGAGAATTGTAGAAATACTCAGGTACTTCGTCGGATGACGAAGCACTTAGGGGTCCGTGAGGATAAACCGTGGTCGCAAGCCGTGGTGAAATCATTAATTTGGTCCGTGAAGAGGAGTAACGATGATGGGGGAGCAATCCCCTCTAGGGCTTCGTGAATGCAAGCATAATACGGTAGGAGATTCGGAATCAAATACTAAAAAGCGAAATGCAGCGAACCTGACCGGGTGTCAGCCATTGGGATACGCAATTTGACAAGCGTAGTGTAGGCCGCAATCTACTTACCCATTGATACCCCTAGACAACCATGAGATATGGAGTCATTATGAGTATGAATAGTATGAACTATTCTAACAATAATAAACGAAGAAACCGTAGTAGACCAAACCGAGTTACTACTAATTCTTCAGTTAAGAAACTGATTAAGAATACCCCTAAGGGTATGAAATTAACATAAATCGGTAGCGTCGGCACGTCCGACCTAGTTCCTGTGAGAGCAGGAGGTTTGCAAAGTGAAGAAAATAACAGACGCACAAAGCAAAAACGAAAGGAGTTCACCAGACTCTGAAATTAGGAAAGCGGTGGTGAAGACAGGTGTCAAGCCTGCTGAAGCCAAGGTCGCTTCCGACAAATCCGGGATGTTTTCCGGTCGGTCCCATGAGGGATTCGGGGACGCTGTAACCCGTTTTACAGCAAAAACAGGCGTGGAAACTAGCGGCGGAGTCGCTATCACGTCGGACGAACACCATGATGTTGATGCATCAGGAAAGGACTACCGAGAGGAAGTCCAAGTTCGGCCACACCTTATTCCGACGGAAGTTGGAAAAAGACAAACACGGTACGCCAAGAAAGGTAGAGGCAAGAGCCCCGGTTCATATCGGGACGCAAAGCCAATGACCATTCACGGCAAAAAGGCACCGTGGGCAGAATACCAAACCCAGTGCCATGCTCACAAGCATGACGGCACACGCTGCGGCAAACAAAGTCGCAAGGGTTCAAAATTCTGTGGACTGCCAGAACATACCACAGCAAAGCAGGGAATCCCTGACTATGCTGATGAGTACATGGCAGAAGCCAAAGAAGTAGACAACTTTGAGGATGATGAGGGCCCACTACCAGAACGCCTTCAAAAGCCTCTTCTTTGGGTATGGGGTAACTTTTACACTCCATTCTCATGGATGGTTGTGTGGGTCTTTAGCGTGATGATGAGCGCAAAGGGCATTTTTGGACAAGCAATCGCAAGTCCTCGCCTACTCATGCGTTACTGCACGCACTCTGTAGCCTGCAAGTGGAAGTGGAAGCAAACTGTTGCTATACTTTCCCAAGCAATGGGCTATAAGACCCCACTACTTTCAGTAGACCAAGCATCAGAAGTGCTTGGTACACATGAACAGACCAGACGTACCAGAAGGGTGGATGACCCATTCCTGAAGGAACGTATTGCCAACACTATACTGAAGAAGGATGCAAAATCTGGAAAGTACAGTGGCAAGAACGGTGGAAAATGGTTCAGGGAAGCAACCAAAAAGTGGAACAGTATGACCGAAGGAATTTGGGAAACTAACTGCTTGAAGGCCTACCTTGACCCTACGGGAATCAACGCCCGTTGCCAAGGTCTTGCCGACCTCACAAAGGAGGACGGTACACCAAATCTTAGTGCTGCAAAGCGCAAGTTTGGAAAGCAACTAATTACGTTAGCCGACATTAAGAAGGGAAGCCCTAAGATATCTGGGCATTTCTTTGACCCGGCTTACCAATACTGCATTGCCAAGCCTACCCACATTGAGTTGAGGGTTGGTGAAAGCAACATCGCAACGTACACGAAAAACCAATTCGTGGACAAGTACATCAAGTTGAAGGCAGATGCTTTCACAAGTAAGTACGACGTATTCTACCTTGTTGATGAAAAAGCAAGGAGGCCAGTAGGTAGCAAGAAAGGTTTAGACTGGGTTGATGACCCGGTGATTATCCAATGTGCAATCTACACGCATGGCGAAGGAAAAGACGCTAGGGCAAAGATGTTTCTCGGAACTGGTCGTAAGACTAAGTCGGGACACTACACTGGCCCGTTTGAAGCAAGATTCCTACGCTCACGTGCTGCGAGTCAATTCGCTCACGTGTGGGATGCGGATGACACACTTGATGTGATGGAGTTCCTACCAAAACGCCCTACAAGGCGTGAGGAGAACAAAATCATTGCGAGGATGAAGGAAGGAGAAACCATTCGTTTGGAAGACCTTCTGGTATTGCATCGTTAAGGTTGCTCATGTGGTGAAGACAAAAACGAATCAAAACTGCGGCGATGACGGGACTACCATCCCTGAGCCCAGTTTGTTCGTTCACCACGTAGATATTGATAGTGCTTAACAGCCCGGTGATTACCGTATAGAGTAATCCTTGGGCTGTTATTCTTTTTATACTGTCATGTATCGTAGACTATTATGAGTCACTTTGAAGAAGTTAAGACAGAGTACACGGACCCCGAACTGGTAGTGGAGGCAATTAAAGAAGCCTTTCCATTTATTGAAACAGTAGAGGTTGCCAGTGACTTTGAGTATGATGGTAGTACCGTTGTTTGCCGTGGTTATCACGGCGACACTGCTACTCACTTTGGCAAGAATCCAATTAAGATTGTTGCACGAACCCCTAACAAGTACGACTTGGGATTTGCCCTTGCACCAGATGGTACATACCAATTGGTTGCTGACTGGGGTGGATACGGGTATGGCTTCCTAGCCAATTCGGAAGTGAAAGACGCAATTGCAGGTGATAGGCTCTCAACTGAGCAAGCACTTGCTAACCAAAACACGGATTACACTACACAACAAATTACTGACGCTATGAGAAACTATCCTTCCCGCCAACAGGCGGTTATGGGGATGCTCTCAAGAGGATACACAATGGCAGTAGCCAAAGAATGTGTACGAGTAGACCCGAACCTATCGGGTTATGCTGTCAATAATATCAAAGTAACAATCGGAGAAAACGAATCCGGACAACTACAAGCAGAACATTCAATTGAACTTGTACAATCAACTATTGTTGGTTCTTACATCTGAGGTGAAGAAAAATGCAACAAAAGAAAGTAACTATTACCGTTGGAGCCAATGGTAAAATGACAATTGAAACACACGGTATGGTAGGCGACGAATGTACGAAAGCCACAGCCATGCTTGAAAGTAAACTTGGAAAAGTTGAGGATAGGCAACTCAAGGCTGAGTATTACGCTGGTGACGGCGGAATCAAAGTCAAAGAGGAACTTAAAGGAAATTAATCCGAATCGGGCCCTGAGCCCCTAGGGTGTATCGCACACCACTGAGGACGTGACTATTCACGTTCAATGACGTTAGAAAAATACAACCTGTCGTCCCTCGGCAGCAGCCATACGCATTCGCTGACTGGCTGTGACGGGACGACGGGATTCAAAGACGGACAAATCAAAATTGATTTGCGTATGGCTGCTGCCTGCGGAAAGAGCGGACGCTCTACCTTCAGAACAGCACCCACTCTGGGAGTAGAAGAGGAGAATTCTACCACCAGAAGGGTCACTCTTTCTCGTGGAGGAGTGGCAACAGCAAAAGAAATGATTACTTCCAAATTTAACTAGTCACATATAATACAGCAAAATTGCTGAAGGGAGATACTTCCTTCACTGTAATCGTCGTCTGGGAACAGGTAACTGCTACGCAGTGTCCTGTTTCCAACTAGATAACGTAAGTTTTGCGCAATGTAAGCATAATGGCATATCTACCCGTACTCAAACGGTTTGAGAACGCCACCCTGTACAGAAGAGTGGTCTGGCTAGACCACCCATTCTTCCTTGGGTAACCTAGTCGTGTCTGGATGGTACCATCTAATCTTAAGCAATGTATATTGGCAAAGATTGGTCCATTCCGGCACCTGAAGTGGATTTATTGCCGCTTTAGTACTAGTAAGGATACATTTTGTACCGGTTTCTAGGAGTAGACCTCTGTCTCTTCTATGACGACCGTACATAAAGAATCTAAATTATGCAACTGCAAATATTGCAATGGATGTGGGGTTCGTACCCATGACCTTGGTATTAGCAGGACAAACGTTTGGTATTGGCACGGGGTTTTCCCAGCCTGCACCAGCACGCTGCTCTAGAGAGCGGCACATATGAGATAACGTAAGTTTGGATGAGAGTTCAATGATAGAAACAGCAGTGTTTACCCGGGGATGCATGTCCACTGGGGTTGGTACTAGCCGCTCTAGATTTGAACTTCGCAAATGCGACAGCATGTCGTGCCAAAGGGTCCCTTTCTGGGCCCCAAGCGTACGTACAGCCGGCAGGGAAACGTAAGTTCACTGCCACAAATCAGATTCTAAAGTATACTAAGGCCTGTAGATAGGTCCTTCAGGATACCAATCAAGAGTGATGCGGACTTTCCGTACCACAATTTGTCACGATATTAATGGAATATTTTCGGAAGAGGACGGAGAATAATCTGCGCCGTCTTCCGGACGATTCAAAATATCAATGAAACTAAGAATATCTACTACTAAACGTAAGATAAAACGAAAAGAATAAGAGATTAATTCCACTAGACTTGTTTGTACTAGAACACTGGCAATGTAGCGTGGGATTTTATGGAAAAGAATTTGCAACAACCCGGAGACACAATTGGAAACAGATGGCACATATGTCATCCATGGCCAACTCTTGGTTCAAACATAAACATCTTTGATAAAAGAGAAAACGTAACTTTCCAAGGACACATCTAGTACAGAGTGCAGGAACATCGCCCTGATGCCAAGATTTACCGGCATCTTCTGGGGTAATTCGGATGTTTGCGCAATGTAACCAGTACGGACGACGTCCTGAAAGTCGTTCTGGAGCAAGTTCATCCTTTACCCACCTGATATCCTGTCAGGTGGCACGTGATGACTACCCTAGGGCAGCACTGTGACTGCAGTGACACCCTAACAAGAACTCTAAAGATAAAATGGGGCGCAGTGCCCCGATTCCATGATAAAGAATCCAATAAATTCTATTGAACCGGCTATAATTTCTGCAAGTTGAATGGTCAAAGCACCAGAGAAGCAAGACTTTCCCAACTGTAGAACCCAATTATAGCAACTAATCTAGAGATAATCTAGGTTACTCAAACCAAATTTCGTGTTACTCACAATGTAACGAACACCTCAGAGTGTCTTCCGATGACTTCTGCTGTGTTCGGAGCCGAGCATCTGGTGGCCTGCCATCTTTTCTACTCTGTAGAGAAATGAGTAAGCCGCATTAGAATTGATGCTAGTAACTATAGTAGATAGAAAACGTAAGTTTTCTTCATGCGGGTAAATGATAGCCTATCTCTAGTAGGCTTGGTGGGGTCGGACCCACATCATTACAAAACCCTAGTGCGAATGATAATACACCCGCAGTAAGTAGTCCCATATTGAGGACTTAGACATGGTTGAATTTACAGACCAAGTACACGCTTGTAGGGCCGCATCGGTTCCTGCAATAAGCGTTGTAACAGTTGAACAAAAAGATGTAAGACAACATCTTTGCCAATACGCTGTGACCAGAGGTAGCCAAAAGACAGGAGTACGCCCAAGAGTATTTGAGTGGCGTCTTGTTGATGGTTTCAAGGAACTAGCCGTTTACAAAAAGGTAAACAAAACTACGCAAGTAATGGACAGTGCAAAAGACCAATCCGATTTCATCGGTACGAAGGTTGAGTACGTCAAAGGCGCAGTTTATGCCCCACAAAACGGTGCAGAAGGTTCTACAATCCCATTCGCTATTGAATGGATGAGTAATTACCCTGAATGGTCCAAAAAGGAATACAGTATCCCTGAAGGCGAATCCGCCCCGGGTGCTATTTTTATCCTACGAGATTGGCATAACTGGGTTGGACACAACAAGTATCTTGTTGATATGACACTCAAGTTATTTGAGGACATTGCGAGTAGAGGACTAGATATGCTAGTCGTTATGCTTGCACCAACTACAATTGACATTCCCGACGAACTCGGGGAATGGGTTGATTCATCTACCCTACCTATCCCAGACCAAAACGGTCGTATTGGGCAGGTATCTAGAATGGTGACTCAACTAAAGACCAAACGCAAGGGGGAATACCCTCTTATTGAAGCAATGGAACAGATGGATATTGAAACCGTTGCTACGACTTGTGGTGGTCTTTCGTCTGTAGGCATTGAGAATCTATTGTGTAAGAGTATTGCACTAACAAAGAATCTTGATACTGACTACATCCTATCTGAAAAAGCAAAGAAGGTAAGTGAAATGGGGTATGAACTCCTAACTTCCGACGTGAGCATGGATGATGTAGGAGGACTACAAAATATGAAAGAAGGAGTTGAACTCTTGAGGCCTAGGTTTACCACCGAGGCTATTGAGTTTGGTTTCACACGATACCCAGTCGGATGGCTTCTAGCAGGAGTCCCCGGTACTGGTAAAACGCTATCAGCCAAAGCACTTGCAAAGGAGTTGGGAATCAACATCATGCAGGTAAAGCCCCACAACTTGAAAAATCAGTATGTTGGTGGTTCTGAGGCACAAGTAGAGAGACTTCTACGTACCGCAAGGGCAGCAGCCCCAATCGGTATTATGTTTGACGAGGCTGAAAAGATGCTCGGAAAGCAAGACAGAGTTTCTGATGGTGGAGCGCACTCAGCCGTTCTCGGACAATTCCTCAACTTTATGAGCGAGGAAGCCGGTGAATTGGGTGTATTCTTCATCTTCACTGCTAACGATATGAGCAAGTTCCCAGTTGAACTTGTACGTCGGTTTGATGGCCGTTTCTTCGTAGACCTACCGTCTGCGAAAGGGCGTGAAGCAATTTTTAACATCCATCTTTCAAAGCGAAAGCACTCTGGAGAAGACTACGACTTGAGCGAACTTGTTCGCCTAAGTAACGAGTACTCTGGTAGCGACATTGAACAGGCAATTGAACTGGGAATGTCATATGCATTTGTTGAAGGACGAAAGAAGACAGAACAAGGCGATTTCATTAAAGCAATCAAAAAGACGGTACCGACGGCTAAGACCTATGCGGACCAGATTGCTAACATGAGGCGTTGGGTTACCGAAGGCACTATGGTCCCTGCAAACTCGGACAGTATCAGTCTAACTGATGGCGACGAGGATGAGGACAATGGAAGCCTACGAAATGTCATATAATCGGGCGAAAGCCCCTAGATATGGAAATACGTTGGAAGAAGCGTGATATTGAGCGTCTATTTACACATAACGAATTATTCAGTGTACTAGCAGTATATCAGGAATTCAAAGACCAAGGAGAAAATTACCTTGACAACTTGAAGCCCAAAGAACTGCAAACACTGTTTGTTACTAAACTAGACGACGAAAATGTTCCACCTAAAACAACAGAACCACTACACAAATTATTTGATATTGTAGTTGGTCACTTCTCGGAGTTTATGAATGACCCAGAAGTATACAAAAAGAAAGTCAAAGAGCGTAGTAAAGACCCTGTTCGTAAGATGATTGATGAAGAGGAATTCAGAAACGCAATGAAATTCGTACTAGTGTACAGGATTGTACAAGAGAAGAAAACTACCTTTGCGCAAGCAAAGGAGGAGCGAGGACGTATTATGAATATGGTATTAGACGAAGCAAAGGATTTGCTTATGACCATTGTAATGAGTTCTGCTGAGAACGTAATTGGAGCAGCCGAAAAACATGAACTTGATTCTGAAACAATCAAGAGGCTAACAATTAGAATTGACGAATTATTTGATGATGGATACAAACTTAACCTATGTTTAGACGGAAAGCCCCTAGGCTTTGATGATGACTTGAGTGAGTTGTTGAAGGACAAAAAACCGAAGGATGATAATTCCTTCAACCCGATGTTCGGTTGATGCCGAACCTAGTCTAAAGACCACAAGGTAATAAAGTGGTCTAGCAGGTAAGCGAAGACGGTGTAAACTACAATTCACTCTGAAGTGCCTTAATGCGGAAGAAGTCTCCAAAGGGATGATTCCAATTTAATGATGCATGAGGTAGTGTGATGAGTAGTTTTATACCTTAGAGCGAGATGTATGCAAAAGCAGAACAAACGCTAAAAGTCAGAACTAACAAAAGAGTACGTCAGGCATTAGCAAGACGTGATATCTATGTTGAAGAGTTTGACTTTTTGACTGGAGAACTAAGTGCAACCGATAGAGGATATGCACTGTACCTTCCTAAATGTGGCCTTAACGTGTTCTTACGCAAGGCTACATCGGGAAGGTGTTCTTTTTATGCGATAGGTACCGGTAGGGCCTGTTAAGAACAAATTTACATTTTGGTCCCCGAATTTAGTACGGGACCTTAGATGGTTACCGCAAAGGGACTGAGAGTACTAAACAGTAGGCCAAATACAACTACTGGAGATTTGTACGCAAATAAGTTTGAGGAGAGGCAGGCGAAACGTAGAAAATTCAATGCGGGGAAAAAGAAATTACACCCCCATGAAGTTAATACCGAGCGACCTGTAGTATATGAGGTAGACCCAAGGGAACTAATTACATCTCCTCCTGAAGTATGGGCTAAAGAATAAGCCCTTAGTATGTCGGACGAACTAATTCGTATGGAAGACCTTACACCTGAAATGATTGGACTAGTAGCATCTGGTCGCAATCTAACAAGCGTGGAAGAAGAACTTCTTGACAAGTATATTACCAAGAAACAATTTGATGACTTGGTATACACATTGGATGATATTCATAACTCTATAGTGCAACAACTAGAAGAGGAAGAAAGTAAAGACCAAACTCCATTATACACATTATTTCAGTGGCTAGTAAATGCTAACTGGAGATATATTGACTTGCATGACCACCGAAGAAGAGGTGAGCATAATGCAGGAAGTATGGAAGCGGTTGAACTAGAATCAGACACTCTAACAATAAGTGAGTGCGGAACAGACCAATGTAAACCAACAGAGGAAGAATGATTCCTCCTAGATATGAGCGGTGACAAACTACTCAAAGACATGATAGCAGCAGCCGATGTTCAAAATGAGCATCTGGAAAACATTGCTATTTCTCTATCAGAAATCGCTGATTGCCTATCACAATTCTTGGACTTCATTAGTGTCGTAAACTTTGACGAACTAGAAGCCCGAGAAAAGGCAATGAAAGCAACCAATGAAAAACGCCTTTAAGTAGGCCTAGATAATATGAAAGATTGGCTTAACGGAGCAGAAGGACAGGAGTTGTATAACTACCTGTTATCTGGATGTGCGGAAGGTGGAATAGAATCTATTGAGGTTCCTATCCCTTTTGCATTTGTTGAACAAGCACTTACCTATACAGCAAGCAAGTATGACCGACACGCAAGAAAACCACGTTGGCATAGCACAAATACTGAACAATCAAAGTTTAGAATTTCACTTGTTTGTGATGGAAGCAAATTGTATATGTCATTCTGTTGTATAAACACGGGCCTAAAGTGCAATATCTACACTCAAGTAGAAAGCACTAGACCCTTTAGTGTACTAATCAACGGCAAAGACGGCAGGGGAGTACCCTTGAACGTAAAGAAAGAACCAATAGTAAACAACAATGAAGATGAGCAATCATTCTTGTTGTTTGCTAGTTCTGAAATCTTTGTTGCAGTACACCGAAGAAGTGGCCACTGGAGAAACAGTCTACAGAATCGTAGCGACTTCTTCAAGCGAATTATACAGAGAGAGCGATTATCTCCTTCAACAGTTGGAGTAGGTATCGCTGCGTATGCAGGTATGCGACCCTTTAGGGCAGTTGCCAATGACCATATTGTTGAATATCGGAGAACTAAAAATGTAACAATCAATTACGGGCTAACACAGCAAGAATTGATTGACGTGATTAAACCAGAATCTGTAATTGGTATGAAACCAAAACACGGACGATGGTTGCTTAACAAAGCATCACAATCATCTTCAATAGAAAAGGGTGAACTCATAATTCACTTTAAGCCTAACACCGTAGGATTTTGTGGTGCCAGTCCTGCTAGCGATGAACTAACGCTAGAGTATGGTAACCACGGAAGCGGTAGAGAGCGAGGAAAGTATCGCACTTACTATAACGACGGAACTGAACAGACTATTTCAGTTCAACGTGAATCAATATCAACTAAGAGCCTGAACAGTTTGGTTAATAGTTGTGACTTGATGTACTTTGGGGTTGCGGATAACAAAACCCTTCTAGGATGGAATCTAAATGATGTAATTATCATGTGGGAACAAGACATTATGTCTACCACGCCCCATCCATTACTTGAAACGTATGCCAGTAATTTGAAAGACCTGAACTGTGAAGAATTTATGCTACCAAACATAATCAATGTATTCACTTTACCAGACTTCTTACAGGGCTACGATGCGACAGAAAAAGAACTTACAGATAAGCAAGTAAATATGCTAAAAAAGTTCTATAACGCTAGATGCCAAGTATTACAACTAGAAGACCGTAAGACAACCCCCGCAGAACGAGCATTGTATAACAAAGGTAATCCACCATCGGTGGTAACTCCTGAAGATGCACGTACATATGTTATGTGGGCTGAAAACTATGAACAAGAACAAAGATGGCGAAAACAATCCCTTTCTGTTTCAGAAAGGAAGTTTATTCGGTACTTAACAGAACGGGCTAAATGAAGTCCTTAGAATATGGAAATACCATACGCATGGGTAGATTTAGTAATGAGGAACGTGAATAATACCGCCTTAGACACTATGTCTACATTAACCCCCACGGACGTTAATTTACCTGATGCCAGACAAAGTATAGATGCGAAGAATACTCTAAATGAAGCGACCCAAAATCAAATCAAACCATTTTGGGATTCACGATGGAGTAAAGACTTCAAATTGGATAACCTAAAGCAAGTAATGCCGGGTTCTCCTAAGCATCGTATCTGGATAGGTAATATTAGTCCAAATTTCAATCCGAAGCGTGAACAGGATGTTGTTCAACTAGAATATGGATTGAGAGCAAAGTGGTTAGAATATCTAGAAAAAGAACCTTATTCTTATTCTAGAAAAGAACAACTATACAATACGGCGAACACACTGTTCTCTGTATTCGGCAAAATGATTTTCTTAACAATACTTGACGGTGGTGACGATGAGCAATCGGCTTGATGCCATTATTGCTATGCACACCGGAGAGTATGACCATAACAAGGACAACAAGGACCAAGCCCCGTTTTACTGGGGCTTTTATCCACGTAACATGGAAAAGAAAACTATCCAACAAATTAAGAAAGATGTGAAAGAGAGGCCGGATTACTATAATAATCCTCTCTATGATTTTCACTCTAAACTAGAAAACGCTGCGAAGCGTTGGCTACAATACTACACTGTGGACTGGAATGAAAAGGCAAAGAGCCATTTCAATTCAATCTGGAATAATGTATATGATGACAAGGGAAACTTACGTTTCACTTGTGAAATATTAGAAACTAACGACCCACGCATTTTAGCATGGAAACTGGAATGGAATGGACCCGGTCAAACCCCTTTAACAAATACTAAAGATTTGGGGATGATTAAGGCACTTCCTGCAGTTGTTGTGTTGTTTCTAGATAATACTGTTAATGTCAATGAAGACGGAGCAATTGTAATGCTAGACGGTACATATGAACATTTTCTGGAAGCAGAAGAAGACTGGCTAAAGACGGATTTTGAAGATTTTATTAAAGCACATCCGTTCGTCTTAACTGCTGTTAATTCAGACAATAAGTATTCAGGACTAAACTCTACAGAAGTACCAGTATCAATGGTATTGGACACTATGAGTATAGCACTAGAGATAGATATCTACAATTTGCCAATTATAGTACGACCGGAGTAATTTACTCCCTAGACCATGAGTGAAAATACTAATGGAAGCGGAGAGAAGACCGTAGCAAGGAAGAGGGCAGCCCCTGTTCCTGCAAAGGAATTCATTCGCATTTATCAGGCCTCTGAGTCTGTAGCAGAAGTGGCTAAGGAAACTGGACTTGCTGTCCATACCGTAAGCCAGCGTGCAAGCACCTACCGTAAGAAAGGCGTACCTTTGAAGGCAATGCCAAACAGTGGTGTTACTACACGCAATGACTGGGATGAACTTGCTGAACTAGCAAGAGAACTCATGCCAGAGGGTGCTACCCTTGTAGCAACCACTTCTGCCTCAGATGAGGAAGAGTGAATCCTGAAACAAAAATTCGGAGGTGAAAACCCTCCCTAGACCTCAAGGCAGGTACGCTGAGAGGCAAATAAAAATAAGAAATTATTAAAACGAGAGGGAGGTTTAGCGAGTATCGTAAATAACTCCCTTGGCAGGTAGCCAAACAGGAGGAAATATTTCCTCCGACCCGGTGCTATTTAGAGAGTCTTATAGACTCCCTAGTAGTACCCCAGACCATGAGTTTTATCGGTGGCAATAAGAACACTAACACAAATAAAGGTGTTCAAGTAACTGGACTATGGGAACAGTATAAGAGAGATGAAGGAGGAAACAAGACGCAAGAAGTATCACACTTGAGCGGTAAGGTTCCAACAGACCAAGAAGGAAATGCAAAGTCATTTACCGTTGAGTCTGGCGACACTCTCAAAATCTGGCCCAATGGGTTCAAAGACCAACAGAGTGCAAATGCACCTTCGTACATCCTTCGCCTATACAAGGCAGACGGGACAGTACAAGAAATCCCTGTTGAGTCAAAAGAATAAATCGGGCCTTGAGCCCCTAGTGAAACCTAACGAATGTAAGGTATGCTTCAAGAGCATCGGCAAAGGAAAACTTTGTTATGAATGTAGACACGAAGCAAGATGTAGAACCATGGAAAGGAGAAACGAGTATCCTTGGTGGATGAAACATGAATAAACGGGCAAAGGCCCCTAGACTATGTATAACTTTCAAACTAAAGAAAGTGAACCAATTGATGTAGACCCCATCTTAGGGGTTGGTGATTATCCATGGGAAGACTTCGGTAAAGGAAGTATTTCTACTAGGACTGATAACCATAATCTACAGACATTCTCAATTAGTCTTGGTAGTGTTAATGATTATAACAATAACCATAAAAGACAGACAATAGGACTATCGTGCAGGGCTAAGACGAACTCTCGTCAGGCCCGTACAGAGATACAACCTAGCGGACTATTTCTTTGTAATTCAAACGGATTGCAATGGTATCTTCTAAAGTGCGACTATGCAACTAAAGATATCACTGGCAATCAGTGGGGAAGTGCATATCATCGTGGTGCAAGAACCAACGGTGAGGCATGGAATGGTAACGGATATCGGGAAAGAACTGATTTCAAACCCGGCAGCAGAATTTATCTTATTGCTATTGATGCAGTGAGAGCGTACCCTAACCAAGTGTATCGTAAAGATAACTACAATACTTGGGGTATTGTTGCTGATAATGTTACTAAAATAAATACGAATGACAAAGATGTTCTTATCTCTACTGGTAAGAATGGGTCGGAAGGATTGATTATTACTTATGTGTCTAAAGCGAAAGGCCTTGATTACATCATGGCTAATAGAATCTGGAATATGCTTGAAGCAACAATGCAAAGCCAAATAACAGATGAAGAGTTTGAGATGATAACCAATTGGACTAGCAATAAGTTAGAGCGAGATATAGAAGACTATGACCTCGCAATGAAAGCAAGAAAGGAAGTTAAGGATTTAGAGATTGACCCACTTAGGGTCAAGTATGCTCAACAATTCAAAAACGCTGAAGAAATTCTAAGAGTAGGGCATTTACGCTTTGCTAGAGTATCTGATGCTAATATCCAGAAAAGCGGAAATAGTGTCATTGATTTGATTGAATGGTACGGGATTATACCTGTACTAAATGTGCCGAAGACTGTGGTGTTTGACTGTAATCAACAGTATTTTACTCACCACCCTAATTCGGTATGTGGACTATGTGTAAATGATAACTTGGAACTCCCTAGTGGGAGATATGTTATTGACATTGATAGCCACTGTTTTTACTATCATTCAAATTACAAATACAAGTACTCAAAGAAAGCGTGGATTTTATCTTCGCTTGCTAACATGAGTGTAACTATTGACAACTCCGTTATTGACAGGATTATTCCTATCGGAGCAGATGGTGTTAAGATAACAGGTATCGTCACTGAAGACGATGACTTCCTTAACCGATTCTAACCGGGCTTAAAGCCCCTAGACAACTATGAGCGACAATATTATTGATAATGGTTCATTTTTGATTACAGAGGAACATGGAGCAGTGCCATTACTAGGACACGAAGTCAAATTCCGTATGTCTAACAATCGTGTAGACTACGAAACTTTGGTTTCATTTTGCCTAGCAAATGACATTAACCCTGCTGTTGTTCCCGCCCCTAGATGCGGAGGTACGGCCTTCGCACTTGCAACACACGTACTTGGAGTACGAAAGAAGACCACCGTTGAAGACGAAAGTTGGGATGGTGGTATTTGCAGCGAGTCTTGGTCCTGTAGAGCCTTGCAAAAAGGTAACGAGTATGTTCTCATTAGAGAGCGTATTGGACGAAGAAAAGGGAAGAGAGATTTAGAACAACTCAAAGTATACAGAATTATCTATGTAGAAAATGATAACGATGTGACTTCCACTGAATGGCGACGTAGACATATGTTGCGTTCACAAGGAATTACTGAGCAACAAGTAGGTGAAGAAGAAGACGGAACACCTATCATGGAGCCAGTAGGAGTGATTAATGACTCTACCCTGCGACGAAGAATTCGTGTAGAACCCTTCCATGAAGATGAAGGGGTGCTAGATGAAGACCAACAAGCAGAATTTGCAAATAGAGTGCGCACCCAGTTCGTACATACCAGTAAAATGGTTTGTGAACTACTAATGCGTACTTCAATGAAGAAACTCCTTATGCGACACAATGCTGTTTCTGACCCTACCGTAAAAGGTGGAGTTGTACAGATTGTAAACCAAAAGAAGCCAGAAGAACTCAAGGAAGGCCAACTACAGCCTCACCTAGAAACATTGGTTCCTTTTGCTAAGTTGCTAAGATTTTGGGGTAACACAAACCGACCTGACCCAACTGCTGAAGACGCAGTTTGGGCCGACGAGAGTGGACGAGTAGATTACAAAAGCAAAGGAAATCTACGTTTGACCCCTCTGGTTAAGACAGATACGCTTCTGGACGAACTTGCCCAGAACGTTGAACACAGCATAAACCAACAATTCGGTGAATTGTATGAAACAATCCGTGGCCTTCTTCAAGAACTGAATGAATCGGCTTTGGAAACCGGCGAGAAAGGAAGCGCAACACGCAAAGAGCAACTAAAGGCTCGGGCAGAAGCATTCCAAGCAAACGCTGAGAAACTGAATGAACAGGTTATGCAATGGGAAGAAAACCTAGGCCGTGAATTGGCTATTAGGAATACTCCTTACAAAGACCAGATGGATGACATGGACGCAAGACTAGCAGCAATCAAGTCAGTAGACGAAGAAACTGCAGACCGCTTCATGGCACTCGTTAAGAAAGAAGTAGACGATGGCAAAGGCTTTGAAGGCCTCAATAGTCTATTCGGTTAATCGGGCTAACGCCCCTAGATATGTATGGAAATCAACAGATTACACTAGTCAATTTAGACAAGCGGGAAACAGTGACACTTACTTCTCCTGCTATTCTATTGTCTAGTGCTGGACACGTACCTGCAAATGAGCGAGGTACATACCATGACAGTATGATGCAACAAAGTAAAAGTTCTCTTAATGCTCACAAAACCTATATGGGTTTCATGGCTCTAATCGGGCCACGTGATGAAATGACAGACTTACTCTCTAATACGGACACTAATGCAGTGCCGAATAGACAATTATACGGAAGTTGGTATGGTGACAGAATTATTACATACGGTGTGACTGGTAATAACCAGTGGAACAGAAGTGGCAACAATCCATTCAAAACGAATACTAATCAATTTGATGATATAACAAATTTAGTACAAGCAATGGGTACGACACTACTGGCACACTACAAATTGACGGGCTAGAGCCCTTAGTATGACGACACTAGAAGCAAGAGAAACGAGGTGTAAATACATACGTTTGGATGGTAAACAATGCAAAAACAAAGTAGTTGGAGAAGATAAATGCGAACATCATGCATTTGATTTCTACTACTTTATGAGAAACCCCATTGCTGTCGCTAAAAGATACAAGCGATACTGGGGCAAAGCACACCATCCTGCGTGCGATAAAAAGGGTACACTACTATGTGATTGCCCGAATATTTCTGATGGTGCTATTATGGTGCAAGCCTTGAGAAAGGCGTGCCAAGAAAGCACTAGAGTAACTAGAGTAGCCAAAGCGATTAATCACTTTGAGATGCTTGAGAAAACTCGCAAAATTAGAGATTACTACAGGAGCATCAGTGCAGAAGACATTGACTTACCTCCTGACTCAAATCGCAGACAGTTCAGAATTTTCGCTTATGACCGACGAGCAAAAAGAGTCGTGGTCAAGAAAATTAAAGACTGTATAAGAAACTCAGAAGTCTTGTTGAAACATTTACGTAGACACGCTCCTATAGCGGTTTACTATTCAACAAGCACGTGGCTAAACCCACAACAGATAGGCCCGGACCCTTTTTCTAAGTCTGGCCGAAGGAAGTTTAGAAAGAAAGGATTTGAATCCCATTACCATAACACATGGATGGGACAAGGATTCTTTATTGATGTAGACTATGAGATGAAAGACAGTAGGATGGCTGCGGAGATGACTGAGAAAGTCATTGCGTGGTATCGTGCTAACATTAATGCGGAAGCAAATTTAACTGTTGTTAGAAGTGGTGGAAAAGGATTCCACGTTATTGACTTTGATTATGATATCAAGGAACACTTGGAAAACAACCTACCGCAAAGCAGACCAATGCTAGACGCATGGAACGCATCTTATGAATATACATCTAGTAAACCCTTCAAGCAAGGCAAGAAATGGATAATGACACCCTCTGGAATGAGGCAAAACATTAGCCGTACATGGAAAAAAGGTATCATTGAGCGAATGAAGCGTGATGGATTACTGGTGGACTTTGAAGTAACACCAGACCCACGCAGAATTATTCGTGTACCGGGTACTGTTCATGGAAAGAAGATGACTCTTTGTGAAGTAATATCAGAAGATAAAATTTACAATGAATCTACTAAAATTGAATAGATTATATACTGTGGTGGCCCACATAGGTACAATGTCAAACGAACAGATGACCAAGTCTGGGGGCGAAGGCTCCCTAACATATGAACAGATGCTTGCTGCAAACGAGCAATTGATTGAGAAGTACGGCGAAGACTACCGTGATAAAATTGGTGGAAAGTACACCCATGCAAATGGAACGCACTGCTATGTTGGTGCGCTTTTCAAAGAATTGGGATACCCACTGCCAAATGCGGGAAAAGACTTTGCTAACGGTTCAGCCGTTGGTGGAATCAAGTCTTGGTTGGAAAAGAACCATGGCGTTGAAATGAGTCGTGAATTACAGAGTGCGCTTCAAGCCGCTCAAATAAAGAACGACCGTAAAGACACTTGGGGGAACGCTGCTGATGCATTTATGCGTTCGTACCGTCAAAATCGTGTGCAAGAGCAATTGAAGATGCAAAACGTCAATTCCATTAACATGGAAGAAGGCGAGGAGCAAACGCAATCACTCGGGCATCAACAAATCTGGGAAGATTAAAAACATTAAACCGGGCCAACAGGTCCTTAGATATGTTTGACGCTAAATACTTAGACGGTATAGCAAGGAACGTTGTTCTTGCCATTGCCGAAAAGAAATTAGGTGTTAGTAAAAAGATGATGGAACTCCTTGATTGGGAGTACATGAAACATCTAGCAGAAGAAGGCGAATGGACACATAGGCTAAAACCTAGAACTTTCGCTGAACTATATATCAAAGCACTCATTGAATGTGCGTATCAAGTTGAGGAAATGAATGAAATAATATGTTCTAAACCGAAGAATACAGGTTGGACAGAACATTTTACTGGGTTCATTGATGGAATGAAACAGACTGGATATGACGTAACAATTTCATGGGAAGTACTAGGAGAGAGTAAATACGAATTTAGTGAAAACGACTTCGTAGCAACATACGAATCTCAGAGGAATCTATGGGTTCCTCCGTCTATGGACGACCGCTTTGGTCCCAGAGGATTCTGGGGTAGACCAACCGTGATTATATCATGGGGTAAAGCACTGCAAACTACTGACGCAATCAACATTTTGCGAGAAATGGATATGGAAGAAACGATGGATATTGAAGAAGATTCTTTCCTTACTCGCTTTTGATTGGGCTAACGCCCTTAGTTATGACGTTCTTTGGAATAGAACATCCCTCAAAAATGAATAAGGGCGTACTGCTAAAGGTGGATAAGACTATGCCACCTAATGTAATGTCCTTTGACCTTATGACCGTAATTGGTGATGATTTGGGAACCATACGCATTGGAAATGATGGAACTAAGTTAGTAATGATGATTAGATTTGCTAACGGTAAGAAACAATTTATCCATCTACCAAACCAATTACCGGAGGAATAACCTCCCTAGTATGAAATCTTTGATATCAAACGATATTTGTGAAAGATGCATGAAAAGTAGAATATGGACTTACAAAGTAACAGGCTTTCAGCCTCATACTGAAATCCATGCTTGTAAATTCTGTTATGTATTAGCAATGAAAAAATCGTATACAAAGATGTATTTAGAGAGTTGGGAAGAACCTAACTACAATCGGATACAGACTAATGAAAAATACTGTGTTGTTGGTAGCCTAATGAATATCGTAAAGATAAAGGCACGACTACAGTACATGGGTGAATAACACCATAGACATGAGCAAAAATCTCAGTCGTGATGCTGCAGAACTGTTGCAGGTTATTGAAAGAGCCCCCGGTCACACACGTAACGAATTGATGAAACTTGCAGGGATTTCCCGAAGAGTTTGGTCAAATCTAAGTGGTGAACTAAAGGCTGCGAAAGTAATCCGTACAGAATCAGCAAAAGTAAACGGAAAGGTAGTTTACCGATGGTATAAAGCCGGTACTACTGAATCTGATAAAATTGCAACAAAGCCAAAAAAGAAGAAGACTTCACTGAAAGCAATCAGGAAGAAGGATTCAAAGGTCAAGTCGCATATCAGACGTGGTAAGAGAACCCCGTCTAGTTCGTGGAGCGTTACAGAAGTACGCTTGCTAACTAAACTGTACAAAGCAGGATATAGCGATGATGAGATTGTGAAGGAATTTGCAAAAGACGACCACTGCGCTAACAGAAGCGTATCGGCATTGAGCAAAAAGCGAAGTGAATTGGGATTGGTATTTGGAAAGGGTCGGAAGACTAAGTCCAATAAGACCAAGAAGACCAAGAAAACTAAGCAAACTAAAGACGAAAAACCAAAGGAAGTAACACGCTCTAACAAAGAGCCCCGTGTATCTGAAATGGAAGCAGTATCCTTGATTATCAAGGGACTATCCCAACTAGGGATAGGTAGTGGAACTAAAGACCACGCTCACCATGAATACGCAACTGTACGTGATGTACAAGACTCCTTTAACAAAGTTGCATCTGCATTAGATGAGTTAAACGCACGACTTGTAGTTGTGGAAGAAACTCTAGCAAGTATGCAAACCGCTCAGAATGAAGTGGACAACCAACAGAACCAAGCCCTACGGGGTATGCTTCAACGTATGTCTGACTTTACTACTGAGATGGAAAACCGTCTTAACGACAATTAAACGGGCGAAAGCCCCTAGGTTATCCCCGGCGGACCTCTTAGATTACATGGGGGTCTTCGCAACTGATGTAAAGGCACCCCTTGCTTAATGTTCGCATGATAGATTTAGTTCTGGCGAATGCCATAGGGGGATGGTGCAGAACTGTATTCAAACGTTTCAAAGCGGATAACCACAGAACTCGTTGCTCCAAGATGGTAAGACTGACCGAGTGGTAGTATTGCCCTCATAATATACAGACGTTCAATCTGTATTTAGCATACTAGGTGCCTCCGCACTTATGCATTATGAGGGATAAACCTGTACTATACAAAAATCCAACACTTAAGGGTCATCAATGCCGAGCAACGGCGGTTAGGTTCCCAAAGGAAGTCATTATAGGCTTCTGGCGGGGGCCACAGTATATGTCATCAGATGATGATTATGAAGGACAACCAGACACATTTGTTGTTGATGGTGTAGAATATAATGTTGGGGAAATAATCCCTAAGCGTATTACACCTAATGGAACTTATACTAATGAAGAGGTTGTTCGTGTATTTTGCCAAGTATGTGGTGCTGAGTTTGTAGGTCCAATTAGAGAAGCCGGAGGGTTTCTCGGAGGACACGAATGCTACCACCGTTGGGAAATGCTACTGGCTACTATGCCAGAGGCCTGAGTCGTTTGACTCTTAGTTAAGTTACCTATCCAGTGGAACGCCAAGCGTTAGTACGCTGCGTTTCGCTGGATAATTTTTTTGACATAGACCTATGACTGATGAAGTTAAGGAACTACGAGAACAGTTAAATGAACTTGAAGTTAAACTAGATGAGAAACTTGATTACGAAGATTTTGAAGAGGGCCTTGGTAAAGAGGGTCTTCTTGATATTCGGGACGCTATGTCTTTAGTAATCAAGCAACTAATGTATATAATTGACATTCTTGGGGATAAAATGCCCACTATCAATGTACATGATTATAAATTACTTGAATCTTATAAAAAAAGATAAACAATTGGGTTTCATAGCCCTTAGTATGACTGATAAAGTTAAGACCGCTAATGCGTACATCAAGAACGTATGCAACCGTGAATTTAATCCTGCACTAAATATGGCGATTTATCGCCGTTTGGAGAAGGGTAAGGAACAGTATGGACATGAACTGCGACCACTAGACGACACAACTACTTGGGGAACCAAGCAAGACAGTTGGTTGGAGATGGCCGAAGAAGAGATTGCAGATGCAATTATCTACCTACTGACTAACTATCTCCGTTTGGTTGAAAACCAAACAGCAGATGAAACCTCTTTCCAAATAACGATGCATATTTGCCGAACACTATCGCAAATGCATCACTTGGCAGGAATGATACCGTCAGAATAATCTGACCTAGTATGAAGTATTTACTGAAATGGATGAACAATACGGAGAAGGAAATTAATGATGCCTTCAAACCTATGTACAACTATGTAATTTACAGACAACAAGCACATAATGTGGCTACTCAACCAATGAAAGATATTGCTTCTGACCTTGGTATAGACGACCCCACATTTAGGATGATTGCTGACCGTGTGTTTCAACACACGGCCCAGAATAGTCCGCCTTCAATAACAACACTATCGCCGCCCAATAAGCCGGGTGCGCCACGTGTTATATCACCTACCACGTCTTTATCGGATACGGTAGAGTTGATGCATTTATTGACAACCAATGTCTTGGTCACCCCTCATTTGATATTTGATATTATTGAGGAGACAAAGACTACGCTAGACATTCTAATCGGTACTATGGACCCAAACCAACCCGAGACAAAAGTTCTAGCCGAGTTGATAGAAAGGACTGGGGTAGATGATTTGGCGTCATTGTTTATGGACGATGACTATTACAAATACTTCTCTACCATATTGGCTCAGTTCGTTACAGAACTGCCAATGGTGCTTGTAAATACTAAATGGGCTCTAAAGCAATTGATGACGCACTTCTTCTTAAAACACTCTCACAAGATTCAACTTAGTGAAGTGGTACAGAAGTCGTTTGAACTAACAGATATCTCGCCTGAGGTTGAGATATCTAGTGATTTGAAATTGCCCTACCCAATGAACTATATTGAGTTCAATAAATCAATACCTTACGTAAATGAAGGTGTTGAGTTTGACATAACTGGTGCGCTACTATACCAAGTAAACACTAGAGTATATGAATCAAATAACCCAACCGATGGAACTGAACAAGTAACATTCGGATGGAGTATTAACAACTTTCCCAAGGAAAATTTAACCATGGGAGGTTCAATACATGGATGTATCGGAGTAGACCAAGCCATATCTTCACATGAGATGATTAGCAAAGGCAACAAAAACTTCGTTATGACGAGCGATAAGGCATATTACCCCGGTTACATAATTGATGGGGAGATGCCTTCGGATGAAGACTTATTGAAAAACGATGCCGTTTACAAAGCGACATACGGTGTAAGTCTTAATGACTCAAAGGAATCTCATTTGATGGGAATACCTAAAGAAGATGTGCCTATGTTCAATAGGACTTCTTTCCAAAGTCTCCTAAAGACTGAATTTAAGCAAATTACTAGAATTGGATTACAAAAACTAATAGATGAAAATCTAATACAAACGATTGACCAGCCTGCATCAGTGACTGAAGGCAGTCTATCGCAAGTAGCAATAAACGGACACAATATCGTGGAAACACTTGTGATTGACCCGTATACTACTAATCATAATCCTGCAGGGGAGTTAGCCAATGATGGCGAACACAATCCACTTGCTAAAACTGGTATGCCTTATATCAAAAATGAAACCTATACTGTGGTTGAATTAGTTATCAATCATAAAAATGGATATGACGAAAAATCAACATCGCTCTTTAGTAATGTTGGTCCATATCTTGAGATAGGTAGAAGAATTGATGGAGATTTGTGGAGTCATGTTCAAGAATCATTTGAACAGACGATGAAACGCTCGTATTCAGAAACTATTGATAGTTCGCCGTTCTTGAAAGCATTCAAGATGGCACTACAAAGTATTTGGTTCATTAACGAACCCGATGTTAAACTAAAAGAAGCATCAGAAGTACAGCAATCAAAGCGAAAGCGGTACTTCCCTAAGAGAAAGGTTACTAAAAAGCGAAAGATTATTTTGCGAGGTGAGATATCTAGGTATATCAACTCGCTACGAGAATCGGTGCGAAGTAGCCCTAAGGGTGCATTCTGGGTAAGAGGACACTGGAGGAGACAATGGTTTCCTTCTATTCAAGGACACAAGCGAAAGTGGATTAGGCCGTACGTTAAAGGTACGGGCAAGGCCACTAAGCAACAAGTAGACTTGGAGCCAAACACCGGGGATTAAGTTCCCCCTAGGTATGACAGAAATGCAACCAGAAGAGATGTACAAGATGCTAGAATACCTAGCAAAAAGTGTACCTCACGCTAAAGAGGACTATGAAGTGGAGGCTAAAGCCCTACTAGACCTCATGGGAACTTACTATACTAGTGTGGGTTTCCCTATCATCTTGAGAGAGATGGTAAGACAAAATATTGCCCAAGACTACGAGCAACGTATCAAGTCATTTCATGGAGGCACCACTAAATGTGCTAATGATGAATTAAAGGACTTCGGAGAAAAATTCAAAGAAGCATTCCTTGATACTATGGCTCAACATTGGGAAGAAAACGAGGCATGAGCCTCCTAGATATGTCTGACCGAGGCGTTGAAAACCTACTAAAGACCCAGAATAGAATTCTGGAAAATCTTGGTAGAACACTAAAGAGTATGGATGAGAAACTAGAAATTGTTGTTGGTTGTATGAATGATGGACCAGTAACTGAGGAACAAGAAGATAGTATTAGACTATTAAGGGCTCTATTATCTGAATTGAACCCTAATTCTATTCTAGTTAATGCTTCATCTGCAAACTCATACAAAACTGCACACCACTACATTACACGATTACAACGTGCTATTCGGTGGTCGTATAATCAGCAGGATAAGAAGGAGGAAGAATGACCTCCCTAGATGACAGACTCAAAGACTGTTAGTGTCTATACAGATGGTGCTTGTCCAAGCAATCCTAGCCCTACTGGTGGTATTGGAATATACAACCCAAGTACGGGGATAGGTATTGGATACAAAGTACAAGATGAAGATATGACGAACAACCGTGCAGAAATGCTTGCGGTGATTATGGCTCTAATGAGCGAGGATGCTGATTCTATAGAGATTTTTACGGATAGCGAATATGTTTCCAAGAATCTCACCGAGAACGTTCAGCGATGGAGAAGTGATAATTACAAGGGAATTAAGAATTCTGACTTGTGGGAAACGCTTTATGACCTCACTTATGGTGCAATAAACGTACGTTTCGTCTATGTTACCTTTGTTAGAAGAGGTTCACACGTCGGGAACAAAGTAGCGGATGCTCTAGCGAGCGGTGCTGCAAATACTACCGATAATTATGTGTGGGACTACAAGAAGGACATTAATTCTTGGCTTAACAAGGAACCAACAAAAAGACACAAGGAAGCAAGCAAGCCAAAACCAAAGGCAAAGCCTGCACCAACCCCTGAGGCGAAAACGAGTTTTATGCCGTTTTAACGGCCTCTTAGAACACAAAATGTGAGAAATTTCATAAACCTAGTTTTGCACAACGTAGGTTAATGGACGACGGTCTAAGCAAGAACCAAATAAAAGACTTGGAGAAAATCATTGACATATGTAATGATGATATCCACGAATATATTCAGTTTGCGTATATGCTAAACGAGAACCTTACAGAGAATGAAGCAATAGAACAAGTGAACCATGCTATGATGTTTGTAGAAGACGTTGTAGGTATGATTGAAAGAGTAGAGGCTTCTAATAATTTATCTCACATTCATATTGCGTACCTTATGTTTGAATTGCATACCAGAGGCATTGCCAACTTACTAGATTCACTAGGAGTGGCTGCCGAGGAGCGATTTCAACTAGATTACGCTTAGTATGGGTATCACAAACGATATTCTATTCAATGTACCTAGTCTTATTGAAGACCCTGAGCATCCTTGTTACCAGTATGCATCAGTAGTCAATGGACAGGACGTTGGAATACATAAAAATGAGATATCGGCAGTATTGACCGCTATTGGTGGGCAGTTTGTCAAAACCTTTGCTACATCCCTTGGATGTATAGTAAACGGTGGCAAAATTGCTACGCCTAATGCGCTTGACTTCCATAACCATGTAACGCTTCTAAGGCGTGTAATGGGTGAAGAAACTGTTGAGAATCTTATGACACTGCTAATGATGTACGAAGACGCTTGTACAAAACATAAGCAATCGGAGGACTGACCTCCCTAGTAATGAGCATAATGATTGATATTGTTGTAACCTTTGTTGTAATCGTGATATCTCTAGTTTTATTAGAGGTATATTTAGACTGGTTTGCAAAGATTACAGTAGATAACGTATTTGACTCGGAGGAATAGACCTCCCTAGATGGAAGTATCATTTGATACGGAGTACGGCCTGAAATGGTTCAGAGCCGAAGCGTCCGCTCTCTCTTTTGAGAAGCGACGACAGTTATACAACAAAATCTGTCAATGGGAAAGGATGGCACTACATGGACCGCAAGGTTTTGCCTCCGCAATGACCGAAGCGAACCGAGAACGGCAAAACCGCCCGTTAAGGGGACACATGAGAGAATTGTTGATTGAAATTAAAGGCATAGAGTGGGTTGAAGCAACTGACTTGAACCACTTCAATACTGAACAGTATAAAGAAATGAAAAGGCTAGAACAGTTGGAGGAAACAAAAGCCTACAACGCTAAACTTGATTCTGCACTTGATGACCTTTTGAAAGAATAAGGAGGCAAGACCTCCCTAGATGGAAGTTAGTGAACTACATCAGTATGTATCGCAATTGCGAGAATACATTGTGACGCTTGAGCGTCGTATAAAACAACTTGAACAACAAGTAAACCCACCAGAAACCGTAAACCTTGGAAATGGACGAAGCACGTTCACAAGCCATGGAGTGCGTAAGATGCTTGACGGGATGATAGGACGACACCGGAAAAATCCTGTAACTGGCGAGTGGGAAAAAATAAGTTAAGCGAGATAGACAACCTCGGTAAAAGTTGGATTAAAAAAGGAGGTATGGCCTCCATAGACTATGACTGTCACAAGTGATTGGAATGACTTTGGCCACCGAGAAATCGCTGACGCTAAAGAACTCCTATCGCACATCAAGAGTATTGACTCCTACGGTAAAGTAGAAGTTCAATTCAATACGATGAGCGGTAATGTATTTCTTGTTGATGAAGATTACCGAGTCTGGATGATGAATGGTGAAACTATTGAAGAATGGTATTACTGTCCTGAATGCGGACATGAAGGATTTATAGAAGATATGGAACATAGTGGCAATAACAACTGCTATATCTATCAGAAAGATATCGGATTGACCGAAGAGTGCGAAGAACACTATACAGAATTCCTCCCAAGTGAGGGCTGTGAAGATTGTAACGAACTCAAAGACGAAGGTATTACCTTCACAAGAGTAAACTAGTCGGGGGTTTAGGCCTCCTTAGAATGTCACAAGTAAGAATAGACATAACTCAAATTGTAGCCTTCTTAGAGTCGGCTGGTCCAGAAGCAGGTGGAACTGTTGTCTATGACCTAATTGCTGAGTTAAAAAGGTGCTATGAGTTGATAGACGAACTGGAAGAAAGACCTCGGGATGACGAAGTAGAAAACTATCCAGAACCTGATGAACGAACACCACCAAACACTACTAGGGCAGGGGCCGATTGGCCTTCAGGACCTAGAATGTAAATTGGCCTAATGGCCCTAGTATGTCAGATATTGTAAAATGTAAACAGTGCGGTAAGCACATGAGCAAATTCAATCTGAAAAAGAACGTCTGTAAGAGTTGTACTGAAAGAAATACAAACTACTGGGCGCAATTTAACACTGAGGAATGACCTCTTAGGATGCGAAACGCAGAACCACCAACTGAGCAGAACCCAGATGAGGACGACTGTCCCATATGTGGTCTGCCACTAAAATACCCTGCACTGTCAAGGTTTGACAACAAAACCTACGTTTGCGGTGATTGCGGACAATCAGAAGGAACTGGATTCCTATTCTCATTGTTTGATGACAAACAGCGTGAAATGCTACAAGACAGGCATTGGCAGGAACTATACGGACTAACCGATTGGCAAGCACATTGTATTGTGGTTGCTGCAATCAATGGTTCAGTCCTAGGCTATCGCAAGAAATCAAAAGAAGCCTTTGAGCAACTTCTAGAACTGAAAGAAGAAATTGCAGAAAAGACTGGTCTTGCTGATGCTAAAAAGGAAATGGAGGAAGAATGACCTCCCTAGGCATGGCCTATACATGTAAAATAAATGGTAAGACCTACAAAAGTATGGCACGGAAAAATTATTGGGGTGGAAATGAATTCACCTGCCGTGGCTGTAAAGGAAGATGGTACTTGCCTATAGGAAGTGAAGGTTGGAGAGCAAAAACCGCCTGCTACATCAACAAAATGGAGGATGAATAACCTCCCTAGATGCGAGTTAAAGACGCAATCAAACAGTTAGAACAGATGCCAGAAGATGATGAGATTATCTTTGCATTCTATGGAATGGAGTTCTTTGAAGATATAGAAGACAGTTTCGTATATCACGACGAGGATGCACCAATGACAAAGGATGAATGGAATATATTTGTTAAAGTAGTAGAAAGATGGATGGGTTGGGAACATACCTACGAATCAATTACAAACATGGCACTGATGTACTGGGATGAATACATAAGACCACAGGAATAACTTGTGGCATAACGTGGACTAGCAAGGCTAGTCGGGCTGTGTAAGGGCCCCTAGACATGGACTTTGAAACAGACGAAGAACTAGAAGAAGAAATGACGCATATTATGGAAAACATGATTATGCCTATGTTAGAAGGAACTGGTGAAGTTCCTATGACTGGGTTAATGTTCCCTGATATGGATAATCTTTCTGAGGATATTAAAGCAAGTATGCCAGATGATGCGCCTAAAGATAAGAAGGCGATGTTTATCGTGCCATCAATGGGTGCGCCAGACAAAGATGCATTTTATGCTATACTTTCTCATATAGCCCGTGATAACAAAGTAAGGAACACTATGTTCTTTTCTGACTCATGGCTATCTAAGAAACCTGTAGAAGATTTTGAATCGGGCGATTTAGTTATGCCTAGCGAAGACCCAGAACGGGTTGATGCATTGATGCTTCATTATGTCAATACCGACATTAACGGTATACTTTTGAAAAATGCAATGATGTGCCAAGAATACGAAAGTGTAGATGGCAAGATTATATACGGTGAGCGCAGTTGTACAATTACAGACAATACTACTGCAAAATCTGGCGACATGATTGGCGGCAGAATAACCGACGCACTATCAAATAACGACTGGGCTTGAGGCCCTTAGACATGGTTGAACTTAATGTTGAACTTTTGGCTGAAGAATTCGTCAAAGCAAAAGAAGCCGCCGCTATTGCAAAGAGGCAGGTTGAAGTTTTGAAGAAGCAACTCGGTCAAGTTATGGACTTGGAAAACAGTGACGACCTAAGTACTTGTGAATGGAAAATCCTACGCCAAGAAGAAGGCGGGGGCTCACGATTACTAAGTAAGGCAGAACTCCAAGAAAAGTACGGTAAAGTATGGATTGAAGAAAATTCAAAAGACGGTAAACCAAGAACCGCATTTTACGTACGAAAAAAGAAAACGGGTGAATAATCGCCCCTAGACATGGAAATTCATAATATGAATGAATGGGATTTACCTGTTGAAGTAATAATGCAGCGAATGAGCGAAGGCAAAGAAGAACTAGCAAAAAGTACTGGTGACTTGACTTTATTTCGTGACAGAAGATTCCGTATGGGCCAGTTTGGAATACAAACGAGTGGCTTTTACGAACAATATGGCTTGCCAGATTTACTTCTGAGTAATATCCCCTACCCATTAATAGAAATGACTGACGCACACGCAATGTATGTGGATATCATATCTACCTATATGTTTGTGAGAAGGGATGAAGTACCCTTCAAAGCAGGAATGAAAATACTTTGTGAAGGAAATGAATTTCTATTGCAAGAGTACATTGATGAAGATAATAACTTTGTTGTAGGCACTTTAGAACTAGTACCTACTCAAGACGAAGTTCCTTACTGTGCTTGTTGCGAAGCAAACGAATGTATAGAACAATAACTGGCCTAACGGCCCTAGTATGGACAAAATAATTTGCCCAAGGTGTGACCATTTCATTGCTATGAATGGAAACCCCGGAGATAGGTGGCTTTTAGAAGACCACGTAAAGAACCTATGTAACCCCGCAAAAAAGTATCAGCCTAAGTTCATTACCACCTGCTGTGGTAGTAAACATTGGTCTTCGGATGAAGACGGCTATAGATGCGACACGTGTTACGAAATAGGTTACGCAAGAAAATACTTCCTAAAGGAAAATCCCAACTGGAAGAAATAAAGGCCAAGTGGCCCTAGAAATGAGTGGTAATACATTCAGAGTTCCGTACTTAAACGGAAAGATAAGA